CGACATTTACTAATAACGCACCAGAAATTGTTCCTGTACAAAGTGCTATTCGTGGATACATTGACAAGCGTTTAGGTCTAGACCACGGTGGTGGCCCAATTGCTGCAAGTAACTTAGTTGGTCCCGGCTATATGGCGCTGAATGGTGCTCTAGCCATGAAGGGCAACATGAACCTTAACAGCTTTAAGATTATCAACTTGGCTCCGCCAGTTGATACTACTGATGCTGCTACTAAGTTATACGTTGACAATTTAGTTGGTCAACACGACGAACTATCAGAATTATTAGACGTTGGAGTGTTTACTCCTGTTAACGGCGACTTGGCTGCGTTTGTTGGCGGTAGCAAAGCAATGATTAGTGCAACAACTAGTGGAGATCTATCTTCAACTGTTACAATGGCTGCTCCTACAACATTAGCTGTTGCAATTAATAGTTTGTTAGCCGTTGATGTTTCAACTATTACAGTTGCCAACGCCAGCGGTTTCCCAAGTGGCCCAGGTTATATTAAAGTTGGTAACGAGATATTTGCTTACTCAACTGTAAACTATGGTGCTAATAGATTTGATGCTGTTACAAGATTGTCAACATTTGCCGACGGTCAATTTGGTAGCTCAACTGGCAATACTGCGTCATTACACTCAGTAGGTGCTACAGTTATTAGTTTAGATTCTGCACAGGTTAATTTCCAAATTAATCCAAACGTAATTGTTAACGCAGACGTAAATTCTAATGCTGGCATTTTACAAAGCAAGCTGGCAATGAACGCAGCAACTACAAGAGCAAATGCTACATCAATTACACAAGCTGATTTAGGTCTTGCAAGTTTTGACTCTGCTAACTTTGACATTACCGACGGCTGGGTTGGAATTAAGGCAGGAGGTGTTGCACTAACTGAAATTCAAAATATTGGTAACGGTAGTGTTTTAGCTAACTTCACCGGCGGATCAACATATCCGAGAGAAGTTACTGCTAGCGCTGTTTTAGATGCTGGTTTTAACTTGAAGTTTACAACCAATGCAGGTGCAGTTACTTACGGTGGAACAAGCGGTAGTGCTACAATTACAGCGGTTGCAACAGACGGAAGTCCGAACGCACTAGCCAAGTATGGCACAACTGGCGAACTAGATACTAAACAACTTAAAGTTGATGGATTTAAAACATTAGATACTGCATCTAACGTTCTTGAATTCTATGCTCCAGCAGGTTATAAGTTCTTAACTGCTAGCGGTTCGGGAATTGGTAACGCTGTTTCTAGCGCACTTGGAACATGGGACTTTACTGGCGGAACATTAAAAGCTACTACAGTTACAACAGGTAGCGCTGCTACTGCCGGAACTATTACAGGTCAGTATGCAGTTCAGTCTAGCAGCCAGATTGATTTTAGTTTAGGCACATTAAAGTCAACAACATTAACTGCTGGTGCTGCGTCAACAAACGCAACGTTAACTGGACAATGGTCATTAGCTGCTTCAAGTCAGTTTGACACAACTAGCGGAACGTTAAAGAGTTCAACACTGACAACTGGTAGTGTAAGCTCAACTGGAACCATTACAGGTGCATGGAGTTTAAGCACAACAAGTAGTTTAACATTAGGCACTGGATCAATTGATGCTAGAACTGGAACATTGTATAGCACTTCATTAAACGCAGGTTCAAGTAGCGCCACTGGAACTATCACAGGTAACTGGGGTATTAGTGGACAACTAACTGCTACTTACGGTGCTGACGTTGCTGAATGGTATAGTGCCGATAAAGAATACGAGCCAGGAACTGTTCTAGTATTTGGTGGGGAGAAAGAAGTAACTACAACTTCAACTATCAACGATACTAGACTTGCAGGTGTAGTAACAACTAACCCGGCATATGTCATGAACGGACAATATGCAGAAGGTGGAGCTTGTATTGCACTAGCCGGACGCATTCCATGTAAGGTATTAGGCCGAATTAAGAAAGGTGATATGCTAACAACATCAGGAATCCCAGGAGTTGCTGTTAAAGCACTTGATCCTAAGTTAGGCGCTATTCTTGGTAAAGCACTAGAAGATAAAGAAACAGGTGAAATATCTGTAATTGAAATTGCTGTTGGGAGAGCATAATGGCTAGACAAATTATTAACATTGGTAGATCTGCAAACGATAAAACAGGTGACCCGTTAAGGGTTGCCTTTCGGAAAGTAAATGAAAACTTTGCTGAAATATATGCAGGAGGGTTTGGCGGCGGTGAACCGGGGGCAGACGGTGCAAGTGCATATGAAATAGCAGTTGCCAATGGATTTGTCGGTAATGAAGTTGCATGGCTAGAAAGCCTAGTTGGGGCCACAGGTTCCGTTGGACCTACAGGGCCCGCAGGTGCTACAGGGGCAACTGGCGCTACAGGAGCAAAAGGCGACAAGGGCGATACAGGGGCAACTGGCGCTACAGGAGCAACTGGACCTACAGGTGCTACAGGGGCAAAGGGCGACACTGGAAATTCTTTTAGAATAATTGGAACATACAGTGATGGCAGATATACAAACGGGCCGTTTGGAACTGTAGCAGGACGAGCAGGCGATGCAATATTATATACAAATCCACCTGGGGACTTAGCGGTATGGGATACTGATACAAGTCTTTGGGTAGTTCAAGGTAATATATTAGGACCACAAGGCGCTACCGGACCACAGGGCGCCACAGGTGCTACCGGACCTACGGGGGCAACTGGACCACAAGGCGCCACAGGGGCAACTGGACCTACAGGTGCTACCGGACCTGCTGGAGCAGACGGGGCCACTGGACCTACAGGGGCAACTGGACCACAGGGCGCTACCGGACCACAAGGCGCTACAGGACCGGCAGGGGCACAAGGAACTCCCGGAGCAAAGGGCGACAAAGGAGACACTGGTGCTCAAGGTGTAAGTGTTACACTACAAGGAACAAAGGCAACTATTGCCGATTTACCGGCAGCACCTGTTGATTGGAATACATTTGCCGGACACGGTTGGATTGTTACCACAGGTGACGGCCTAACACACTTAGATGGTAGCTTATGGTTCTGGAACTTAACAACGGGCGAGTGGAATGACGTTGGTCCAATTGTTGGGCCGCAAGGTGATGCTGGTCCGCAAGGACCTGCCGGCGCAACTGGTGCTACAGGACCACAGGGCGCTACAGGTGCCACGGGGCCAGCTGGTGCAGATGGTGCTACAGGTGCCACGGGGGCTACAGGACCAGCAGGACCAACTGGAGCTACGGGACCTAAAGGGGATAAAGGCGATACTGGTGATACAGGACCAGCTGGTCCGACTGGGGCTACTGGACCTGCAGGGGCAGATGGTGCTACTGGTGCTACTGGGCCGAAGGGAGACAAAGGCGATACTGGTGATACAGGACCAGCCGGGGCAGATGGAATTTCAGCGGTATTTAATTTCCAAGGGGCATGGAACGACACCACGCAGTATGTAAAAAATGACGTTGTTACATACGCAGGATCAAGTTATGTTGCTACATCAACAACTATAGCTGCTGGTCCAAACACGCCTGACGCAAATCCCGGAGACTGGCAAGTAGTTGCTGAAAAAGGTGCAGCTGGTAATGATGCTAATACTGGTAATTTTACATTTTCTGGAGACACATTAACTGCTCCTAACAACGCATCTATAACTACTGCCGGCGGCCCAATTGATATTCGTGTTCCAACAAATGCTTTTGATCCTAATCCAGGAGATGTTCTATCAGGCGGACTTTATGTAAGCGGCTCACAAGTTACTTTATCATACAGTATAGCAAACCCATATGGTCCGGGCGGCCTACCTACATTTAAACAGTGGGACTTTCATCCTATAAGTGGCGAGTTCCAGATGCCCGGCGGCATTAGATTCCCAGACGATACTGTTCAGAATAGTGCATTTAAAGGGTGGACTATCGATGCTTCAAATCATCTAAATCCAATAACAGACAACTTACAAGACATCGGAACCCCAACTGCTCGTGTGCGTCACATTTATGTAGGTCCAGGTTCTGTTACCATTGGTGACTCTGTTATTAGTGAATCTACTACAGGTAAACTAGTATTGCCAGGTGTTACTCGTGCTACTGCACTATTTGCTAACGAAGTTGAAGATACCGGCGACCAAACATTTCAGTTTCTAGGATTACCGCGTCTTTTAGATAACACTGAGTTCTTAAATAGAAATGGACAATATGTTCCATCAGGAAATTATGTGGCCGCAGTATATGAAGCAGATTCATTAGATAACGATGGCTACATCGACGGCATTAGTGTAGTTTCCGGCGGCACATTTAATCAAACTGAAGCTGATAGTGCTCGTAATAATCAAATGTGGGCAAGCACTAATCCAAACGCATTTACTACCTGGAACGCAAACGACTGGTTCCAAATTCCATTTATTGTTCGTTCTAAAGCAAACGATGTTGAATATGAGTTCAACACAGGAGGTGGTGGTGGAGCAAGTAACTTATCAGAACTAGGCGATGTTGAAATTAGTGACCCCGCTGACGGGGAAGCACTAGTATGGGACGCTAACAGCGAAGCTTGGCGAAATCAAAGCCTAGGAAGTATTGCGGTTGATTTAAGCAATTATCAAGACACTACAAATGGAATTAGATTAGAAACTACTGTTGACTTTACAATTCTAACAGATGGTGTAACTGGTATTGACAGTAGTGAAAATACATTAGAACTATATTCTAATAATTCTCGCATTATATGGAATGGCACTGATTTTAAATTGCCATCCGGTTCCGACATTACACGCGACGACGGTAATGGTAATTTTGTTAGTGTGCTAGGCGGAGGAGGCAATGCCAACACAGCTAACTTCCAGTTCACTACAGGCAATATCGGTTACACAGGACAAGCAGAAGCGAGCTTTGGTAATATAAAAGCTAACCTAACACTTAACGATAGCTATCCTAGTCTAAAGCTACAGGCTAACAGCACAAGAACTGCTAGTTTTAGTTCGCCTGCTTGGGCTGAAGCTGTTTGGTCTGATCAAAACGGTGGTGAGATTCAATTAGCTGGCATAGGCCCAGAATTACAAACTTGGGTCGAAGGACTAAGTCAATATGCTCGCGTGTATATCAATATTGACGGATTTACTACATCTTATAGCGGTGTCGGATACGGTGGCGGCAATGCTACTATATCTACATATGATGCACCTGAAAATGGTGATCAAGTCATTAGTGATCTCAGTTTTTCAGCAGAGTTTGAAAACAGATTAGTATTTGACGCAGACGAAGATGAATACGGAATCCGTTTAGCCGGTGATGATTTTAATATTCAAACTGGTGACAAGCGTTTTACATTTAGTTCTAACGGTGCTTTTAGATTACCGGCAGGCGGTGACATTTTAGACAGCAATGGTCAATCAGTGTTAGGCAGCGGTGGCGGAGTTGCTGGATTAACAGGCGATACTAGTTTTACCCCGGCAGCTGAAGGCGACTTAAAATACTCACTGGATATCAATGGAGATATCAGACTACGCACATATCAACCAGGTTCTGGTGCAGAAGACTTTGGTCCTGGTATAGTATTAGGTGAGGCCGGAAATAGACATCGTAGTGGTGTAGTTGCTATTGGTATAGACGATGTTGGCTACAACTCTAAGGCAAAGGGTGTGTATATTGGTTATGCCGCAGGTTGGAACGATACAGAAGATCCACAAGGCGAAAACGCTATTGCTATCGGTGCTAAGGCCGCATATACATTTGCCTATGACAGAACTATTACACTAAATGCTACCGGAGAAAACTTAGACCCAGAGCAAGAAGATAGTCTATATATCAAACCTATCCGTGAAGAACAATACGACGATATTGCGCTTTATTATAATCCAACATCCGGTGAAGTAACTTATTCTGCTAACACCGGCGGTTCAGGTGTAATTATTAGTGAAACTGCTCCAGAGTCTGGAAAACTATGGTTTAATTCACAAGAAGCTCGTATGTATGTTAAGTATAACGAGCAGTGGGTTGATGCTAGTCCAACAGTTTTACCACCGCCAGATACTAACCCCACTCTAGAATCAGTAACATTTAACGATAATACGGTGCAGACAACTGCCTGGAAAGGCACATTTAGTTACAACGACCTAACAGATAAGCCTATTACTAGCCTATTTGTAGGCGGTGGTAGCGCGGCTACATGGCTGACAGCAGAATAAGGTAAATATGATTATGGCGATAACATTTCCCACAGATCCAGCTCTAGGGCAGGAATTTTTAGCAGACAACGGTGTTACATACAATTGGATGGGCACCTATTGGTCTAACGCTGTTCCTACAGCGGCGGGCACAGCATTTTATACAGCAGTTGGCGGTTCGGCTGCTACAGAAACATTTAACAACACCCTAGACGGTGGACACGCATAAGGATGAAAAATGACAACTAGAATTAAACTACGCAGAGATACAGCCGCTAACTGGCTATCAGCAAATCCAATCTTGGCCGCAGGTGAACCAGGTCTAGAAACAGACACTGGCAAGATCAAATACGGTGACGGTGTAACAGCCTATAGCTTACTACCACATGCCGGCGGTGATTTGCTATCCAACGATGCTGCTATTACAGTTCAAGCAGGCGATGCTACTAAGTGGTTAGCTGAGATGGCCCGCACTGAAGACTGGCAGGGCAACTCTTATCAGGGCATTACTGCTAATTGTGCGATCTATGACAATGCGGGCAATATTATCGTCGTAGGGGGCATCGACCAATCTGTTGTCACAAACTTGTTTGTGGCCAAATATACCCCAGCAGGCGTTTGTGTATGGAAAAAATCATTCGTTGAAATATCCAATAATATTCAAGTCTATTTAGAAAATGGTATTGCTATTGACAGCAACGACAACATTATCATCAGTTTTGCATACAACGCACCCGGTTTTAGCTTACTCAAGATTGACGCCGATGGCAATTCCGTATGGGAAAGAAACTATGCCAGCAATGAGCCTTCTACTGTAATCTCGGGTATCGCGGTTGATAGCAATGACCACATTTTTATGACCACATGGGTGGCAAACGAAAATGGTAGAATAGGTATTACTAAAATCAATAACACTACAGGTTCTATAATTTGGAGTAAATTCCTAGGTAACCTGGGAGTTAAATGGGCAGAAGCAGCCGGTTGTGCTGTTGATTATCTAGGCAACGTTATTATCTGTGGTTATCAAGAAACTGTTAATGAGCAGGCTTCAGCAGATATTGTTGTGGCCAAGATTGACAATGATGGCAACTTAGTATGGAAGAAGACGGCTATAATGCCTGATTCAGCAAAAGATCTCAAATATGTCAATCCATCCAACGTTCAAACAGACGCACTGGGCAACATCTACATCACTGGTAACTATACTGTTGAAAGTCCAGCACAAGATAGTTTTGGACAATTCAAGATAACCTCAGCAGTTTATGTGGCTAAACTAAACACCGCTGGCGTAGTTCAATGGGCTCGCCGCGCTGGGCCAGGCCCTTGCGATTGGACTGGTTTAAGTGTCACAGTAGGCGCAGATGGCGACCTATACCTGTCAGCCGCTACGATTACTCGCGCATGGGGCGAAGGTGCTCTAGGTGATAATAAAAACTACGAAAAGGGTGACTACGAGCACAACCTAGTTATTGCTCGTTACACAAGCGCAACAGGTGATGTAGTATGGCAAAAGTATTTTAACAACGAACACAAACAGATCTTTGCAGGTGGAAATGGTGAATTTGGTGCTGCAGGCAATCGCAGTATTGACATTATAGATGACAAGTTTGTGATCTGCGGTGCTAGTCAGGCAGCAGAAGACACCGGCAATAATCGTCAATCAAATAGTTTCAGCACAGCATGGGTAGCGCAGTTGAGCACAGAAAGTGGTGTTGATTTTGACCTAGGCGGGTTTAGCTTTGTAGACAGCCGTGTGCCAGGTAAGAAGATCAACATGACTACTACTGCCAACACAGATCTAAGTTTAAGCAACGGCGACTTTACTGTTGCCGATGGTAGCGACGTCAACGAAATGATCGAAGCTCCGATCTCAACTCGCACAATCCGTAGTAAGTCACACACTTGGACCTTTGACAGTGAAGGCACATTAAAGGCTCCTGCAGAAGGCAACATTGTCCTAGATCAAACAGAACTAGGCTATGTGAATTTTATTGGATATGAATATAACGATGAAAGCGATATTTGGCTACAGTCAGTGGTAGCCGACGCAGATGGCTATACTTATGCTGTCGGTGCTGACTCATGGAATACACGCAGAACTACAATCTACAAGTTTGATCCTACAGGTAAGACTGTATGGGCCGTTCAACTACACTCAGGTAGTGGTGCCCAGTTTGATCTCAATAAAGACAACGGTGTATATACCATCACTAACCTGTCCAACAGTGGTAATCACTACAAGGTAGGCGATACAGTTCGTATTTCGGGAGGGGACCTTAACGGTTCTAGCCCAGAGAACGATCTAGTTATTGAAGTTCTAACTGTGGATAATTTCTTTGGCAATATTCAAACTTATGAAATTCAAAGCGGTGTAGCAAGTGCAGGTTATAGCGACTTCTATAACCAACAAGACTACAACGATGACGGCGAAAGCAGACCAAGTTCAATCACCATTGATCCAGCAACTGGTAATCTAGTGATCGTTGGTGAACAGTATGTGTGGGACGGCGGCAATACTAGCGTGATCACAGTGATGGTAGACAGTGAAAGCGGTGCCGTGCTTAATACCAGCGAACTACACTATGCTGGTCGAGATATGTATCCGTATGATGTTCAGGTCAACTCAGCAGGATCACCGGCTATTGTTGGACAAAGTTATGGTGAAATAAAGAATATAGCTTCTATTGATCCAGAATCTTCAAGCAGTCTAGGATACATGATTGTAGGCAAAGAATCTATCACCACTGCTGAAGGTAATACCGCAGGCGTATATCCGGGCCACCTTGACAATGGCAGTGATTGGTATGTAACTGGCACAGGTATTACAGGTCGTGCTTATATTCAAGGCAAGAACAAATACTATAATATTCCAATGACTGTGACAGTAGGTCAGGGAACTCCTACATTTGATATTACAGGCAGTGGCGGTAGTTATACTAACCCTGTTGTAACTAATGGTGGAACAGGTGGATACCTAGTTGGACACAGATTAAAGATCTTAGGTTCGACCCTGTTTGGTGTTGATGGCACAAACGATGCCATACTAGAAGTGTCGAGTGTAGATGCCGGCGTTATTACTGGTGTAACTGTTGTTAGTGGAACATCAGCCGGTGATGCAGCTTATGTGAATGTGACAGCAACTAACTACCAAACAGGTAGTGGTGGCACAGTTACTCTGAATTTTGACGCAGAAACTGGCCAACTCTATGGCTATGACCTAACTACCAACGGTGACAACTATACATACGGTGACATACTAACAGTTGCGGGCACCGCATTTGCTGGTGGAACAAGCCCAGCAAACGATATCACATTGAGTGTGAATTGGACCAGCTATGGTGGCGCGGGCACACGCGGCCCTATTCAAGGTCTTGCATTGGGCAATGCCCCTGCTATCAGCACAGAGTGGCTAAGCATGGAGATTCAAGGTTACTCATCAACTGACTTTACTGGAGCTGGCACATGGACATTGAGCCAAGGCCTACAAGGTGAAGCGTTTATTTGGACTCCTGAGTTCCAGAAGGTATTTGGCGGATTCAACAACGACTGGTTTACAGCAGTTGCTTGGCAAGGCACTAACACAATCTTTGCCGGCGGAACATCATGGAACTACAGTGACGAAAGAGATGAACCCCTGATTGTTAAAATGGCAGCAGATGGCACAGTGGCTTGGAAGAAGAAACTAGTCCATGCTGATTATGCCGGTAACAATTTCAACGTTCGTCACATTGCCGCTGATGCCAACGGTGTGGTAGTCATTGGTCAGTGCTATGATACTGACATCAACGCCGATCCAGCAATCATGTTCAAGTTAGACAACGCAGGGGACATAGTATGGCACAAACATATTCGCATGTGGGATAGTAGTCCAAATGACATTACCCTAGCTATTGATCCAGCTACGGGCGATATCCTTACTGCTATCAGTGCTTATAACAACTCAGTTGATTGGAACATTATCTATCTAAACAAGTTCGATCAAGATGGCAACATCTTGTGGAAGAGAAAACTTTACTCAGCGGGCGGCGATGGTTTTAACGAAGATAATGGTAATCGATCCCTACATATCGCAGGCGACAGTTTCTACTTAGCAGGCGACACATATTGGATGATGGACTATGCTCAAAACGCATTTGCGGCTCGCTTGCCATTGGATGGCACCGGCATTGGTGAATGGGGCATTTGGTCATACGAAGAAAACGATGACAACAATGTTAGAACCTATGACAAACTAGGTGAAACTACAACTTCTAACTCAGGTGTAGAAGTTCAAGTTAGCACTAGCATTTCAACTGAGAATACTCGCTACTTCTATACTGATTGGCCGGTTGATCCATTCCCAGTCATTAATCAAGTAGTTCGTGACGAAAAGGGTGGGGCTATTGTATTCCCAGATGGCACACGACAAACAACTAGTGCGGCCATTAGCCAACAGGTCAAGATAGGTCGTGAATACACTATTACTCCTAATGACAGCGGAGCACATATCTTTATTGATCCGTCACACAGTGATGGCAATGCTTATGTGTATATTCCATATTGGGAGTTTGTCAAACTGCCAGTGGGCTTTAAGTTTACCATTATCAACGCTAGCAATAACAACTGCTACATTCAAATTCAGGGTGGACCTAATTCTACTGGTCAAATTTACGGTAATAGTAGTCGTGGCCAAGGCTCATACGAAGAATGGTATATCCAAGGCAGTGGCGGATACGCTAACTCAGTTGATTTAATCAAGGTTAGAGAAGGCTTCAATGATACTTGGCTCAATGAAGGCGATATGTGGGTCATCCGCGGTGAGAGCGGTCCTAACGGTGACTACTACTGGTCTAACTGGTAATCAACATGGCTTATAGATTATTAGAATCATTAGGCCCACAAGGCGATAAAGGCGATCCCGGACCGAGAGGTCCGCAAGGAGAACAAGGGCCGCAAGGCCCTGTTGGTCCACAGGGTGAGCGCGGAGAAAAAGGCGACCGTGGGGATCAAGGTCCTCCCGGTGAAGTTATCACAGTAGAAGGTAAAGTTGTAACTGGTCCACAAGGAGTGCAAGGTGAACGAGGCGAACAAGGTCCTGCTGGTCAGGACGGCAAAGATGGTAAAGATGGTGCCGACGGACGAGATGGGCTTCCAGGCCGAGACGGTGTCGATGGCAAAGACGGACTTCCAGGAGAAATGGGTCCGCAAGGCCCAGCCGGAGTTCAAGGCCCTAAAGGTGAAACAGGTGCTCAAGGTCCCGCAGGACCAGCTGGTAAAGATGGTAGTATCGGCCCCGCAGGTCCGCAAGGTCCGGCAGGACCCGGTCCTGTAGCATACAAAGGTGTATGCGTAGACGACGGTGTTCCAGTGCAATTAGACAACATCATAGTTCAAATGTCAACCAGCGGCAGTCGTAGTTTACAGTTTAAAGTTGCAACCGGCACATTAAATGTTAGAATTTCAGGAGAGATTTACTGGTCTAACGGTAACTGGGCAGGTAACTATGGTGCTAGCTATTGGAACGGTGATACCCTGAACACTAATTGGCAACAGATATTTGGCTGGAGTTTTCCATGGGAAGGCGACAAAGCAACTTATCATGTAATAGATAGGTCTAACAAACGTTTGTATAGAATTACTCTAATCATTGGCGGTGGCTACAAAAACAACTTCATCGTAATGGAACGATTAGTTTAACGGTAAATACACTAAAGAGAATATAACATGGCATTTACAATACCAACAGAACTGCAATTAAACCTAGGTAGCTATCCCAATGACGGCACGGGTGACGATTTATATACTGCTTTTACTAAAGTAAAAGGTAGCATTGATCTAATCAGCGGAGGTATTGATGCAGTTACAGGTCAAAACTTAGGACTAGGAACTAAAATCTATGTCGACAATACGTCAAATGTATTGCAATTTAAGACATTAACTAGTAACAATTTAACAATTACTAATACAACAAATACAGTAAACATTGAAGGGTTGGGCGAATTAGCTGACGATACTAGCCCGAGACTCGGCGGAACACTAAGTTTAAACACTCATGGTATTACCGGAACAGGTAGTATTATTATTACAGGTAATATAGATACACTCGCTGGAACATATAATGGTGTTAATATCCAAGAATTACGAGATATTGTTTATGCAGGAAGTGGAAGCGGTGGGGATGTAGACTTTGGCACATTTGATACGCCGCGGCCCGGTGATACAGATTTCGGGTCATTCTAAGAATTCAGGAGATATAAATGGCATTAAGATTAAGACGCGGGACAGAGGCTCAACGAGCAGTAATTAGACCGCTTGAAGGTGAATTAATATACACAACTGATACTAAAAGGTTATATGTAGGTGATAGTCTCGACGGTGTTACTGGAACATTAGGCGGCAATGGAGTAAGTGCTCCTGTGACTAGCGTAAACGCAAAAGTAGGTGCAGTTACTTTAACCAGTGATGATATTCCGCAAGGCACTGAGAATTTCTTCTATTCAGATAACAAGGCATTAGACGCAGTTGGTGCAATGTTTCAAGCAGGAAGTCATACTAATATATCGTTTTCTTACAATTCAACTACTAACACTATCTCAGCAGTTAGCGCCGGTGCATATACAAACAATGATGCGCTAGATGCAGTTGGTGCTGCACTATTAGCCAGCAACGCTTCAAATACAGGAATTACATTTACATATAATTCTACAACTAATGCAATTACCGCAGCCGTTAGTGGAGCAGGAACAGTTAGTTCAGGAAATGCAACTAGACTAACATATTATGCTGCAACTGGAACGACAGTTGGTCCAACTGACAGTTTAACATGGAATGATTCTTCAAATATTTTAAAAGTCTACAATGGAACATTCACGGTTACTGCTGACGGTAATAGTGGCAGAGATATATTACAGTTAACAACTGCTGCTAACAGCGCAGCTGATAACCAATTAACTTTTAGAAAGTCAAGGGGAACTGAGGCTTCTCCAACAATTATTCAAACAGGCGACGGATTGGGAACAATTCAGTGGTTAGGTTATACTGGGGTAGGAAACACTCCAGCATTTCAGATTGTGGCTGGCGCAGTTGGTAGTATTGTTCCAAGCGTTACTACAACTGGCGCAAGCGGTGACGGCACAACTGCAACATTAACGTTTGCCACACAAGCCTCGGCACCTTATGCCAACGGTAGCACAATTACAGTATCGGGTGTTACTCCATCTGGCTACAACGGATCATATGTTGTTACAAATTGCACAACATCAACTGTTTCATACTTGAACACTACTACTGGCTCACAAACTGTAGCTGGTAAGATCGATGGAGTTGTAAGAGGACTTGTTACTTTCAATACCCCAGATTCAAGCGGAATACTAAGACCGCAATTCAGATTCCACCCAGACGGAACTGCATACATTGGCCCGTTTAACAACTTTGACAATGCGACAGGACAGTTACGAGTTACTCAACAAGAATCGTCAGGTAGCGGAAACGCAACTGTAGCTTTTAGAAATTACTTCAGTGACGCCAATGGCTCGAACATGAGTATGGTAAAGGCGCGAGGAACATTCTTAAATCCTGTTATTGTTCAAACAGGGGACGTAGTAGGAACTATTAATGCATTTGCGTTCGACGGCACCAATGTTAACTCAAGAGCTGCCGGTATTTCGTTTACTGTGGATGCTAGTCCAAGCACTGGAAAAATTCCAGGTGCTATTACATTGCGAGTAGCAAATTTAAACGGTGCATTTGCAACAGTATTAAAAGTTGCTAACCCAACTACTACATCATCAGGTGCTGTAACTGTTACTGGTAGTCTTACAGCAACAGGAGCAATTTCATCTTCCGGAGCAATTACTGCAACGGGTAGTGTAACTGCTAGCGAATATATTACTACAGGTAGCGGTGCAGGAACTGTTACTTCTCCAACTACTTTAGATCTATCGGCGCCCGTTGCTGTAAGAGTAATTGGTGGCGGCACATTTAGATTACCGCTATTAAATTCAACTGAGCAAACTGCACTTTCAGCAGTTAACGGCGATATGATTTATAACACTACATTAAACAAAGTCCAGGCATATCAAAATGGTTTCTGGATTAACTTAGATGGAACTGTATAATGAAAGAATATATTGTCAGCCTCAACGCAGGTGTTGATTACGATGCCTTCTGGAATGAAATAGAAAATGTAAGCGACACAGACTCATTTGTTCCAGGGCGCGGCGTCGAAATTGTTAACGAACGTCCTGGAAGTTTAAGAAGCTGCCATTACGCACTAACTGATGAGGAAGCAGCTACTTTAAGAAATGATCCTAGGGTATTTTCAGTTGAAATCCCACCCGATCAACGAGAAGACATTCAAATTAGTTTAACTGCAACACAATCAGGTATTTTTGATAAGTCTGGAGCTATTACTAATCCTGCAATCCTTAACTGGGGGTTGTTTAGGAACAACGCAGACACTAACGTAATGGGTAGCAATACTTCGGTTACAAGTGGTTATAATTATATACTTGACGGAACAGGTGTAGACGTTGTTATTCAAGATAGCGGAATTCAGGCAGATCATCCAGATTTTAATGACGCAAATGGGGTAAGTCGTGTTCAGCAAATCAATTGGTATAGTGCTAGCGGACTTCCTGGCACACAATCAGTAAATCATTATAGAGACTATCACGGCCATGGAACACACGTTGCAGGAATTGCAGCAGGTAAGACATACGGGTGGGCAAAGAATTCTAGAATATATTCTGTAAAAGTAAGCGGTTTAGAGGGTAGCGGAGATTCAGGAACAGGATTTAGTGTTAGTGACTGTTTTGATGTTATTAAACTATGGCACCGTAACAAAGCAGTTGACCCAACTACTGGTTACAAAAGACCAACTGTTGTTAACATGAGCTGGGGATATATTTCTACATTCTCTGGTATCACCGGAGGTAACTATAGAGGAACTCCTTGGACAGGTTCTACTAAAAATGCCAGCTACGGTATGATTGGAAACGGATTTGGATATTTTGGAACACGAGTTGGCTCAGTAGATTCTGACATTGCAGAATTAATTGCAGAAGGTGTTATTGTTTGTATTGCAGCTGGAAACTATTATCAAAAGATAGATGTATCCGGTGGGTTAGATTACGATAACTATTTTACAAACGGATTTGGAAATCAATACTACAACAGAGGCGGAAGTCCCACAGCGGACGGTGCTTTAATAGTTGGTAACATCGGGGCTAGTATTTTAAGCGGGTTAGAAGCTAAGGCATCATCAAGTGAGTCGGGGCCAAGGGTAGATGTGTATGCTGCTGGAACAAATATCATGAGCACCTGCTCAACTACAAATGCGTTCTCGGGCTACGTTACTAATTATCCTGCAAATACTTCTTATAAGATAATGAACATTAGTGGAACTAGCATGGCTAGTCCGCAAGTATGCGGAGTATGTGCATTGCTATTGCAGGTATATCCAACTGCAACTCCTGACAAAATTAAATCAATGATTATTAGTGATGCTGCAACAAATTTAATGTATTCAACAGGCTCTGACACCGATTATTCTAATTCAAGTAGTCTACACGGGTCACCTAACAGAACTTTAAAGAATAGATTTAATACTGCAAATAATGGCACTACATCGGGCGCGGTTACATTTACAAATACCGTATTGAGATAAACATGGCATTAAATGTTTGGACACAACCATCCGGATACACGTTCGGAACGTTCCAAGAACGTTTACAACGTAATTTGCCGTTGCCTGTTGATAACGTTCCGTCTGGAACAACATTTACAGTAATTTCTGGTTCGTTGCCCGCAGGACTTAGAGTTGAAAATCAATCTATTTTAGGAACGCCGGGCGAAGTTGCTAGGGAAACTACATATTCTTTTTGCATTAGAGCAAGCCATACTACGGGCATATCTGATAGAACTTTTAAAATTACAATAGTAGGGCCAGACGATCCTACTTTTATCACAGCAGCTGGGAATCTAAAAGTCAATAACAATGATCAATTGTATGTGCTAGATAGCTCATATGTAGATTACCAGATTGAGGCAATTGATGCAGACACCGCAGCGGGACAAATACTAAGTTATTTTATTGCCAGCGATGACGGCGAACTGCCGCCCGGTTTAATATTAACACAGGATGGTCGGATTACAGGATTTGTCCAACCTGCATTATCAATTAAGGTTGCTGACGGTGACGGTTCTTATGATAACACATATTACGATAACGTTGCTTACGACTTTGGTTATCGTCCAACGAACGGATACGATTCATACATCTACGATTTAGTCTACTACGACTTTGCATTACCAAACAAACCACCAAAGAAATTAAATCGCAACTATGAATTTATTGTCACTGTCACCGACGGTGACAGTATTGCAAAAAGAAAGTTTAGAATATTTGTTGTAGGAGACGACTACTTCCGTGCTGACAATATTGCGTTCCCCGTTAACTCAGGGTTGTTTACAGCCGATGTAAACTACTTACGTGCTCCTATATGGACTACTCCTGCTAATTTAGGAACTAGACGAGCTAACAATTACATTTCTTTTATATTAGACACATTCGATGCTGTTACAGCCGGGGTTATAATCTATAGCATGACCGAAGAAGAAATTGCTAAACTTCCCCCCGGAATGCAATTTGATCCAACTACTGCTGAAGTTTTTGGAACAGTTCCTTACCAACCTGCTATCACTAAGACTTATAGTTGGACTATAGTAGCTACAAGATACGGCACTAATGATGATGTTGTAACAACTGAAAGAACATTCTATGTAGACATCATTGGTGAAATTGACAGCGTTATCACCTGGAATACTGATAGTAATTTAGGTTCGATAGATGCTAATTTTATATCAACATTGAACCTATCAGCTACAACTACAGTCACAGATGCTATTGTTGTGTATACACTCCAGACAAGGTCATTACCAGTAACTGTTGAGATTAATCCCGAAACCTCTGGTGTTCAAACTACTGGATGCGGAGATTCAGCATTTAATAAAACACTAACTGTTAGCACAATAATCAACGGAAAAAACAGTTACGTATACGATACCTGGAACATTTCGTGGACAGGATATTACTGGACATTTAGACACACCGGTCAAGACGAATATTATAAATCGTTAGACGATGTAGAATTTCCATGGCAAGCAACTACATGGACGCCGGAACTAGGCGCAAGCGAAACTGTTCCAGTGTTTAGTCAACACGGTGGTTTGGCAGGTAACGGCACTGACACCACTTTAACATTTCCAGAACAGTTTGTTCCACCTTACGCTGTAGGATCAATGATAGCAGTAACTGGCATGAGTGTGCCGGCATACAACGGAACATATTCAGTTCTAAGTTGCACAACTACATCTGTTACATATAGAAATTCTACAAGGCTTCCTGCATTATCTGGGACCGTGAGTGTTGCTAACGGTGGTTTCCCTCCAGGGTTAACTTTAGACCTTAGCGGTGAAATTGTAGGCAAAGTAAATCAATATAATAACGAAGACGGTCCTGGATTAATTACTTTTGATTCGAATTTATCTACTGACTTCTTACTAGATGGCGGAACTACTACTGTTGATCGTTCATATACATTTGACGTTAAAGCAAGAGATCAATTTGGATTTAGTGCAAGTGTTAAAACATTTACTTTAAACGTAACTACCCCGAATAATAGATTATACAGTAACATTTCCATTAAGCCACTGTTAAAGTTAGACCAACGTGCAATATGGAAAAACTTCATTACTGATAGCACAGTATTCACTCCAACTAGTATCTATAGACCAAATGATCCAAACTTTGGAATTCAACGAGATTTGAAAGTTTTAATTTATGCAGGCATTGAGACTTCTGAGAGTGCGGCATATGTCGGAGCCATGGGGTTAAACCATAAACGCAAGACATTGCAGTTTGGTGAGATTGCTAAAGCAGTGGCAGTTATTCCAGGGACATACAATCAAGTATATGAAGTAGTTTACATAAAAATGATTGATCCGCTAGAACCCAGCGGAAGAGTTCTTCCGCAGAGACTTGAGCACCTTGGACGACAAACTGAGACTATAAAAATTGATAATAAAATAAACTTCTGGGATGTTCAACAAGATAGTTTAGAAGAAGATCGACCTTATGCTGAACGCCCTAGCATGAATATAAACATTAATAGCACTGGCTACGTAGTATCAGATCCTCAAGCAGCTACTTACTTTCCTAATAGTGTAACTAACTGGAAGCGTAGACTAAAAGGTGTAGGTGCGACCGAACGTAATTATTTGCCGCTTTGGATGCGTAGTATTCAACCTGGCGGTAAACAAGAATTAGACTTTCAACTTGCTTTGCCAATTTGCTATTGCAAAGTTGGCACAGCAGACGACATTATTTTAAACATTAAATATAGCGGATTTGACTTCAAATCCCTAGAATATACTGTAGACCGATACATAATTGATGCAGTAGACGGCTACGCACGAGATAAATATCTCGTATTCAGAAACGATAGGATAACAATATGAGCACTTTAAATTACGCAGCGATCGACGAAACTTACCCGGTAGCAGGGCAGGACAACAATAGCCAGGGCTTCCGTGGAAACTTTGCTGCCATTAAGAACGCTATTGCACAAGCAGAAGCAGATATTACTACTTTAGAAACTAATACTGCTAAGAAAAATGCAACTAATGATTTTAATGCTAACACTCTTACTAACGCAACTTATAATAAGTTCTACGGAGCAACTTATGTAATTCCTAACGGTGCTGCCACACAAGAAGTTAGCTTAGCCAATGGCCCTTTGCAAGCAGTTGGATTTAACGTCGACAATCGCGGAATTCAATTTACCAATTGGCCCGCATCTGGCAAGTATGCTAAGATTCGTGTTCACTTGTATAATACAAATACTTCATCAGATATTAACGTAACTGTTAAAACAAACAACAGCGGAGCAATGTATATTACTAGCGATATCGATGTAGACGGATCTAATATTCCAACATTTGTATTATCGCAAGACGGATCACCTGTTGTGATCGAAGCATGGACTTACACTGGCAGTGATTCTACACCAAAAGTATTTTTAAGAAAATTGGGTGAGTTCGCAGATGCATCCACTCGCTGATAGCTTATCAAATCTAAAAGATAACGAGTTAGAAAATAAAATACAAGAACTAACTCGTAAATACTTTATGACTTCGAACTACGAAGTTCAACACCAAATTACTATGCTGTTGGACTTGTATAAAGAAGAACTCGGCCAACGTCAGGCAAAGATGTGGCAAAATCAATTCGAAAAACGCAATAAAGATCTTGACAAATTAATCAATGTAAGCTAATATAGCTTAATGCGTCTAGACAAATACTCTAACCCAATCTTTAACGAACAGGATTTATTCGATGCCTTATATACTGGGCATCAATTTACTCCTCGCGACATTGTTTTTGTTGAGGAACGCAGTCCAGCAATTCTAAGTTTTGAAGAAACTACTGGGCATAGATTTTTTGAACCAATTGTGAGCCCAACGTTAACCGTTGAAAAACTCGACCAGGCATGGCACGAACAATGGAAAATGCCCGATGAGTATAAAACTCTAGACATAGAAGCGTGGATTATACAGCAATGCCCACCGTGGGATCCGGAAGCAACGAGAGTAGCAGAAGAATTAGCTGCTTTTAAAGAGCGCAATATGCTAGATCTACTACGCTGGCTCAAATATTTTGTAGATACAATGCGGGCTAATAACTTAGTTTGGGGTGTAGGACGTGGGTCCAGCGTAGCTAGCTATGTTTTATACTTAATTGGCGTTCATAAGATTAATAGCATCAAATATAATTTAGACTGGCAGGAATTCTTGAGATAAGTAATACTATAATCCAAGGAGATTAATATGGCAATGAAAGAACAACAACGCACAATTTACCGATCAATGCAGGGTAAGGAAGTTGACATGGCTAAACTAGCCTTACAAAACGAAAATACTGTAGCAGTAGGTAATGTTCGTGTAAATGCTCGCGGTGACGAATTAGGTCCCGGCGGCAAAATTATTAAGAAACGTGAAGATGTTTTAAAAGAATACTATCAGGACAATCCAACTGCTCCTAAAGAAGAAGTTGTGACTCGCAAAGAAGTAGCTATTCAAAATATGGATCCAGAAGGCAACGAATAATGAACGTAGTTAAAGGTAGAATAACCCCACTTCATGATAAAGTAATGGTAACTGACATGCACTTCGGTGCTCAAACTACTAAGAGTGGAATCTTTATTGCATCAGACGATGGAAAAAGTGAAGGTGTTAGACCTAGGTGGGGCAAAGTATGGGCGGTTGGCCCGGAACAGCATGATGTTAAAATCGGTGACTGGATCTATGTAGAACATGGTCGATGGACTCGTGGTATAACCGTCGAGGATGAAAATGGTAACGAGATTATCATTCGAATGGTTGATACTAACGCAATTATGCTAGTATCAGACGAAAACCCAGGTGAAGCTGCTTTCGGAATTGAAACCCATCGCGTTGAAAACAACTTTGACTTTAGTAAACCGTCTTTTTAATTAAAGACACTTTGAACAATAGAGCTCTTGACGAGCTCTATTCTTTTCTGTATAATACGAAGATGAAAACAGGATTTACTTGCTCTACGTTTGACCTTTTCCATGCAGGTCATATCATGATGCTCCGAGAAGCAAAAGAACAATGCGACTATCTAATTGTCGGCTTGCAAACAGACCCAACGATTGATCGTCCAGAAAAGAATAAGCCCATCCAAAGTGTGTTTGAAAGATTCATACAATTAAAGGCATGTGTATATGTTAACGAAGTAGTAGTGTATGCAACTGAAAAGGATCTAAGAGACATACTGCTGTCCTATCCTATTGATGTTAGAATACTAGGGGAAGAATACTACGAGAAAAAATTCACAGGCGATGATATCGAAATGGAATTTTATTTTAACAGCCGCAGACACAGTTTTTCAACTACTGAATTAAGACAGAGAGTTGTAGAAGCGGAGAATAACAAAAAATGATGTTTTGGAAACAGTCACCTAAGTTAGAACTACGCTGCTATACTGCAAGTCAAGAATTAATTGACTTGTTTCCTATTACCGAAGCCAGGCAGTCATTCCCAGAGTGGATTGAAAAAATTCCCCCAACTGTTAAATTAAATCCGCATCACGAAGTTGAAACATTAAGAGTATGCCCCGGAGTAAATGATTTTTACAAGCGGGGAGTAACATTACCGCTGTGGCAAGATCACAAAGTTGTTTGGGATCATGAAAAGTTAATAACTGTCACTACTCCTAGCGCACGACACAACGAAGTTTGGAACTCACACCCCGACTATCAATACCCGGGCGGTTTAAATGCTCAAGTAAATGTTAAACTAACTAGCCCTTGGTTTTTTGAAACTGACAAAATGGTTCCTTTTGTTATGGTTGATCCTGTTTGGCACAAGGTTGACCCCATGGCATACGTCATACCTCCGGGAAATATCGAATTTAGATATCAACGGTCAACTAATGTTATTATGTTCTTACCAAAGGTGGACACTCCTACTGAAATAACATTACGAGCAGGTCAACCAATTGTTAACTTTATTCCGCTAGATAATGTTAATATTAGTATTAAGCATATTGTAATGACCCCGGAAGAGTTTGCTAAACAACGCAGTTGGCAATGGACATTTGATAGATTATATTTGAGAACTAGAAGATTATTGGAGAAGAAGAATGGAAGTCCAACCTAAGGATACAAGCAAGGGACATTTTTATGTTAGCCTTGTTAAGAGTTTTTTACGCATCGCCGCAGGCGTTGCACTTTGCATTTACGGCTTGCCTATTGTAGGTGGGTTGTTTATTGCCGCAGAAGTATTAGGCGTAGTAGAGGAATTAGTATGAAAGAATTATGGGTAGAAAAATATCGTCCTAACACATTAGACGGCTATGTGTTTAAAGATGAACAACAAAAAGGCCAGATTGAAAACTGGATCAAGGACGGTAGCATACCGCACTTGCTGTTTAGCGGTAATGCCGGTGTAGGTAAGACTACACTTGCTAAGATCCTTATTAACAAGTTAGACATACAGGACACAGATGTGTTGTATGTAAACGGCTCTAAAGAAGGTCGAAAAGTTGAGTGGATTGATAAACTTATTGGGTTTTGTTCAACTATGCCGTTCGGTGAGTTTAAAGTAGTATTAGTTGATGAAGCTGACTATATGAACGTCAACTCTGTGCAGCCAGCTCTGCGTAACCTAATGGAAGAATATAGTTCAAGTGTTAGATTTATCCTAACTTGTAATTATCCTAATAAGATCATTCCTCCGCTACACAGTCGTTGCCAACGTCTGCATATCGAAAAAACTGACTTAACAGAATTTACAGCCCGTGTTGCCACTATTCTAGTCGAAGAAAACATCGAGTTTGATCTAGAAACATTGGATACTTATGTTAAAGGCACATATCCAGATCTGCGTAAGTGCATTAACAACTTGCAAATGAATAGCCTTGATGGTAAGTTAATTATTGCAGAAACGGCAGACGATAGCTCCGACTATCGTGTTGAAATGGTTCGTCTTTTTAAGGAAGGCAAAATTAGCGATGCTAGGAAACTTGTATGTAAGCAAGCTAGTCCTGAAGAGATGGATGATATCTATCGATGGCTATATGACAACATCGAAGTGTTCGGTGATGAAGCTAAACAAGATAAAGCAGTTTTGATTATCAAGCAAGGGCTTGTTGATCACACACTAGTTAGCGACCCGGAGATTAACTTGGCCGCTACTATGATTAGATTAGGAAACTTATAATGTGGTGGCCATTTAAGAAAAAAGAAAAACATCAACTATATTTTACATGCGATGAATGGGCTATTAGAAAGTATGCCCCTATTCAACCTGCTAAGAACTTCCTGCCGCCTGCTCTTAAAGAGATGGATACATTCTTAGTTCGTAAGAAACATCTGCTAGATAGTGTTAAAACTATTAGATCTTGTCCTGGAATCCTAGACTACTGCGGTGCAGGGTTTGTAATTCCAGCATGGTGCGACATTGAAATGATTCCTACACCGGATGGACAAAAAGTTAACGTAAGATATAGCCATCCCAAGTTTAAGCAAGGATTTCATCCACCTGCCGTTCTACAAAACTTTATGAATAACAAGTTTGGCGTTAGAATGACTGTTAAACTAGATAATCCCTGGTCAATGTGGGCGGCAGAAGATTACAGTCTAATGTATCTTCCTATGTATTACTACGACGACAAGCGCAACTGGGAAGCAATCCCCGGCTGGATCGACCACGACATTGGTGCTGTATCGAGTCCGTTAAACATTATGTTGAAAGAACCTATTCCAACATACATTAAGATGGGCGAGCCAATTGTGCAAATTGTCCCCATCAAGCGTGAAGCAATTACTGCCTACACAGGCGATCATAACGATGTCGCAACAAAGAGATACAACGGTCTCTCGTATCTACACGACATGTCTTTTAGCGGATGGATTAAGCACATGCGGGATAAGAAGTCTTATACTGTTGATGCACACGATACTGAATTACCCATTAAATGATTACAGGCCCGTAGGCCTGTAATCTATGACATTCTAAAATAAGGGCACCCGCCCTTATTTTTTATTGGTCTCCATAAACCGCTAACACCTCCTTCACGGCATTATGGCGTTCGATGTCTCTTGCGCTGAATTCAATACTATCAATGTATTTGAGCTTGCTAATATTTTGCATGAGTTGGCAAAATTCTGATAATCCGTTATTATCAAGCCGGTCAGCTTGATTTAAGTCACCAGTGACAACCATCTTGGAATTTTCCCCGAGTCTGGTTAATAGCATTTTCATTTGATTCGCAGTTGCGTTCTGCATTTCGTCTGCTATAATATAAGCATTTTTAAAAGTTCGGCCGCGCATATAAGCTAACGGACTAATTTCAATTACACCCTCTTCTAGCATCTTGGCAATGTCCCTTGCCTGATAATACTCTCCTAATACATCAAAAATAGGTCTAGTCCATGGTGCCATCTTTTCATTAAGCGTCCCTGGTAAGAATCCTAGATCTTCATCTACACTCACGGCGGGTCTTGTAACAATGATCTTGTCGACAATACCTTCCTGAAACAACTTGATTCCTGTTTGCACCGCAAGCAATGTTTTACCTGTGCCAGCTGGGCCGATAGCAAAAACAATGTTCTTGCTGTCATCTTGTAGCTTCTCTAGGTATTCTTTTTGCGTGGGGTTACGTGCATACAGGCTTACTCGCTGCTTTTTCTGTGGAAGATACGTATCGAAATCTATCACATTCACGTTCGAAGTAAAACGTTTTTTCACTCGGTTTTTACTCATTGTTGATTGTCTCCTACTTTGGGGAAAATAGGACGACTGTAGTGACCGCCCGATAACTACCGTTCGTCCTACATAGTATTTACAGTTCTACCCTAAAATCAATGTAATATACTATAAAAACACAACGGATAAATATTAGATAGAAAAGAGCCCTTCATTATGCACGATATTTTAGATGTAATTAAAAACGTTCAAGACATATACGAAAATAACACTAGCTTAGGCGTCTTAAAAGACTTTGAGCGTGTGCTAGACGAGATGGACGTATATGTATACACAAACTGGTTAGACGGTGAACTTGCTATAGGTCCTAAAGTTGAAAGACACTGGATTAGTTGCGGTTTCCTATGGCCTCGAGATAAGATGCCAGATCCAGCTGGCGGCCGTAGATTGCTAGAATTAGGATGCAAAATTACCTACGAAGAAACGCACTTAATTGAGCCCCGTAAGATACGCAAGCCAGATGATTTCCGTCCTGGAACTAAAAAAGGCAAACTTGATCATCAGCCTATGTGGCTTGTTACAATTAAAATGCCTAAGAAGCTAGCATTTGATGTATATAAGGGTTATATGGATAAAATGAAGGGCGAAGCAGAAGTAGCTGATGCAACTAAAGAATCTACCGATCAACCGATGGATACAGCGGCCACTGCACAGGCAGCGGGTCCAGCAGCGGGAGGCGCAGCACCGGCAGCACCTGCACCGGGTGGAGCACCAGCGGCACCGGCACCGGCAGCAGCATAAGGATAGACTATGGCATTAAGAGCTAACGACTTACAAGGTCTAGTCAAAAATATTTTTGAAATAGACTCATTTAAAAGTAAACTAGGCGATGACGACGAAATCGTCGTCCTTAGTTTTACAGTTGACTACGCAGATCCAGCACACGACCTTGAAAACTTTTTTGAAATGGGTTACGAATTTGTGCTAGATGCTGATGTTACGTCCGGGGAAATGGATGACGGAAACTACAAAGTGTTTGTAGAAATTGAACGTAATAGAAAAATTGCAGAACAAATTACTTCGCTACTCGAAGGTTTAGCAGAGCTTACTGGAATTGAAAGATTTAAATTTAGATACCATAAGAGTTTTAAGAGCTTTGAAGCTACAGAAGAAAACTTAGATTTGATAGTTCCTAAAAACGGATCAGAATATGAGATTTCAACTAGCCGTGATAAGTTGAATAATTTTACAAATTTCTTTAGCAATAGTTATTCAGACGAAGTAACAGTAAATGAAGATATTATTAGATTCCGTAGACACAATTCTGCACCATTAGAATTTAGAATTATTGATAACGGGAACAAATTTGAAATGTGGGATCTACTAGACGGTCCTATATTATTAGAAAGCAAAGCAATGGCCGAAGTTATGTTTTTAACAAAAACAATTGGTAACTATAACATAACAAAGGTCGGAAACAGATTTATTTTTGAGAACAGCAATTCAGCTGTGATATTGGAGAAACTATAATGGCAGACGGATTTGAATTTAACTTTACACAAGATAAGCTAGGACAAATTATTCCCGGCAATCCATACCTTGATCATTGGTATGAAGCCTTGTGTAAAATTTTACCTGACTATGATATTAACACAGTTCCACGAGTTGCTGCGTTTTTAGCGCAATGCGCTCACGAGTCGGGCGGATTTAAAGCATTAAAAGAAAATTTAAATTATCGTGCAGTAACACTACGTAAGGTATTTCCTAAATATTTTCCAGATGATGCTATTGCTAATGCATACGCACAAAAACCAGAGATGATTGCCAATCGCGTATATGGCGGACGTATGGGCAACGGTGACGAGGCATCCGGTGACGGTTTCCGTTACTGTGGCCGCGGTTTGATTCAGTTAACTGGTAAAAGCAATTATCAAGCATTTGCTGAATCGATTGAAACACCTGTTGAAGAGATTCCAGAATTTTTAGGAACGTTTGAAGGTGCTATCCAGTCTGCCTGCTGGTTCTGGGAAAGTAACAACTTAAATCAGTATGCAGACAACGGTGACATTCTAACAATGACAAAACGCATTAACGGCGGAACCATTGGTTTAGAAGATCGTAAAAAGCATTACGCACACGCAATGCACGTTCTAGAAGGTTAATATTATGAGCCAAGTCGGTTGGATGATCAGTCTTATTCCCGATAGTATTCTTATATTTGTTTACTATCTGCTGTTGTTTGCTGGCTTTGGTTTATACGTTGCTAGTAAGCTAATTAAATGGATTCCTCTAATGGCACAATACAAAGTGCCAGCTGAGTTAATCGGTGTTGTTCTTTTAGTAGTTGGCTCATACTTTTACGGTGGATACGGCGTTGAAATGTCTTGGAGAGATCGTGTCAAAGAATTAGAAGCTAAACTAAAGATAGCTGAAGAGCAAAGTCAAAAAGTTAACACCGTAATAGAAACAAAAGTAGTTACTAAAATTAAAGTAGTCAAGGAAAACGTTTATGTTAATAGAGAAATTATTAAAGAAGTTGCAGGTAAGCAGTTGGATGCTAGCTGTTCTTTGCCTAAGTCTACTGTCAGCTTGCACGACAGCGCCAGTCGTAATGAAGTGGCCGGACGTGCCGCCGCAACTGATGGAACCCCCAGCGAAGTTAAAGCCAGTCAACTCCTCGACACAGTAGTTCAAAATTACGGTGCTTGTCACGAAAATGCAGCCAAGTTAGAAGCGTGGCAAGAATGGTATCGTGAACAAAAGAAGATTTTTGAGAGCGTTAAATGATACTCCGAGAGTTGTGGACTGAAAAGAAGCCTTCTTCACAAGTTCCAGGGTCTGCAATAGTAGTAGACAAAACATATAAAGATGTTACTAGTCAGCCTGTTAATCAGGCTGCTAGACCTATGCCCAAGACAACCGCAAAAGCAGAGCCTGCCCCGTTTGTTCCGTCTACATTTAAAGATCAACTTATTAAAATTGCAAGAGCAAAGGGTATAGTAAAGACTTCAGACTTATCAAGTTTTTTAGGACAGTGCCAAGTAGAAACTAGTAACTGGGCCAAGGCTGCAGAGAGCTTTATGTATAGCGACCCTGTAAGAATTTATAAAGTTTTTACTAGTAACTTTCCGACCCCCAAACATGCAGAACCATATGTTGGTAATCAAGTAGCATTAGCAAATCGAGCATTAGCTAATAAAAACGGTAATGGTGACGAATCATCGGGCGACGGATGGAAGTATAGGGGTCGAGGATTTATTCATATCACCGGTCGAGAACTGTATGCAAAAGCAGGTGCGGCTGTTCATCCCGAAAATCCAAACATTTATATTGATAATCCAGAATTGCTATCGACAAATCCTAAAGAAGCAGCACTATCATCTATTTGGTATTTTAAAACTAAAGTAGGGTTAGGTAAAACAACTAAGCAGGCAACAAAAACAGTTAATCCTGCAGGCCTTAAGGGCAACGAACGTAACCAAGCTGCACAAGCAATAAAGCAGCAGTTAACTAAAAAACCACAGAAAAAAGTTAAATAAACACATAGCTTAGAAGGAGCGAGCAATGGCAAGTTTAGTAGAGTCAGTATTAAATTTAATAAACAAACAACCAAAAGATACAGATGCCCCAAAGGCACCTGTAGGATCACGTTCAGAGCGTGAAGCAAAATTAAAAGATAAAGCAGGTATGGTTATTTCTGTATTTGCATTGTTACTAGCAGTTAATGCATGGTATGGTGGTAAGTTAAGTTCAACAGTTCTTAACAATACACTAGGTGCTAATAACACATGGGCACAGTATCAAGCAAAGGCAGGTCGCGGCGTTAGTTATGAAATCGCAGCTAAGACAAATAGCGATCCAAAATTAAAAGCAGAGTTCATGGCTGAAAAAGAACGCATGGATAGCGATAAGAAAGAACTTGCTGAAAAAGCAAGAGCTATGGAGGCTGTCCGCGAAGAGGCTAAAAAGTCTAGCCCGTGGATCGGTTATGCTTCAACCGCATACCAATTAGCTATTGTTGTTCTATCAGCAAGTATTCTTGCAGTTAGTATGGCGATGTTTTGGGGAAGTTTTGCAGTAGCAGGTGTAGGAATACTATTAAGTCTTAATGGTCTATTCCTTTGGTTTTAATTAAACAGTCAGGAGCGAATACATGACAGATCAAGTAGTGATGAGCGAAAGCGAAAAGAAAAAAGAAGATTGGATGAACAGTAAATGGCGTCCAATGATGGGTTGGATGTATATGTTAGTGTGTATCACTGACTTTGTTCTATTCCCTGTATTGTGGAGTCTGTTACAAGCCGTTATGAAAGTTGGTCAGATTACACAATGGAACCCATTAACACTTCAAGGTGCAGGTTTATTCCACATCGCAATGGGTGCAGTTCTAGGATTAGCAGCATTTGGAAGAACACAAGAAAAGATTGCAGGAGCAAACAATGGCGGCATACAAGCACCAACAGCAGGATTTGCGAGCGGGTTTGCAGCACCTAGCGCACCTTCAACAGGATTCGCTGCACCAACAGGTGGCTTTGGTTCCCCAGCTCCAGCAGCAACACCATCACCGCTTGCAAGCGGATTTGGTGGTAGCGGATTCGGCGGAGCACCAATTACAGGTGGAACAAAACCAGCGCCAGTAATGGCCAGTAACGGTAAGTTAGGACCTGCACCGCAGGAAGATCCAGTTCTATAAGGAAACTAAAATGAAAAAACTATTAGCACTTTTAGCATTATGCGTAGCCAGCACAGCGTTTGCCGGTGGCGAAACTAAAGAAGTATGTAAGGACAAAACTGATAAAGCTGGCAAAGTTGTAAACGGTAAAGACGGAAAACCGCAACAAGTTTGTAAGAAAATCAAAGTCCATAAGAAAGTAGAAGGTGAAAAAGTTCCAGAAGGCACTAAGAAAAAGTAACCAAAAACTTGACAGGGTAAGCGTTAGATAGTATAATTACTATATGACCTTACCCTATTTTTACGACTATGAATGACCTATACCAAACACTTGGCGTAGACTCATCGGCTACGCAAGACGAAATTAAATCGGCCTACAGAAAATTGGCTATGAAGCATCACCCGGATAGAATGGGTGGCGATGATACAAAATTTAAAGAAATTCAAAATGCTTATGCAACACTAAGTGATACGCAAAAGAAAGCAGAATACGACCAAATGCGAATGGGCGGTGGACCGCAAATGCATTTTAGAACCGGTGGAGGTTTCCAAGATTTTGCTGATATCTTTGGACATGCGGGCCCGTTTGCACAACATCCATTTGGCGATATATTTGGGCATAGACGTGTCCAAAGAAACAGAGACCTTAACATTCAGTGTCAAATTACCCTAATGGATGCCTTTAATGGTAAACAGTTAGAAGCAAGCTATCAATTACCAAGCGGTCGTATGCAAACCGTTGTAATTAACGTTCCAGCAGGCATCGAACACGGTGCAACTATTAAGTATGCCGGATTAGGAGATGATACTCATCCTAGTTTACAGCGTGGCGATTTAAATGTTACTATACTTGTAATGCCCGATCGAAACTACAGACGTGAAGGCAATGATGTTATTTCAACATTAGAAATATCGCCAATTGAGGCAATGATCGGTTGTAGAAAACAAATTACAACGTTAGGTGGACAAGTCCTAAGCATCGACGTTCGTGCAGGGGTAGAAACAGGAACAGAGTATGCAGTTGGCGGGCATGGATTCAATGTTGTAAACAGCAACCTCCGTGGTAGATTCGTAGCCCAAATTAAGATCAAATCTACTGAAGTCCTTGATCCTTCAATTGTGGAAAAATTGAAACTAATTGATCACGAAATTAGTAGACAACGCTAACGGCTTAATGTATAATAGTATTAAACTTCATAGGAAACACAATGGTTGAACCAAGTGATAATTTACAAGCAGTATTTGAAAAAGCAATTGAAACTGCCAGACATCTTAAACACGAATACTTAACAATTGAGCATTTACTATTTGCAATGCTATGCGAAGATTCGTTTAGTAACTGTCTGCAAGGGTATGGTGTCGACCCGGAATACATTAAAAAGAATCTCGAGCATTATCTTAAAAATAAATGCGACGAGATTACAGTTAACGAAGTCGTAGTAAAACCTAAAAAAACACAAAGCGTTGAACGTGTGCTCAATCGTGCATTTACGCAAGTTCTATTCAACGGACGTCAACGTATCGAACCAAGCGATGTATTTTTATCAATGATCGGAGAAAAACGATCATGGGCATATTTCTATATCCAACAAGCAGGTGTTGACAAAGATAAATTTGCCGACTACCTTAATAACTCATCAGAATCACCAGACGAAGAAGATATGCCAGATGCCGCAGGAGAAAAAGCTCTTAGATCATTTACAAGCAATTTAAATGATGCAGTTAAAAAAGGAAAGATTGATCCTGTAATTGGTCGTATAGAAGAGCTAGAGAATATTTCCCTAGCATTAGGTAGAAGAAATAAAAATAACGTGATCCTAGTTGGTGATCCGGGTGTAGGTAAGACTGCTATAGCAGAAGGACTTGCCTATAATATCATTAAAGGTGCAGTCCCGGATTTCCTAAAGGACTATACAGTTTATAATCTAGACATTAGTGCAATGCTTGCTGGTAGTAAGTATCGCGGCGACTTTGAAGAACGTTTTAAGTTAGTTATTAAAACACTTCAAAAGAAAGGTAAGACTGTATTGTTTATCGACGAAGCACACATGATTAGTGGTGCAGGGTCGGCAAGTAACTCTGCCAATGACCTTGCTAACATGATGAAGCCTGCATTGTCGAAAGGCAACATTAAAGTAATTGCATCAACCACTTGGGAAGAATATCGCAAGCACTTTGAAAAGGATCGTGCATTGATGCGACGTTTCCAACGCATTACTGTTGACGAGCCTACGCAAGAGGTTACACTACAAATCCTTAAGGGTATTAAAAAGTATTACGAGCAACATCACAATGTTAAAATTAAAGATGATGCGCTCAGTGCAGCTATTAAATTGTCAGTAAGATATCAAGCCGATAAGAAGTTGCCAGATAAAGCTATCGACTTAATCGACCTTGCTTGCTCACGTTTTAATTTGAAACTTGCAGACGAACGTGTAATTGGAGAATCTGAAATTCAATACGAGCTTGCAAAGATGATTCAAATTCCTGAAGAAGTAGTTGCCGAGCAAGAAAGCGAAAACATTGCAACCCTTGAAACAAAGATTCAAGAAGAAGTCTACGGGCAAGATTCAGCAATTACTGAAGTTGTCGACAAAATTATTGTAGCTCGTGCCGGATTGAAGCCTGCTAACAAACCTGTTGGTAGCTTTGTATTCATGGGTCCAACAGGAACAGGTAAAACGGAAACTGCTAAAGCTATCTCTAAGCACCTTGGATCTAAGTTGCTACGATTTGATATGTCAGAATATCAAGAAAAGCATAGTATTAGTAAACTAATTGGTAGCCCTCCGGGTTATGTTGGTTTTGAAGATAACGCTGGACAGCTTATTACTCAAATTCAAGAGAATCCAAATGCGGTGTTGCTATTTGACGAAGTTGAAAAGTCGCATCCAGATGTTGCAACTGTATTACTACAGATGATGGATAATGGTTTTATTACTGGTAGCAATGGCAAACAAGCCGACTGCCGTAACTTGATCCTTATTCTTACTACTAATGCTGGCGCACAATCTGCTGAAAAGAATGCTATTGGCTTTGGGTCACAAGAAAAAGCCTACAGTGACGCAGATTTGAAAAAGTTCCTAACACCTGAATTCCGTAATCGTTTAGATGGCATCATTACCTTTAACAAGCTGGGCAAGCCAACTATGACTAAGATTGTTAATAAATTCTTAGACGAACTACGTGAACAAGTTAAAGAAAAAGCCATTCGTATCAAAGCTGACAAAGATGCAATCGAATGGCTGATTGAAAAAGGATTTGATAGCAAGATGGGCGCTCGCCCACTACAACGTGTTATCGACAAGGAAATTAAGCGTGATCTTGCTAAGATGATGCTGTTCGGGGACTTGAAGCAAGGGGGCTGGCTAACTATTAGCGTAGTCGACGACAAGCTGGTGTTGGTTGCAAAGCCAAAGACTCCAAAGGTTCCGCTATTAGTTTCAGAAGTAAAAGAAAATGCTAGTCAAGAAGACTAAAAGGCTATTTCACGGGAAATATCAATACAAAGCTGTATTGATAGTTCCTGCAGCCGCTTGGTTTAGAGGTTGTAATTTAGACCACGCAATCGAAAAGCTAATGTCGTTTAGCTTTTCAAATAAAAAGACATTTGACAACAAACTAAAGACGCCGGAAGATTTAGCCTACTGTGTTAAGCTAGCCAAGGCGCTTGATAAGTTAGAAAACTTTGAAATCCGTGTCGAAAGTCCACTTCTGAGTTTTTATACAAATAACAAAGCAGATGTTGACAAACTAGTTAAACTAGACGTCGATCGTGTAAAATATACAAGTGAACCCGAAGATTCTGCATCGTTAGTTGCAGGAACTATTATTCTTCCAAAGATTCCATTTGATTACCGAGTAACTATGGGGAGGACTCGTCAAAGTCACGATGCTTTTATTGAATGGGCAGCAGCTACAGATAAAGTAAAGCTAACTAGGAGTTGCGAGGATGCGCTAAGTCGCAATCATAGCTGGGGCGGCACATATTTCTATGTTAAAGGCGATAACAGCCTACTTATGGCCCGTATGATGCTTGGCGGAGGCATCAATAAAGTAGAAAAAATCATAAAATAATAACTGATTGCACGATTTGCTTACAAGATAAATACTCTAAGACATCGGCTTATTGTCAATTTATAGCGGGCAAAACATGCGTATCACAGAATTAGTAGAAAATATAGATTTAGAGCTAGATAAAAAAGACGGATTAGACTTCGATCTAGTTGACGATCTATTCTTTTATATGAATCACGACGATGACACTTATCGTCGCCACACGTATCCAAGCATTGTAAAATATAAAAAAGCAAGAACTAACGGTGACGATACTGATCATTTATTGTTTGGATCAGCTGTTACAAACGCATACAAGAAATACTGCGAAGAATTTAAAGAAAAGCGATTACCTGAAAAGTTACCGCGTGATGTTTTAAATAAAATTTGCCATAAGCTTCATACTGAAGAAGGCAACAATATAGACGACGGTGCTTATTAATGCGTTTAAGAGAACTTTTTTCCTTAATGGAAGCTAAGAAGGATGCAGGCAATGATGTCGGCATGGAAAAATACGGCCGTCCATTTAATCACCCAGAACATTTAGTCTTCTTTAAAGGCTCAGAGGGAACACTTGAAGCATTAAACCACTTTAAAGAAATTGCTGCTGAAAAAGCAGGCTCTACTAGCATCCGTCGTAAATGGGACGGCAATCCCCAAGTATACTGGGGTAGAGAAACAAAAGGTGGTCCACTAATCTTAGCAGGACACAATCAATGGAGCAGAGGTGTTAAAGCAACTAGCGCTGAACAAGTATACGACTTTATTGCAAATCAAAGTGGCAAACCTCCTAAGAACGTTGATGAGCAACGAGCTCGTCAAGCGTTTGCACAAAACTTTTCTAACCTATATCCACTATTTGATGCAGCTACGCCTAAAGACTTTGTAGGCTACGTCTATGCAGATAGTTTATACGGTGTTGATCCTAGCCTAAACAAAAAGTTAGGTGGTGCTAGTAAAGAATATCCTAAGGGCATATGGACGTTTTGTCCTAACCCTAATAGTAATACTTGTTATCACGTAGATGCAGCAAGTGAACTAGGTCAAAGAATTGCACAGGCTAAAGTTATGGTCGTCGGTCATGCAACCTTTGATACGTTTGGTGCACCAGATAGAGAACAACAACCCCTTGACGACTTCGAAATGTTTAATCAAACTCCTGGTTTGATTGTTCAAGGTCCAATCTATACAGATGAAGCCCCTGGCATAGATTTAACACCAGTTGACGAAATGATAAAATATGTCAATCAACACGGTGCTGCTATAGATGGATTTATGAGTAGTTTACCTGATCCTGATAAGAATGGTATTTTTTATCCATTCTTTAATAGCATGAGTGGTTCACACGCAAGAGGCGAAGCAGACTTTAATGCAATCTCAGGACATACATTTATGGACTGGATGACAAAGAAAGGTGTTAGTCCAAAGAAACAACAACATATTGTTGATATGATTCAGCAATACCCCGGCGGGTTAGATGCTATATTCTTTTTAATTAAAGGTATACGCAACATGAAGGATCAACTTGATGCTGCAATTAAACAGCAACCACGTAAGGAAATTTGGGATACTAACGGAGAAGGACACGTTCGTTATCCGCAGGCTCATCACAAATTTGGTGCAATGAAATTTGTTCCAACTACTTGGGCACCAGGAAGAAAAGAATGAAATTAAGACAATTATTCAACACTAGACAAAACGAATCAGTTGCATCGGCTGCAATCGGCGGTGCAATTGGAAGAGAAGTCGGTAAAGAAGCTGGTAAAGAAGCCGGGAAGGTTGCAGGTAAAGTTGCAGGTAAAGAAGCCGGCACAATGTCAAAGACAGTATCTAGGGCAAAAACTATAGCAGGGGCAGATACTCTTAGTAAAGAAAAAGAAAAAAATAGCACATCGATTGGTGTCTGCTTTGGTCGTTGGAATCCTCCCCACAAAGGGCATCGTGCTGCTTGGGAAATTGCAGCAAGGAATGATACATTCTATGTTGGCACTAATAAGAATACAGAAGGCCCGAATGATCCGTTACCTTATGATGTAAAACTAAGTTGCATGGAAACAATTTGGCCTGAGATTAAAGGGCACGTTGTTCCCGAACAAAGTTTGTTTACCCTAGCATCTAAAGTATATGCTAAACACGGCGAAGACGTTCATTTAAAAGTAGCAACAGACGAAGATTGGTTAACTAGCTCTCTTGTTAAGTATAACGGTGTAGCAGGTGCGCACGGCTTCTACAAGTTTGCTAGTATTGAGCAAGTTCCAACACCTCGACTAAGTAGTGCAACACAACTACGTGCGGCAGTTCGTGCAGGTGACAGAGATGCGTTTGCAGAAGCAGCAGGTGTTGATGCAAACACACCAATTCGTGTTGGTGCAAAAGCAGTTCCGTTCTTTGATCTAGTTGCACACTATCTTGCTAAACATCCTGAAAAAGTTAAGAAGGTTAAGAAAGTAGACGAAGTAACTCCGGTGCAACCTGCCTCAGTTCCTGTTCCAGCACTACCAGCTGACCAAAGGCCTTATCAAGGAAGCTGGGCTAAGGTAGTGCCTAATAAAGATATCGGGTTTGATGTTGTAGACTTTGACGGGAATGTTTCGTTAAAAGGTGCAAAATTAGCTGATGCAAATGCTGAAGCAAAGATTGTTGATAAAGAAATCGGTAAAGTTGCAATAGAACTAGGGTCATCGATTCGAGTAGATGAACATAAGAAAGGTGTTCGTGCAATGAAATATACTAAGAAGCCAGTTAATCCTTCTGCACAACATCAAAAAGCAAAGGAAAAGTTTCAGCCGATTAAGCCAGGTGTTGAAAAGCAAACTGACGAATGTGCAGGCGTTGGAACTATTACAAAACAAAATTCAACTGCCGATGTAAACAAAGGCACGCCTTATAAGAATCTAAAAGCCTTTAATTTAGTTAAGGAAGGTCGTGCAAATACAAAGGCAGTTAGAACAGGATTGTCAAAGCGTGAAAAGAAAGCAGATCCAACTATGGATGCAAAGAAACAATCGGAGCAGGATGCCGCTTGGGAACGTTTACAAGCACACATGAATAAGCCAGAAAATATGGATGTGTTGAAACGTCTAGCAACTAAAGAAGGCATTTTCGATAGTAAACCTAAAGTAGACTTCAAATCTCGTGCTAAAGAGTTGTTTGCTAAAGGATTAACAGAACAACAAGTATTACAGCAATTAATCAAAGAAGGTTGCCCGCCAAATCAAGCGGCTGTATTTGTGCAAGGAGCACAATTAGAAGAATCCTCACTAGACACTTATATGGCAGAAAGAGCAGCGTATCTTGCAGAAACTGGCATGAAAAAGATTGACAAAGCTGCTAAAGGCGCTATGAAAAATGCGTCGACGTTACCAGCATTGAACCAATCAACTGGTAGTGCTTATATGAATTATCGCATGAGTATTGCACTAGCAGGTGCTCCCGATTATCCTACAAAGATGGAAGCAGACAACTGGATCGGCGGTGACCCATTATTGTCTACATATACTGAAGAAGAGTTTGAAATGATTAAAAAAGCAGCGCAACAAGTTGGCGCTGGCACTATTCAAAACTGGTCAGGTAAGCGTAGTCAAGAAATGGCAGATGTTAATAAGACCAGTGCGGTTGCAAAGATTAAACGTAACAAATACGGTGTGTAATGAAACAGTATAGGATCACAACACAGGATTTGATACAAGATAGCGACGATGATTGCTACTTGGCGCCAGACGATCCTATCCATGAGATGAAAGCATTAGCTGGATTAGGTGGACTAGGTGGACAAGCAAGACTGCACGAATACCGTGCAAGTTTAGGTAGCAATATTAGTGTTACAGGCAATGAGAACGGACGTATACAACGAGAGCAAAATATTAAACCCGGAACTCCAGAATGGTTTCAACTATGGTTTAGTTTGCCTTACATGACTGGAGAAAAGAAAACATGAAAATCAATGAATTAGTTGAAGGTATTTTAGACGAAGTTAGTTTAAAAGGCTTTGGCACTTATGCTAAAAAAGCGCAGATGGATAGAGCTCTATCGCAAATGGGATCAGCATTTGCTGCCAGCCCTGAAGAGCGCGAAAAGAATCAAGCTAGGGCTGCAAGACGTGAGAAAGGGCTTGCTAGGCATAAAACTCGTGTTGACAAATACTGGGCTGAGAAAAACGCAAGAGATGCTGCCGAGCGCGAGCAAGCAATTCGCGATAAGTTTGCAGGTGTAGATATCGATGACGAAATTGCAAAATTGAAGCCTGCACAGCAACGTGCATATCACGATTATCAATACGGTGCTAGAAACACTTATAGTCAAGCACACGATGAATATAACCGTATTAGTGCTAAAATCCAAGAACTAGAACGTGCTAAAAAAGTGCTAGGTGGGCTAGATGAAGAAGCAACAGCGGGCGGAACTAGCGCAGGCATGATGAGTATAGGTGCTGTGCATAAAAATCAAAGCCCTAAAATGCAAAAACCAACAGATAACGCTTTAGACGGTGATAATTTGATGACCGGCGGAAGCATAAAACGCTAAATATACTAATAACGGAGTTTAACCATGCAAGACATGCAACCAGACAATTCAGCAATGCCAGTCGACAACGAAGGCGCTATGGCCAAGGCTGACCTATATAAATTAGCTAACTATAGTTTCAAACTGTTTAAACAGATCGACGGCAACGCTCAACTTGAAGGTTGGGTCCAGGCTAAGATTACAAAAGCTGCCGATTACATCGCTAGCGTATACCACTACATGGAATACGAAATGAAGTTTACTGAATACGGTGAACAACTTGAAAATAGCGAAATGTATTCAGAGAGTGAAAAAGCCGTATTAGCTTCTAAACTAATGGAAGCTAAAGAAAAGGTTAAAGAGCTTAAGAAAAAGACTGCTGATAAATTAGCTAAAAAAGACATGCCAGTTAAAGAAGAAAAATCTTCAACAGGTGGTGAAATTGATCGTTCAAAGAAAGGTGTAACAAGACACACCCATAATCCTGATCGTTTTAGCGACGAACCTCACGGCGAACCAGCAAGCAAGGCTAAGTCTCAATCTGCTGCTGAAAAAGCCAAAGACAAAGCTGCTGATAAAGCTGAAGAAAAAGAAGGTAAGAATTGGGAAAAGCGTTTTGGTAAAGGTTCTGTAACTCGTGTTAAAGATGGTAAGAAAGTAGACGAAGCGTTAGACCCCGTAGGTAAAGAAGACGACGACGTTAACAACGATGGTAAGAAAGATAAATCTGACGCTTATCTAAAGAAGCGCCGTGCCGCTGTCAGTAAGGCTGTTGGTAAGAAAGGCAAGCTAGAAGAAGCCGACAAAGGTGACATGGATAACGATGGCAAGGATGAACCAGATTCAAAAGAATACATGGACAATAAAGATGCTGCTATCAAAAAGTCTGTTGCTGACAAAAAGAAAAAAGTTAAAGAAGCAGTTACTAAAGCAAAGGCCAAAATGGAAGGTTCTATTCAAGGCGGTGTTTGGGTAAGTAGCCCAGATAAAGGTGTTGCGCCACCAAAGAACGATGACCAGGGAACTTTGAAAAAAGTTACACCTAAGAAACCAGCAACTGGCACACCTCCATACGTTCCATCAAAAAAATCAGGGACTAAGAAAGCCGAAACTGAAACTGATACAGCAGTTGCAGAAAGTTTAAAAGAATCAGCTGACTTAGGTCGTATGAAGCAATTCTTAGGTCGTCTCTTAGGATAATCTAAAATGGACATGAAGAAAATTCTACAGGCCTTAGACGGTGCTTCGACAAAGCCCGTAGAAGGTTCTGCTGACATGTCTAAATTTCTTTCTATTGTTTCCGGGACCAACACTTCAATCTTACAAGAAGGAAAGGGCCCGGGCAATACGCTAACTACTGCTGAGACTATGGTGTATATGAATACGCCAAAAGTTGAACCTGTTACACTTAAAGAAGGTCCAAGTATTAGATCATACTTACAATTAGTTGAAGCAGAACAAGTTTCTAAAGAAGACGAACTAAGAGCTAACTTAGAAGAATTATTAAACGAAGTTAAAGAAGAACCTCCAAAGCCACGTAACTTTGTAGCCAAACATGCTAAGACAGGCGGTGCTGGCGCACACAAAGATAAAAAGAAAGCTGAAAAGCAAGGCGATGTAAAGCACAAGAAGCAATCAATTCCCATGGATGAAAGTGAACTTGCAGAACGTTCTGTAAGCCAAGCACAAGCACATATTATGGCTGCGGCAGCACACAATCCAGAATTTGCTAAAAAAGTAAAAATTAAACCATCTGTTGCTAAAGAATTTAATCGTGCCGATAAAGGTAAGAATATTAAGAGTTTGCCACAGCGTGTAGTTAAAAAAGAAACATATGACGAAGGCGATGAGTAATGGACGAACTAAAACAAGCACTTAAAGTAACACACGCTTCTACTATAGCCTTTTACATGAAAGCACACAACTTTCATTTTAACGTAGAAGGTCCTAACTTTCCTCAATATCACACATTATTTCAAACCATATACGACGAAGTATACGGTAGTGTAGACCAGTTTGGAGAAGAAATCCGTGCGTTAGGTTCTTACACTCCAATGAGCCCTGCACGTATTGCAGAGCTTTCAATTTTAGACGAACCTCAAATTCCAATGCCTGCACAAGAAATGCTACAAGCACTTGGACAAGATAATCAGGCATTATTAGAAGTATTAAAACGTGTATTTGAAATTGCAAATTCAAATAACGAACAAGGTCTTGCAGACTTTATTGCAGGACGTTTAGATGCACATAAAAAACATGCATGGATGCTCCGTGCAACTAGTAAACCAGGATAAGACATGGACTTCAGAAATATACTATCAAAACTTTCTTTATTAGAAGCAATTACAATAGATGACGTAAGAGCAGCTATTGGTCAAGAGCAAGACGAACAAAAACGTGCTGCCATCTTAAATGACTTAGCATGGAAAAATAACTTACCAGGTCTTTACGATCCGGTTAGCGGATATTTTGTGGCAAAACAAAGTCAGCCTACTCCCGGCGAAGGTCGTTATAGTATTGCTGCTACTGCTCGAGAAGCTGACACCCAAGCACTTGCTAAGATGGGCCTAGTTCCACAAACTGCTAAAACTAGTGCATTAGGCGGATTAGTAGGAACAGGTAGTTTATTTGGTAGCAGCGCAGATAATGCCAAAGCTGCTCAAGCTGTTAAAGATACAAGTAATAAATTTAATGCAGATGCTACTAGCTCAAAAGTTAACGGTGCAAATGTTAGAAAATTAAACGACTTAGTTGCTAAACTTACAGGAAAGCCAACCGCTGGGGATAAGATTGCTGCTGATGCCGCAGCATACGATGCTGCCAAAGCAGGAACAGTTCAGCAAGGCGCACAAAAAGTTCAGCAAGGCGCACAAGCTGCACCCGGTGCAAAATTACCTGCTGATGCAAGAGGTTGGGACTCACAAGTTAAAGAATCATTACACGCTCAGTTGTCTAATTTACTAAACGAAGAGTTTGGCATTGAGGAGAGAGTTGTCGGCGGGGAAGAAACTCCACCGGGGATTAATCGTTTAACAGGTAAACCTATTGAGCCGCAAGCTGCGCCATCTGCGCCTGCTGATACACCGGCAGTTGTTCCATTGAGCAAGCGCTTTGATCCTAGATTTAAAAATGGTCCAGAGCCATATACAATCGACATCGACGGAACTGTATACAAGTTTGCAGGACGAGACAAGTCTGCACCAGGTGGCGGTGAAGTTATTAAAGTTCCAGCGGCAGTCATTGGAATTCGCGGTTTAGGTGCAGTTAGCGTAGAGTTAGGCAAAGATGGTTTATACTATGCAGCACCGCAACAAGAATCATTAGCTGAAACAATGGGGTCATTACGTGACTTGTTAGCAGAGTTAAATGAAGGTCCTGTTGCTAGAGCAACCGGTCGCGAAGTTGCTAAGAAAGGCGCCGAAGTAGCTGCTAAAAACATTGATGACGTAATTGACGTTGAAGCAAAATGGATTACAGATCCATCAATGAAAGAAAAACTAAAACAATGGATGGCTGCTAATCCAGGCAAGACTGTTGCTGCTGGTGTAAGCGCATTAGGTTTAGCAACTGCGGCCGGTTTAGATGCAAGCGGACGTAAAACTGGAGCCACAGATCCGCGTGTTGCAGGTAATACTCCAGCCGGTGCAACACCTCCGGCAGCTGGTGCAACACCTCCAGCACAAGGGGCGCAAGCTGCTGATACAGGTGCTGCTACTTCAAGAGGTGCAGCAACAGGTTCGGCTCCGGCTGCAACTGGTGGTGCCGATGGCCCAACTGGACAGGCATTAGCTAAGTTAGGCGTTACAAAACAAAATAGACTTGATCAGGCATTTGTTGATAAAGCACTTGGTGCAGGAAAATACAAAGCAGGAACTGCTCAATCAAACTTAGCACTTCTAGCCCATTTTAAAGCAACCGGTGGTAATAAGCCAGATGCAGCTAAACCAGATGCTGCGCCAGCTCAAGCCGCTCAGGCAGCACCAACGGGCCCAACACCAGAACAGGCTGAACTAATTAAACAGATTCAAGCTGTAATGATGGACTTGCAAGGTAATGACGATGATCCAGTTATTGCCAAAGCATTAAGCGATGCTCAGGCAGCTATTGATAGCGTAGGAAAAGCTCCAGCGGCAGCGGCAGCGCCTGCGGCAGCGCCTGCGGCAGCACCAGCGCCATAATTAGTTACACTCTAAGAATGGCAGATTTATTCTGCCATTTTTTACGACTTTTTATTCTTGGGCTTGCTTTTGCAAGATAATTAGTATATAATGTTACATCAAAGGAGATACTAATGTCTGGACGTAGTTACGGAGCCGAAGAAAAGGCAAAATTAGAAAGATTAATTAGCGAAGGTTCTACTGTATTGAGAGAAGTAGAAGACTTGCAAGAAGGGTTAAAAGAAACTGTTAAGGCAGTTGCAGAAGAGCTTCAAATTAAACCAAGCGTTATTAACAAAGCAATTAAGATTGCCCACAAAGGCGATTGGGCTGCTTACAACGAAGATTGGGAAGAGATTGAAGCTATCTTAGATATTACTAAACGCATATAATGATTGACACTATCTTTGGGCCAACTATACAATGGATAAAAGATGATTGGGCATCTAACCGTTTACGTTTTATTATTGAGCTCCTTGCTTGGGCTATCTCAATTGGATGTAGCATCACAATGGCGGTCACGGTTCCCAATCCTCCACTCCTTGCTCTATATCCTATTTGGATCACTGGTTGTGCTATGTATGCTTGGGCTGCTTGGACTCGTAAATCTTTTGGCATGCTCGCTAATTACATTCTGCTCACCACAATTGATAGTGTTGGGCTGGTAAGGATGCTAAATAATTTATAAGAAAGGTAAGCGGGCCATAAACCGCAATGTGGTATTTGCAAGCCATAAATTGCATAGGAGAAAAATTTGAGTTACGTTGACGCATGGTTCAACCGCGATGACGATGTCATCAAGATTGTTGAACGCAATAAAAAAGGTGAACGTGAATACAGGGACATCCCCGTAAAGCACACGTTTTACTACAAAGACCCAAAGGGCAAACACCAATCAATTTACGGAGATCCACTTAGCAGGATTGTCTGTAAAAACACAAAAGAACTACGCAAAGAACAAGCTATCAATTCAGGTAAGCAATTATTTGAAGCTGATATCAATCCGATCTTTGTTTGCTTGTCAGAAAACTATCTTAATCAAGATGCACCAAAACTCAATGTAGCGTTTTGGGATATTGAGGTGGACTTTGATCCAGAACGTGGCTACGCATCGCCGGATGATGCGTTCATGCCAATTACTGCGATTGCTGTTCACCTACAATGGTTAGACACCCTAGTTTGTTTGGCAGTTCCGCCAAAAACTATGACTATGGACCAAGCTAAAGAAGCTGTTGCAGAATTTCCTAATACATATTTGTTTGAAAAAGAATCGGACATGTTAGACATGTTCTTAGATTTGATTCAAGATGCAGATATCTTAAGTGGTTGGAACAGCGAAGGCTTTGATATGCCGTATACTGTCAACCGCATTACAAAATCACTAAGCAAAGAAGATACACGTAGACTATGCTTGTTTGACCAATTTCCTAAGAAACGTGAATACGAAAAGTTTGGTCGCGAGTCAGTTACATACGATCTAGTAGGTCGTGTCCATTTAGATAGTTTAGAGTTGTATCGCAAATACACATACGAAGAACGACATAGCTATCGACTAGACGCTATTGCAGAATACGAACTAAACGAACGTAAGACGCCATACGAAGGATCGCTAGATCAACTATACAATCATGATTTTAAAAAGTTTATTGAATATAACAGACAAGATACTGCGCTGTTGGATAAACTAGATAAAAAGCTAAAGTTTATTGACCTTGCTAATACGCTGGCACACGAATGCACAGTATTGCTACAAACTACAATGGGCGCTGTTGCCGTTACTGAGCAAGCTATTATTAACGAAGCGCATCGTAGAGGATTTCAAGTTCCCAACAGAACTAAAATGGACGATCGAGAAAGCAGCCAGGCGGCAGGTGCTTATGTTGCTTACCCTAAAGAAGGCATTCACGACTGGATTGGTTCGTTAGATATTAACAGTCTTTATCCGTCAGCTATTCGTGCCCTTAACATGGGGCCAGAAACTATTATTGGTCAGCTACGGCCTTCAATGACTGAAGAATACATTCAAGGACAAATGGCTAAAGGCAAATCATTTGCGGCAGCATGGGAAGGTATATTTGGCTCATTAGAGTATACTGCTGTTATGAATCAAGAAATTGGAACAGAAATTACCATTGACTGGGAAGACGGTTCTAGTGATATGTTGAGTGCCGCAGAAGTATACAGGTTAATCTTTGAAAGTAATCAGCCGTGGGTAATCAGTGCTAATGGCACTATCTTTACATATGAAAAAGAAGGTATTATTCCCGGATTGCTAAAGCGTTGGTATGCAGAACGTAAAGAAATGCAGGCCAAACTCAAAGACGCTATTAAAGCAGGTAATAAGATTGAAGAAGAATACTGGGACAAGCGTCAATTGGTTAAGAAGATTAACCTAAATAGTTTGTATGGTGCTATTCTTAACCCTGGATGCAGATTCTTTGATAATAGGATCGGACAATCAACTACGCTAACCGGTCGTCAGATTGCAAAGCATATGGCTGGAAAGGTCAATGAGATCATCACCGGAGAGTTTAATCACGTAGGTAAAGCTATTATTTACGGTGATACTGACTCTTGTTATTTTAGTGCATACAAAACATTGCAGAAAGAAATTGATAGCGGGCAATTACCCTGGACTAAAGAAAGTGTTGTTCAACTCTATGACCAGATTGGAGAAGAAGTAAATCAAACTTTCCCACAGTTTATGTTAGATGCTTTCCACTGTCCAAAGAGTCGCGGCGAAGTTATCAAAGCAGGACGTGAAATCGTTGGCTCAAAAGCATTGTTCATTACTAAGAAGCGTTATGCTGTTCTTTACTATGATAAAGAAGGCAAGCGTAGTGACGTAGATGGCAAGCCAGGTAAGATCAAAGCCATGGGTCTTGACCTAAAGCGTAGTGATACGCCTGAGTTTATCCAAAACTTCTTAAGTGATGTTCTTGAAATGGTGTTAACTGGTAAGACTGAAGAAGAAGTCCTTGATCATATTAGCGAGTTTAGACTAAAGTTTAAGAGTAGACCGGGTTGGGAGAAAGGTTCCCCGAAACGTGCTAATAAGATTACTGAATACGAAGCTAAAGAAAAGAAAGCAGGTAAGGCAAATATGCCCGGACATGTTCGTGCTAGCATTAATTGGAATACATTAAAGCGAATGATGAACGACAAATACTCAATGAGTGTTACTGATGGCGCTAAAGTTATTGTTTGCAAACTTAAACCTAATCCTATCGGGTTTACGTCAGTTGCATATCCGGTAGACGAATTGCGATTGCCGCAATGGTTTAAAGATCTTCCGTTTGACCATGCAGAAATGGAGCAAACTATTATCGACAACAAGTTAGATAACTTGATCGGTGTATTGAAGTGGGACGTTACTAGCACAGAGGAGAAGAACACTTTTAATAGCTTGTTCGAGTTCTAATATGAAAATTATAATCGCAGGGTATGGATTTGTTGGCAAGGCAATTGCCAACGCCCTAAAACCAACACACGATGTAGTTATTGTAGATCCACAATATACTACAAACGAAATTAAGTATCATCACGATGCAGATGGGTTAATTATATGCGTTAACACTCCTACAGGTGAAAACGGTATCATCGATGCTAATAATGTAGCCAATGTGTTAGATAATGTGCCGGTGTTCATGCCGGTGCTGATCAAAAGCACAGTAACTCCGGCAATCATAGATGCATTTGATGAAATATATCCCGACCTAGCTATTACGTATAGTCCAGAATTCTTACGTGCTAGAACAGCCAATGAAGATTTTTTAAACCAAAAATATGTTGTGCTAGGCGGAGAAGATCCGGAATGCTTCTGGCAAGAGCTATTCCAATCAACACTACCTAATTGTAAACTAGTTTTAAATTGCACAGCCAAAGAATCCGCTATGGTAAAGTATACTATAAACTCATTCCTTGCTCTTAAGACAAGTTTCTTTAATCAAATAGCAGACATTTGTGATAACAACGGTTTAGACTATGACATTGTTAGACACATTGTTAGCAACGATACACGTATCGGTGCTAGCCACACTATGGTCCCAGGACCAGATGGTGAAAGAGGATGGGGAGGTGCTTGTTTCCCAAAAGACACAGAAGCATTTACACAATGGGCTAGAACTGTTGAACACCCTGTCACTATTTTAGAAGAAGCGATAAATTATAATCGCCGAATTAGAAAAAATGCTTGACCTTTGTCAAAAACCTAAGTATAATCATAACACATGGAGAATCATATGAAAGATATTTTACAAGACCTAGTAGCACATACTCACAGCCTAGGTTTCTTACCACTAGTTAAAATTACTGGTGCAGAAGATGCAACTCAAATTGAGTCGATGGCCGAAGACCGTTCAGTTGTTGTTACCGCTAAAACTCACACCCCTGTTGAAGAATTCGAAGGCACATTCGGTATGCCTAATTTAGAAAAACTCAACATTCATTTAAAGTGTCCAGAGTATAAAGAAGATGCTAAGATTAATGTTGTTCGCCAAACACGAAATAACGAAACTATTCCAACAGGTATTCACTTTGAAAATGCCGCAGGTGACTTTGTTAATGATTATCGTTTTATGAACGCAGAAATTATTAACGAAAAACTTAAAACAGTTAAGTTTAAGGGCGCTAAGTGGGATATTGAATTCCAGCCAACAGTTGCTAATATTCAACGCTTAAAGTTTCAAGCAAACGCACATAGCGAAGAAACAGTCTTCCAAGTTACAACTAAAGACGACAATTTAATTTTTAGTTTTGGTGACGCAAGCACACACGCAGGTTCATTTACATTCCAAAGCGGTGTAACTGGTAAACTAAAGCAAACATGGTCATGGCCTGTTGTGCAAATTATGAGTATCCTATCACTGGCAGGTGATGTTACTATGCGTATTTCAGATATTGGCGCATTACAAATCACAGTTGACAGCGGTCTTGCTGAATACAACTACACACTACCAGCACAAGCCAAGTAATGAATAAGAACCTGACAGCAACACAGAACGACTACGCATACTTCTTGCCGGCTACGTCAGGTTTCTACTCAACTTTCATAGGTAAACAACGCTATGGAAATTACGTAGATCCTGCTAGAATCCCGGCAAGTTTTGCTAATGGCGTCGAAAGTCTAAATTACTTAGATCCAGATAAGGGTGCGTTCTACTACGACCATTGTTTGTATTCAGCAGGTCACGCAAATTTAGATCTCAACAAGCAAGACGACAGCGAAGATATGTTCCGTAACAGGAACAGAGGAAATAGTTGGGTGTTAGGCGACTCAGGTGGATTCCAGATTGGTAAAGGTGTTTGGCCTGCTGACTGGAAAGATCCTAATTGCCCTAACGCTATGAAAAAGCGTAGCCAAGTATTAACTTGGATGGACACGCTCATGGATTACGGTATGATTCTTGATATCCCTGCTTGGGTTGCTCGTAGTCCTGCAGGGTCTAAGGCCACGGGTATTACAACTTACGCAGAAGCTGTTCAAGGAACTTACATTAATAACGACTATTTTATTAAGAATCGTAATGGCAACTGTAAGTTTTTAAATGTATTACAAGGCGAAAATCATGCGGATGCCGAGGATTGGTATCAACGTATGAAGCATTACTGCGATCCTAAAAAGTTTTCTAATCATTTTAATGGTTGGGCAATGGGCGGACAAAATATGTGTGATATACATCTTGTCCTAAAGCGTCTAGTAGCATTAAGATTCGACGGATTACTAGAGCAAGGTAAACAAGACTGGATGCACTTTTTAGGAACAAGTAAATTAGAATGGGCTGTATTACTAACAGACATTCAACGTGCTGTTCGTAAATATCATAATCCTAACTTTACAATTAGCTTTGACTGTGCCAGTCCATTCTTGGCCACAGCTAACGGACAAATTTATATTAACACAGAAACAGACGATCGTGAAAAGTGGGTATATCGTATGCAGGCAAGTGCAGACGATAAAAAATATGCGTCCGATACGAGACTGTTTAAAGATGCCGTATTACAAGATGGTATTTTTAATAAATTTGAATCTAGTCCAATTATTGATCAAGTAGCTATAAAAGACATTTGTATATATGGGCCAAATGATGTTAATAAACTAGGTAAGGTTGGAAAAACCTCCTGGGATAGTTTTAGCTATGCTATCATGATGGGGCATAACGTATGGATGCACGTTAATGCAGTTCAAGAAGCCAACCGTCAATATGACGCAGGACGCATTCCAAACATGCTAGTTCAAGAGCAATTTGATCAATTGTTCTTTAAAGATATTGTCGACGCAATATTTGCAACTAGCAATCGAAGTGAAGCGGATGCAGTAGTTGAAGAATACAACAAATTTTGGATGAGTATTATTGGAACTCGTGGAGCAACCGGCAAGAAAACGGTTAATGCTCAAACATATTCTGGTATTCACTTTGATATCGAAGCAGATTTATCGGACATTAAAAAGCCAGCCAAAGTAGAAACACCAGTCGTTAATACTTTTGCCAATCTATTTGACGAATAAAACCTAGACTGTTATAATCAAAACATGACATTACCAGACGAAAGATATCGAGCAGTATTATATACTAAGCAGTTCTTACAAGATTTGCTAGTCATGCCTCGTGTTTCAAAAACAATCAAAGATCATGCTCGGTCTTGTCTTCGACATTACCCCGACACTTGGGATATGCAACAAGCCGCTGAGGCTTGCCCTCATGTATTTGCAGAACGTATGGAAGAGGTAACTAGACTCTTTAAAAAATACGAACAAGGTAAAATAAATGAAACGTGATTATGCCGACGGTGTAAAAGATGATATTATCTTCTTTATTGGCACAGAGATTGAACATACTCCTGCATACGGGTTAAAAACATTGTTTGTCACTGGCGTTCAAGAAGTTGATCAAATTGCATTCCATGCAATCGGTAATGAGTGTGAGCACATTTTCTTTGGTGCTAATCATAGTTTTAATCCTGCGTTCAACGATTATGCTGGTTGGAAAAAGTGGGAAGATATGATTGAGTATTTTCTAAGCGAAGGCTATCTGTGTAGTCTTGATATTCCACTAAGCGCAGTCGAAGAGTTTAATGACGGCGGCTTGAACGATTATAATAATTTTATTCCACAGATAAGAGTTCCAATTCCGTATATTAAATTATGGAACTATAATACAATGCTTAAAATCGATGACAAAGATTTTAACGCTACTAACCCCGGTGTATGGTCACATAGCCTACATACCCTTAAAGACCGTAGCAAGTTCACACCTTGGACAGCCTACAAAAACGATAAAGTATTAAAATGATTATTAAACAAGATATCCGTCCTAATAAAATGATTTGGGTTACCTTTCAAAAAGAAGGTATGCACAAGTATCCGGCCGCACTTACAGATCCAGCACTTGCCACAGGTGATGAATATGATGTAAGTTTTCTAGGCTATCCGCATCGTCACATCTTCCACTTCAAAGTTTGGATCAGTGTCACACACGACGATCGCGATATTGAGTTTATTCAATTTAAACGTTGGTTGCAAAATCTCTACGCAGATGCTACACTAAGTTTAGATTTTAAAAGTTGCGAAATGATGTCACAAGATTTATATGACAGCATTTCACAAAAGTATCCAGGCCGTGAGGTTTGGATTGAGGTCTCCGAAGACGGAGAAAATGGTTCATTTATCAAATATTAAAGAGGCTATTATGGCTAAAAATTATAACGATTATAGTTATTTCGAAAATCGTCCCGACGTTGTTAAAATCTTTGATGATCTAGACAAGCTGTTGGATTTCTGCAGAATCGAAATGCTTCCATATAACCCCGCTGATCTCTATAACAGAGAGAGCCAAGTATGGAAATCGTTCGAGTGGAGTCGTCGTCCTAAGAAAAACTGGAATGGCGAAAAGAAACCTTGGAATGGCGAACGCAAGCCATACTTAGGTAAGAACCCTCGTCCAAACTATAACAGACAAGATAACTGATATGACAGTTTTCCTTGTTGACTTAGAATCAGTTGACACTAGGTATACTGGGCAGTGGAAAACCCATGTGCCTAGTTTACTTAGAAAGGCAGGACACAATGTTCAAATTATATCTGGTCCTACAGATATTCCTAGTGCGACCACTCCTGGCGCTTTTCTTAATTTTGGTGGCACCAATATATATAAGTCTAGCCAAGTTGAGCAAATGGGCCGTTTATTTTGTAACGGAGCCGTTCATCCCGGCGATCACTTTATCTTTACTGATGCTTGGCACCCTGGTATCATCAATCTAAAGTATATGAGTGAGCTACTAGGTATTCCTGTAGTTACACACGGACTATGGCATGCTGGCAGCTATGATCCCCAAGACTTTTTAGGACGACTTGTCGGTGATAAGCCGTGGGTCAGACACGCAGAGAAGAGTTTCTTTAATGCGTTTGATCATAATTATTTTGCTACAGAGTTTCATATTAACATGTTTGGTAAGAACTTACTTGACACTAATATTGGAACTATGTATAACTATAAAACATCTGGAAAAATTATTCGCACTGGATGGCCTATGGAATACATGGACTCAACTTTGAACATGTATAAAAATATGCCCAAGCGAGATCTTATTCTATTTCCGCATCGAATTGCTCCAGAAAAACAAGTAGAAATTTTTAGAGATTTAAAAGAGCACTTGCCTCAATATGAGTTTGTTGTTTGTCAAGATCAATATCTAACAAAAAACGAATATCATAATCTACTCGGCGAGGCAAAACTAGTCTTCAGCGCTAATTTACAAGAAACACTTGGAATTAGTTGGTATGAGGGCGCAATAGTTGATGCTATTCCTATGGTGCCAGATAGGCTTAGCTATAGTGAAATGGCATTTGATACTTTTAAGTATCCTAGCAAGTGGACTGAAAGTTTTGAAGCATATACCGTATATCGTCCAGATATTTGTAAGGTAATCATAGAACATATGGAAAATTACAAAACTAGACTGCCAACTTTGCGAAAACAAACGGAGGCATTAAGTGAGCACTACTTCAGCGCAAGATATCTCATCGATAACATTCGATAATCTCGACACAATTACCCTTACAGGAGCAGTTGGCTCTTCTTGGGATACGTGCGGAACATACACTATCTCAACTTCAAGTATTCCAACGTCGTCACATACATACTCGTCAGGTATGACTGTTGGTGGTTTAAGTTCTGCACAAATCTGTAGTATTAGCAGTATATCAATATCGGATATATCTTTAAATTGGCCCGATGAGTGGGTTAACTCATTTCCAGAATGGGGACGCATTGAAAAGATGTGTGAAGAATACCCTGGATTGAAAATTGCATTTGAAAAATTTAAAACAGTTTATTATCTAGTGAAAGACGATTATGATACTCCAAAAGATAAAAGACCACGTCCTTAATTGGTTAGAAGCGCACGATCGCAAGCGTATAATTATGGATCGGACATGTAACGAGCCATTGCTTACACGTTATTATCTATTTTTGAAGGATCGTAAACTATTTCCATTTAATGTATTCTTACATAAGTTCCATAAGGGTGATCCTGACGATGTTCACGATCATCCATGGCCGTATGCTACGCTGATCCTTAAAGGCGGTTACTACGAATGGACTCCTATCTTTGACAAAGATGGTATTAAAATAGCCGAAACCTGTGCATGGCGGGGGCCAGGTCATTTTAGAATTTGCGGTGCTACTTCATACCACAGAATTGAATTGGATCCCAATGTTGTTGCATGGACATTGTTTATGCCGGGTCCACAAACGAGAGAATGGGGGTTCCTCGTAAAGAATAAATGGATACACAATGAGTTATATCTCCAACAACGGCAGCAGCGGTAGTTTTCTTACAACTACAGGAATGAATGGATCGAGTTATACTACTTCCTGGGCAAGTCCAAATACCAATTTTACTAGCTCAAATCAAAAAGCTATATTAACTATTCCCCACGGGGAAGACAAGGTAGTTTTAAACAAAGAGGCAACACTCGAAGTTAACGGATCAGTAAAAATTAATGGACTTGACTTAGAAGAACGGCTAAAGACAATCGAAAGACTCTTGCAAATTCCAGAAAGAGATGCTACAATGGAAGCTAAGTATCCTAGTTTAAAGAAGAAGTTTGACGACTACATCAATACACTAGAAAAATATAAAACATTTGAACGCATTAAAGGCGATTATGACTGAAGAAAACAAACCCCTCAAAATTGAGTTTGCACCTGGGTGCTTTGATAATTTTGAAGGCACACAAGAAGAACTTGATGAGCTAATTGCCGAAATACAACGTATGTTCGAAAGCGGTGAGATTCAAGAGAACGCAACCGAACTTGATCTTGATGCGCTCATGGAAGAAGATCCAGAGTATGCAGAAAAAGTTATACAAGCTCTTCAAAGCGATGATATCACCGACGGTCCTAAAAGAAACTTACAATGAAAAAAATCTATTACAATTGGTCACAAATTGAAGGAGCAGTATTAGATATTGCTCGTCAATTACAGGCAGATAATTGGCGCCCAGATTATATTGTGGGAATTACTAGAGGCGGGTTAATTCCCGCTAATCTTTTAAGCCAATACACTAATGTTAAGATGTATACCCTTAATGTTAGTCTTAGAGACGGTGACGGTGGAGAAAGCAACCTGTGGATGGCTGAGGATGCGTTCGGTTACATTGATAAAGAACGTCGAGAATACGAGCATATCCCTTACAGCATTACTAAGGTAAAGAATATTCTTATCATCGATGATATTAACGACGAAGGCAATACTATTGCGTGGATTAAGAAAGACTGGCAAACTAGTTGTTTACCTAATGATGAGAGGTGGGATCATGTTTGGGGCAATAATGTTCGTTTCGCCACACTTACTAATAATATAGCCAGTAAAGAAACTGTTGACTACTCTGTATGGGAAGTTAATAAAGCAGAAGAAGACTGCTGGCTAGTTTATCCTTGGGAGGATTTTTGGTTATGACACGAGATGAAATTCAAGCTAAAATTAGTCAAGTTGACGTAGACTTAGAAAAATTAAAAGATGTTGAAAACTCCGATAAAAAAGGAGAGATGCTAAGACAGTATAGAGATTATCTACTAGAACAACTTAGCCAAGTAACAGATGAATGATTTAGAAAAGGCACTAGATGAAAAACGAGCACCATGGACTTCAATTGAATTCAGATCAAAAGACTTTTGGATCTTCAAAGATGCATATCCAGTTACCCCAGGGCATTTGTTATTTGTGCCTACCCAAGAGCAAAGTCATAATCTCTGGGAATGCTACAAGGCAGCATACAAATGGGGATTCGAGGGTATCGAAGGAGAACGGTGGGACTCTTTTAACATCGGACAAAATGTTGGCGAGGCTGCTGGACAAACAGTAATGTATCCTCATGTGCATATGATTCCTAGACGCAAGGGCGACATGGAAGATCCTCGTGGTGGAGTTCGCCATGTTATTCCCGAAAAAGGTAATTATAAAAAATGACACCAAGTGATCACGAAGTTATTGTAGATTGGAATAATCAACATAATGAATGGTGGAATGAAACATGTGCGACTATTGTTGAAGTGTTTGGTTTACCTGGAAATCGATTTGTCTATTCTCCGAGCGTAGACTTCATGACATTTACCTTTAAATCTAAAAAAGATGCAGAGTTGTGTCGGATACTAATAAGTGAAAAACTATGACAGTCTTATTTGAAAACGGTTGGGAAACTTTTGAAACATTTGATTTTAGTAGCATAATAACTTCTAACGACCAAGAGCTTGCAAAGGCAGATATTAAACAAGTAATCGCCGAGGGCAAATATTTTACTAATAGCCCCCGATATCAAACTAACATTAATATCTTTAATTACCCCGGTGAACATTGGCTAAAATTTAGACAAAGTTTTATCATGAGCTGCTTTATGTATTTGAAAGCAGAAGTAAAAATCGAGCAAATACAATCGTGGAGTTTTATGACTTCGAACAAGATTGTTGAAAATAGAGATGATCTATGGCACACTCATCAATATGGTAATGAGCGCACCTTATCGGGCATTTACTACTTGCACATACCCAATGATGTTAATGATAAAGCAATGTGTGGAACTGAGTTTGCACTAAATGGAACTAAGTCGCCAGAAAGATATATTGCACCTGTTTTAGATTATACTTGGTTAATTTACCCTGGTAAGACTTGGCACAGACCAATGCCGCCGCAGTCAAGTCAGGATCGTTTTGTAATTGCGGCAGATATGGTATTTTAAGGAGAAAGAAATGAAACTACATGAATCAATTGCTCACACTAAAGTTGAAGCTATCATTAAAGAAAGCGAAGGTTTTCGCTTACGTATGGAGAAATGGGAATCTATTAATCCTAAAGGATTATTTGCTGTCGATTTAATCCAGGAAAGCCTAGACGAAAAAGGTAACGTAGCTTACACTAGCACATATAATTTTAATATGACTAGAGATGAACTGCAACAACTAGCATACGCTTTAACAGCATGAAATTACCAAATGCAGTCATTGAAGTATCAATAGTTGTATTTTTGTTCTGTGCAATGTTCGGAACAATGTATCTAGCAGGGTCTGGGCTAGGAAGAAAAGTTGTAATTAATTGCGACATTTCTGAGATTAGTCCAGATTTCACCAATGAAATGCGTGAAGCGTGTCGCCAAGCTCGGGCAAATAAGATTAATAAAGACTTGCAAAAACCTAAATAATAGTGTATACTTAATTGTGTATGGCAATCCACTGCCTTATCATCGGAGAAATATAATTGGACACAAGTAAAAATCTATCGCAAGTAATCCGCGATAAAATGAAAAGAGATAACAAACGCTTCTGGGCAGGCGACAATATCTCTGACTATCTCGACCAAGACGGTTACGATAAAGAACAACTAATTAACGAAGCAACTGTAGCATTTGAAAAGGTGCTAGATGCGTTGCTGATTGATCGTGAAAACGATCCCAACTCACACGGCACAGCAAGACGCCTTGCCAAGATGTATTTTAATGAAATTATGGCAGGTAGATATGATCCAGCACCAGACGCAACAGCATTTCCAAATGACTCGGAGGACCGTTACGAAGGTATGTTGGTTGTTCGTAGTGAGCTTCGCAGTATGTGTAGCCATCATCACCAACCCGTTGTTGGCGTTGCTTATATTGGCATTATTGCCGCTCAAAAACTTATCGGACTTAGCAAATACACAAGAATCGCACAGTGGTGTGCAAGACGGGGCACTCTCCAGGAGGAGCTTTGTAACGACATTGCTAGGGAAATCGAAAAAGCAACCGGCGCAAAAGACTTAGGTGTTTACATCCAAGCCACACACGGTTGCTGTGAGAATCGTGGTATTATGGCGCATAGTAGTTTAACACAAACTACAGTCTTAAAAGGTGCATTTAAAGACGATCCGGGAACAAAGAAAGAGTTCTTTGACAATATCAAAATGCAACAAGAATTTTCACCGAGGTAATTATGGCAACACGTAAAAAGAAAACTGAAGAAGCAACAGTTGTTAAGGGTAGTCACCTTACTGTAACAACTTACCCAGACGGTCGCACTGAACTCGAATGGGATGACGAAGCACTTATGCGAGATGTGCAAGAAGCAATCGCAAGTGTAGAACCAATTCAAGGAGAAACAAATGGCAAAGCTAGAAAAACTCGCAAAAGTAAATGAATCGATTACTATTAATCGTTACGACAACGGTTGGATGATCGAAATCGGTGGACGCGATAAGAAAGAAGACTGGAAAAATACAAAGACCATGTGTAATACAGAAGACGAACTTATTGCTGTAGTCAAAGAATGGAACAGTAAAGAACTCGACAACTAAGGAGAACACTATGGCATGGCCCAACGGACCCGATGATAATCCAGGAACACAGGAAGAAACTGTTACTACTTGGACAGTAAGAACATACTATAAAAAATCATGTGAACAGCATGAGTATTTTACCCACTCTGACTGGAACGGTCCACTTAAAGTTACGGACGGTTTCAGATCAGCATCTTTCTACATTGATACTAATGATGGCAAGATTCCTAACTTTGAGTTTACAGAGGTTCCCGGTGGCAATGGTGCCAAGGATAGTGTAAACTTGTTTAGTTGCGAAGCTAATAATATTGTTGGATCAGAGCTTATTGAAATGTGGGACGGCGGTTGTTGGGGTGGTTGGGAATTTCCGGAGGACATGCCTGAAGAAGAACAAGAGCGTCTAGACGAATTTATCAGTGAAAATGGCACATACGCCCTAGAAGATGAAGAAGGTTGGATGCTCGACGAAACAGAATGTTGGGTATGGGGTCCTTTGGAAATCAGCGATGCAGATGGTAACGTTGTTGCTATCATCGAAGCCGACGATGAAGGCAACGTTGCAATTAAACAGCCTAAAGACTATGAGTAAAGTATACTTAATTAAACCCCTTGAAAAGAAAAGCATTTGCTGGCACATTGAAATGTTCCGCGAAAATGCGGACGGTAGCATTAGCTGGTTTAATATCGACGATCACTATCGTTGGGGGCAAGGATTCATAGAAGAAGATATGGATTGTAATTTGCCCTTAGAAGGTGATCAACAAGCTCATGCTCGAACAGACTGCGGGTGGGGTGCGGAGTTAGATGACCAACACGCTTGTTGGTTCGAGTTCAGTGATGACATTAGTGAGGAAGAACAAGAAGAAATCAAACGTTGCTACCTAGAGGGCGACGGTGATGAAGAGTGGGAACGCTCCGGTGCCGCTTGGTTGTTTGACGCAGAACACGACTGGCAAGTTGAAGACGATTACCTGATCATCGATGCGCCTTACAAAGTTAGTCTTTGTGAAGACGACGGAACAGTAGTTGAAGAAAATGTTAAACTACGCACAAGAGAACAACTAGCTGAAGATGTAAAAAAATGGCAGGCTGAAAATACTAAATGGCCGTTTGAAGGAGAAGTTAAATGAACTCAGTAGACATGGCTAATAATTTAATCTTTAGAGCAAAGAACTTGCAAGAGTTTATTGTTACTACAGATGTTCCTGAAGACTTTAGATTCAATGGAACTATTCCGTTTGATATGGAAATTAAAGAAAATGTAATTTATGCAAAAGTGTTTGGAATTGATTTTGACGAAGCAGTTACTACACTTAACAATTGGCTGGAGACTTGCAAATGAATGACAAAGAACCTTTGTATAGTATTAAATGGACACAGTCTTATCCGGGGTATAGTCACCAAGAGGCGATTGATGCTTTAACTGAGTTACTAGTAGAATCATACCTTGAACAGGGTTGGTTCGATGAGGCAAATGCAGAAATAAAAAGGATCATGAAGTTATGAAATGGTTTGATAAATGGTTTTACAAACAGGCTAAAAAGGCTTGGGAAAATAAAGATCGCTACGAAATAGAAGAAGAATCAAAGCGAATTCTAAGCGCAACAGAAAAAAGGACTCTTAATATGGCAATCGGTGGACAAGCAATGGTAGAGCGCGGTCGCGCTGAAGGTGAAGATCGTGTTACATTCGAACTGACATCAGCAGTGGGCGGACGTATTCTTAACGTGCGCCGGTTTGATAATCGTAAAGACATGCACGATTCACAGACTTACGTTATTCCTAGCGGGGAAGATGTTGGGGAACGAGTAGCTAAGATTATTAATTTGGAACTGCTTAAATAATGACTCCACAAATTCCAGCAGAAGGCATCCTTAAACGCAACGATTGGGGCGATTCTAAAATGTATCAAGTCGTCTGCGGATGCGGGCAACCCGATCACGATCATAATGTTTGGATAGAAGCAGATGATGGCAACATTAGTGTCACTATATATGTCACTGCTAAAAGCAAATGGTGGGAATTAAATCGGTTTAAACAACTGTGGAGTTTGCTCAGTAAGGGCTATATCAAATGTGAAACTGATGTTATAATGTCAGAGCAGCAGGCCATTAACTATGCGGAAACATTAAAGTCTGCGGTTAACGATAGTAAAGAATTTAGGAAAAAAAGAAATGTCAAAAATTAAAATCGCAGAATTATTTTATTCAATCCAAGGTGAGGGGCGCTATATGGGTGTCCCTTCGGTGTTTCTGCGCACATTTGGCTGTAACTTTAAGTGTGCCGGCTTTGGTATGCCTAAAGGAGAGTTAAGTAATGAAATTGAACCTATTGCACAACGTATTGCAGAATTTAAAAGTTATGAAGAGCTTCCGCTTGTTAGCACAGGTTGTGATAGTTACGCTAGTTGGGATCCTCGTTTTAAAGATCTCAGCCCGATGCTTACAAGCGATGGCATTGCAGAACGTATCTGCGAAATCCTTCCGTTCAACGAGTGGCAAGATGAGCACTTGGTAATCACAGGCGGTGAGCCATTACTTGGTTGGCAACGTGCTTATCCGGACTTGCTCAATCATCCTAAGATGAAGAACTTAAAAGAGATTACGTTTGAAACTAATGGCACTCAAAAGCTAACTCCAGAATTTAAAGAATTTTTAATTGAGTGGCAAATGCCGCATGTAGATTTTACGCCCGAAGTTACGTTTAGCGTCAGTGCTAAACTAAGTTGTAGCGGAGAAGCAAGACACGAAGCAATTCGTCCAGACATTGTATGTGAATATGAGGAGGTTGGCTACACTTACCTTAAGTTTGTAGTAGCAACAGAAGAAGATGCAGAAGAAGCAATTGAAACAGCAGACATTTACAGAGCCGAAGGGTTTACAGGACCCGTTTATCTTATGCCAGTTGGTGGGGTGGAGTCTGTTTATACTCTTAATAATCGCAGGGTCGCTGAACTAGCAATGAAAAATGGCTTACGCTATTCAGATCGTTTGCAAGTTCCATTATTTAAAAATGAGTGGGGAACATAATGATCAAAAAACTTTTTAGAAAAATTACAGGACTCGAGGCACTAGATAATGCCAAAGAGGCAGCATTAGAAGAAGCAAGAGCAGCCGTTAAACTTGCGGCACAAGCGCAGGCTGAATTAGAAGCTGCCAAACTAGCAGAGGAGCAGGCAAAATTAAGCCCAAAAGAGCGTGCAACTGCCCAAGGGATGCCTTATGTAGCTGTTTTAGATACGCACGTAAATAAGGATAACATCCGTAATGGCTTCTTTGAGCTTGACTGGAACGAGGAATTTATTATACAATTAAAGGCAGCAGGGTATGGCTTTGACGGCGACCCTGAAGAAGAGATTGTAGATAGATGGTTTAGAGATTTGGCGGCTAATATGCTAGTTGACGAAGGAATGGACCCGTCTAGGCATACAGCAGGTTTTATTAACGTTGTTCCATTATCAAAAAATAGATCAGAGGTTTCATGACATATATTCTAGTTGATACAGCTAATACGTTCTTTCGTGCTAGACATGTAGTTCAAGGTGCTGCCGATATTAAACTTGGCATGGCGTTTCATATTACATTTAATAGCATTAAGAAAGCGTGGAACGACTTTGAAGGCAAACATGTTGTGTTCTGCCTCGAAGGTCGTTCGTGGCGTAAAGACTTTTATAAACCTTATAAAGCTAATCGTGCTGAAAGCCGTGCGGCTATGACTGTTAAAGAACAAGAAGAAGATAAATTGTTCTGGGAAGCATTTGATGAGTTTAAAAAGTTCATTAGTGAAAAAACTAATGTAACAGTCTTGCATCATCCGCAACTCGAAGCTGATGATTTGATTGCGGGCTTTATTCAAATGCATCCAAATTCACAGCATGTAATTGTTAGCACAGACAGCGACTTTCACCAATTACTAGCATCAAACGTAAAACAATATAACGGTGTTGCCGACGAGACTCATACTATTAACGGCATCTTTGATAAAAAGGGTAAGCTAGTTAAAGATAAGAAAACAGGCGAACCAAAAGTTGTTCCAGATCCAGAATGGATTCTGTTTGAAAAGTGTATGCGAGGTGATAGTAGTGATAACGTGTTTAGTGCATACCCCGGCGTTAGAACTAAAGGCACAAAAAATAAAGTTGGGCTCACTGAAGCGTTTGAAGATCGTAAAAGCAAAGGCTTCTCTTGGAACAATCTCATGCTTCAGCGTTGGACAGATCACAACGGCGAAGAGCATCGCGTTCTAGAAGACTACAATCGTAATGTCACTTTAGTAGACTTATCAGCACAACCTGCAGAAATTAAGCAAATTATTCGTGAAACTATAGATAGCGCAGCCGTTCCTAAAGATGTAACACAAGTAGGCATTCGTATGCTTAAATTCTGTAATACATGGGACATGAAAAAGATTGCTGATAACATTCAGCAATACGCAGAACCGTTCCAATCTAAATACCCAGAGACAGATGTTACATGGCGAAAACTTACACAGGAAATTTAAAATGACAGAGATTCACGCAAAACCAATTATTGATGGCAAGTTTTGGATAGTTGAACAAGACGGAACTAAGGTTGGATTACTACATAAAAAAGAAAACAATAAATTTATGTTGAGTTCCACCGAAGGTGAGATTATGTTTAATAAAAAAGATGACTTAACTAAAAAGTTTGGTAAGGGATTCTTTTTAAAAAATACTAAAGTAAAAGTTAGTGCAACCGAAGAAGATAAAGAATGTCACGGCTTTCCTACAAGTTGCACACCTTATAATGCAATGTATGATGTTAGAAGACGGCTTCCTCTTTTTACAAAAAGTGATAAGTCGAAGAGTCTATACTGCGCAGGTTATTATGTAATTAAGTTTGATAAAGGTTGGGTTAAATCATTTTGCCCTAAGGCTATTACAATTGAGCGCTATCCATTTAAAGGTCCGTTCACTAGCGAACTAGAAATGAAGGTAATGTTAGCAAATGCAAAATCAGATTAATTTAACACCCATACAGCAATTCATACAGCAAGTTAGAAGTGCAGAACTAACTAATGCTAAACAAATTACAATGGATATGCAAAAGGCAAGATTATTAACTCTTGCCTTAACAGAGTGCATTGATAAGATGAATAGAGACTGGGAAACATTATATCATGCACTTAAACAAAGTGCAAATCCTTCAGTTATTAGTGTTGAAATGGATGGTGGTGGTTTCGAGGACAAATAGAGATAAATATATACGTATATTTCTGGACGTATATAATGAGCAGACCGAAACCAAAAGTGTTATTAGAGAACATTAATAAAAAGACTTACAAAGCCGAACAGATTTTGGAAGCAGATGCCATTTGGGCGGTCTTCTACAAGGGCGAACCTTTTAACTTAAAGTCATTTAATAGTCTCACCAGCTATCCCGGTCCTAAGTATAAGAAAGTATCTTTTAGTAACCCGGGTCATGCACACAATCTTGCCAAGAAATTAAATCTAACATTTGGATCACAGGATTTCCAAGTAGTTAAATTAACCCAAGGTGAAATTATAAAATGATAGCCCGAGATACATTGACTAAAATATTTTTAGCACAATGGGGTAAGGGCACAGATGATACTAACGTAAAGTTATACTCGCGGACTTGGTGGCAGTCAACGAGGGTAGGTAAACAAAATGCCTATCGATTAAGCGAAGCAGGATTTGAATTCTTAACTACAGAATTAGATCTTAAATGCTACGAAATTCCATTTACAGAACAAATTGAATTGAGTCCTCAAACTATTGTGTTTTTGGAAAGATACGTAGACTGCCCATATTTTTTAACTAGCCAAAGTATCACAGTATTCTCCGAACGAAAGAGCTTTGAGCTAATGTTGTTTTCAGACGACATTCGCCGATTTGGGCTAGTTAAAGCGATGACTGAACGCCAAAAAGAAATGGATAAGCTAGCCCAAAACTCCTAAAAAAGTTGTTGACTGCGGTAGCAAAGATGTGTATAATAGACACATAGACAGCAATTTTTAACTTTTTACACGGAGTATATATGAGTGAAGTTATTTCCCGCACAGTAGGCCCTAAGGGCGCCAAAAAAAGTCTGCGCAAGGCTTTTAAAAATAAACGCCCGGTGTTCCTGTGGGGGCCTCCCGGTATTGGTAAATCGGACATTATCAAGCAGTTGGGTGCAGAGCTTGACGCTCATGTAATTGACGTTCGTTTGTCTCTTTGGGAACCTACCGATATTAAAGGTATCCCGTATTTTGATAGCAATACAGGCAAAATGGTTTGGGCTCCTCCGCTTGAACTTCCTGATGCCGAGCTTGCATCCAAACATAAGCAAATTATCCTGTTCATGGATGAAATGAACTCTGCGGCACCTAGTGTGCAGGCGGCGGCTTATCAGTTGGTGCTGAATCGTCGTGTTGGCACATACGAGCTTCCAGACAATGTTGTAATGGTTGCCGCTGGTAACCGCGAAACTGACAAGGGTGTTACTTATCGTATGCCTGCTCCGTTGGCTAACCGTTTCGTTCACTTGGAAATGACAGTGGATTGGGATGACTACTTTGAGTGGGCTACTGAGCAGAAGATTCATAAGGACGTAGTTGGTTTCCTTACTTTCTCTAAGAAAGATCTATATGACTTTGATCCGAAGTCAAGCTCACGTGCATTTGCTACTCCTCGCTCTTGGTCGTTTGTTAGCGAGTTGCTTATTGACGACGACACTGACACAGACACTCTTACTGACTTAGTTTCTGGTGCAATCGGTGAAGGTCTTGCTGTTAAGTTTATGGCTCACCGCAAAATTGCATCCAAAATGCCTAACCCAGAAGATATTCTGAGCGGCAAAGTTAAGAAGATGGATTCAAAAGAAATCTCTGCAATGTATTCTTTGACTGTTAGTCTGTGCTACGAACTCAAGGATTCAAACGATAAGAAGGCTAAGAACTGGAACGATCAAGTTAACAACTTCTTCGAGTTCATTATGAACAACTTTGAAACTGAGTTAGTTATTATGGGCACTAAATTGGCGTTGTCTAGCTACAAACTGCCGCTGGATCCAGACGAGATTGCTTGTTTTGATGACTTCCATGCAAAATATGGCAAGTATATTTCGGCTGCAACTGAAAAATAAATTGGTATAGCACCATTTGACACCGCCCTGGGGCGGTGTTATACTATATACTATAGCAAATAAGGAATACAAATGGCACACGCAGATCCAATTATTGATAAAATTATTGTAGCACGAGTCGGCTTGCTACTTCGCCATCCATTCTTTGGCAATATGGCTACTCGCCTTAAAATTGCAGATGGCAGTGACTGGACTACTACTGCGGCTACAGATGGTCGCACCATCTACTTCAATCGAGACTTCTTTAGTCCGTTGACTACTAAACAAATCGAATTCGTTATTGCACACGAAATTATGCATAATGTGTTTGATCACTTGTCGCGTCGTGAAAGCCGTGACCCTAAACTGTTTAACATTGCTGCCGACTATTGTGTTAACGGACAGTTGGTGCGTGACCGCATTGGCGACTTGCCTCCTAAAGAGCTTAAAATCTTCCACGATACCAAATACTACGGTAAAAGTGCAGAAGAAATTTATGACGAGTTGTATGATCAATACGATGACGAGCAGTTGCAAGCACTAGGTCGCTTGCTCGATGACCACGTTGATTGGGGTAACAGCAACGGTCAAGACGGCAATGGACAAAACGGTAATAAGCCTTCTTATACCAAAGAAGAACTTAAACAGATCCGTGACGAAATTCGCGAAGCTACTATGCAGGCAGCGCAGGCTGCTGGTGCAGGTAATGTTCCTGCAAACATTGCTCGAATGATTAAAGAGTTGACCGAGCCTAAAATGAACTGGCGTGAAATCTTGCGTCAGCAAATCCAAAGCACTATTCGCAACGACTTTACATTCCAACGTCCTAACCGTAAAGGTTGGCATATGAGTGCAATTTTGCCTGGTATGAATTATGACGAGACAATTGATATTTGTGTATCAATTGATATGTCAGGATCTATTGGTGACGAGCAGGCTAAAGATTTCCTAAGCGAAATCAAAGGCATTATGCAAGAGTATAAGGATTTTAAAATTAAACTCTGGTGCTTTGATACTAGTGTATACAACGAGGCAGACTACGACGGCTACTCAATGGACGAGTTCGACGAGTATGAACCTCAAGGCGGTGGTGGCACCGAGTTCGATGCAAACTGGGAATACATGAAAGAACGTGATATTCAACCTAAAAAGTTTATCATGTTTACTGATGGTTACCCATACGGTAGCTGGGGCGATGAGAACTACTGCGATACTGTATTCATCATTCACGGAAACAACACGATTGTTCCGCCATTCGGTGAGTATGCTTACTACGACAATTCCGATGCAACTTGATTTAGATTCATTTAGCAGTGGTCAAGTAGAAAGTAAGTTGTGGGCGGCCGAGCATTTAGAACAATGCATTAAACAACATAATATCGGCCCTCTAGATATGTATATTCTAGGGGGCTGGTATGCCCTACTACATTTTATATTACAAATTAGACAACAAGTTACAATTAATAGTTGTAGGAGTTTTGATTTAGATCCGAGTGCGTGTTCTATGGCAAATGTTATTAATAATACTTGGGAATCTAAAAACTGGGCATTTAGAAGTTTTCCTCAAGATATTGAAACAATAGATTATCCCTTGCACGTTAACTGTGTAATTAATACGAGCACAGAACATATTAAATCAAACGAATGGTTTGATCGTATTCCTAAAGGCACCCTGTGCTTGATTCAGTCAAATGACCTAGTGCATATTGATCACATTAATACAGTTACTAGCACCTCAGAACTAAAACAGAAATATAATCTTTCAGAGTATTATGTTGAAGATAGCAAAGCTATGGGCACATACACAAGATATATGATTATAGGTAAGAAATAATGGCGTTAAAAAACGGAAAACCTAATGCTCTAAATTATTTTAATCTACGAAGAGTAGAATTTAGCGCACCACATTTTCGGTATACAACAATAGACAAGTATAGTCCAAATTTAGTAAGATCGTTAGACGAATGGATTAAGCACAATCTCAACGGTCGATATTATATAGGGCAATCGCTAACGCTAGACCATACAAACACAATAGTGTATATAACCAAGATTGGATTTGAAACTGAGAAAGAACTCAGTTTCTTCAAGATTGCCTGTCCTGTTTTAGAAACAAGATAAATTATACTATAGTTTTCGATAAGGAGAATCTATGACTGAACAAGTAGAACAAACACAAGCTCAAGCACCAGCTACAGAAGGTGCTGATTTAAACATTAACGACCTAAACGCAATGAAGGTTATTATTGATATTGCTAGCTCACGCGGTGCATTTAAACCAAACGAAATGGTAGCAGTAGGTCAAACATACACAAAACTAACTACCTTCTTAGAAAGCGTATCTAAGCAAGCCGAGGGGGCAAAACAATAATGGCTCAAGAAACCAAACACGTAGGTCGGATTGTTAAGACCGGTAAAAAATGTATTGTAGTTTTTAGAACGCTTCCTGGCGATTCTGACCGTTGCTTAATTGTTCCAACTGAAAATTTACCAGATAGTTATCATGATTCGCTCATGAATTTAGTCGAAAGTAATGCAGGACAATATGCATATGAGTTCGGCGAAGTAATGGCTAGAACACAATTTCCAGACGGTAGTATTATGTTAGCGGCACTACATGTCCAACAACGTATGGCTAGTGTAGGAACTAGTGAAGTTGAAATGATTCCTAGTCCAGGTGCTTCGATTATTCTATCAGAATTGAATCAGTTAATTGCAGAACAACGCGGTGTAACAGTTGGCGACTTAGCTATTAAAGCCCCGACTCCTAATCCAAACGTTGAAGTAACCGAAATTGGTTCGGCGCACGATATTAGCCCTAAAGTAGGTGAAGACTTACATAAGACTGTGGAAGAGCGTAAAGCAGAAGCAGTTAAGGATGCAACTCCTTTGTCGCCAGAAGACCAGGCTAAAAAGTTTCGTAGTGATGCAGATCGCCTAAGTAAAGAAGCAGCCGAATTACGTAGACAAGCTGAGGCACTAGTTCCAACTAAGAAAAAGGTAGCGTGACACAGGCAGGCAAGTCGCTCCCAAAAGATGTAATAGCGCACTGGCCTGAAGTATTTGGAGAAGTAAAACTTAATGTTCTACCCTTACGGTATCTTCATGCGGTGCTATTAAATTTTAAAGACGGAAAAACTTGGGAAATAAAAATCACACGACAAGTCAGAAATGGTGGGTGGGAAGCCTTTGAAAAATCTATTTCTGAGTTGGTAAAGAGCTATGAAGAAAAACTCGATAATGTAGACTTTAAATTAGACACTAATCGAGTTAAGAAAGACATAGAAAAAAATACTGAACGTTTTTTAAATCGAAAGCTAAAATAAATATATGAATGTTAAACTCCTTTCATACAGTCAGCCCACTGCAACATTCGCAGAGGCCGGAATTGACGATGCACAAGAACTCATCGCCTATTGCGCCAGAGTCTCAAACCCAAGTAATCAGCTCAACACAGACACAAGTGAAAAACTTATCAAGTATCTCATTAAACACGCACACTGGAGTCCACTCGAAATGGTTTCAGCTTGCCTGGAAATTGAGACGACACGAGATATTGCAAGGCAGATCCTACGACACAGAAGTTTTAGTTTCCAAGAGTTCAGTCAGCGTTACGCTGACCCAACAAAGGATCTCAGCTTTGTATTGCGAGAAGCAAGACTCCAAGACACCAAAAATAGACAAAATAGTGTAGCGTTAGATCTCACATCTGACGAGGGCAGGCGCCTTGCTTGGCAATGGGAAAACATTCAACAGGGCGTTATTGATAAAGCCAAGGAAGCATATGAATGGGCTGTTAGTCATGGCATTGCTAAGGAGCAAGCCCGAGCAGTTCTACCTGAAGGCAATACAGTTAGTCGTTTATATATGAACGGAACACTACGTTCGTGGATTCACTTTATTGAATTGCGCAGCGGTAATGGAACACAGTTAGAGCATCAAGAAGTTGCTATTGCATGTGCTAAAGTTATTGCTGAAATATTTCCAATGACCACTGATCTCGTAGCCAAGTAAAGTCATTTATCTTACTCAATGCCTCCTTATTGGAGGCATTCTTTTGGCCGTAGTCTCTGCCGGCGAGTGCGCCTTTTAAGGCGTTTTTATCAGTTGTCTCACTACACCATACGGCAAGACGTTCTTCTGTTTCTGCACTATCTTGTCTATCAATGACCTTACTGGCTAGTTTAGCACACTCTCTAAATGCACCCTTCCAAGCTTCAAATGGTGACGAAGCAAATTCAGTAGTGTTGCTAACTTCGTCCATTATCCTTATATTATGACTTAGACTAGTAGTCACGTCAACACTAGCATCTCTGTTAAAAAATAAATGTTTAGGTAATAATTTTATGCCACCATATCCATACTCTAAACCGTTTAACGGATTACGGCTTTTCCATATATGAACTGCATCAAAATGATCTAAACTAACTTCATACGTAAATTTAAAACTATCTAGTATAACTGCATCTGCATCTACTACCCACATAAAACTTGTAGCACAGGCAAGAGCAGCCTGTTTGTGGGCTTTAAAAATTCCATCAACCATATCTATACGATTAGCATGTGGAACTTTATTTTTTAATTTTTTCCAATTGTCGTCGGCGTATGTTTCACCGTAACTAATAAAGAAAACATCATAACACACTGGAGTCTTTAAATACCTAGATGCAACTAACGGCCTTGCTGTTTCAAAATCTAAAGAACGTTTAGTAGGAACTAAAAATATTCTGTTCTGCTGTTGATCTTCAAGATAAAATATACTAGTTAAAAAACTAGGAACTATTTTTAAAAAATTAAAATCTAATGTTTGTATTGTTGGAATAATCCAACACATCTTTGTTCTAACTGTTTTTGAGTGGGTTTGAAATATAGTTAAAAAATCTACATGAGTAGGTTCAACAACTACTCTTTTAGATAATGGAAATTTTTGTTTTGCACTTTCTAATGCACTATCTGGCCAATCTGTTTGATGGTAAAATATAATATCATACATTACTCTTTATCCAATACGTTATTAGAAATCCTAGTTTGATCTGCGTGGACATGTCTAAAAAATCGACTTGCACTTTCGTCTAGTATTGATAGCGGAATATCTAATTGAGGACTAATTTTATCACCTAAGTCTTTAATATGTTCTAGTAAGTTTTCTTCTGTAATCTTATCAACTACTAGCTCTTCCCATAAAGTTCCTAAGTATTCAAAATCTCGAACTTGAACGTAGTCCCAGTCAGTGCAGTTTGTCATCCAACAACCTTGTCTAGCACCTAAAATTGCCCATAGACCGTTTTTAACATCTGCGCCTACATTCATCCAAATTAATAAACGATGTAAATTTTTCCAATGCACCTGACGTTTAAAGTTAGTGTGTTTAACTCTAACGCCTCGATCTAAACTCATTTTAACGCCTTCGCGGAATCCTGCTCTCCACGCTTGGTATGGGCTAGCGTTATTGTAAACGTCACTGAAACAACTGTTCATTTGAATGTATTCGGCGTCCCAGCAAAAATCAACTTGAGCGTTAGGATCATCTGCCGGAGCATTCTCGTGTGTTCTCATATTGAGCACATACTCTTTTGGCCACAATTTTAAACCGCCGTTTCCATACATCAGCCCGTTAATAACATTATGGCCACACCAACTAACTACACACTTGCTTAGATCTTTATTTGCTTCAAAGTCTAACTCTTGATTAAAGAATGCCTCGTGAACAATGTTATCACCGTCTACTGTAACAAATCGGTCTGTTTCACTTAATTCAGCGCAGGCTTTGTGTGCAGCATCACTACCCTTGACACCATGCACACGTTTTGCCCAGGGCACCTTGTTTAATAAGTCAGCATAGTTTTTTTCAGCGTTCGGTTCATCGTAGCTGAGATAGATAATATCACAATCAATAATTTTAAATTTTTGACTCATTTAATGTTTTAATCCCGTAGGTGTCGAAGAAGTGTTTAGTTAGAATTGTTATGGCACCGCTTTTTCCTTCGATGTCATGCTCGTGCGGTATGAAATGTTTTGTGTTTTTAATTAATTCATCTAACTTAAACGATATAGTTCTAACATGAAAATTTTTATTTTTTTCTACGTATAGATAGAAGTCTAACGTAACATCAAGGTCTTGTTTAGATAACTTACGAACTACATCCGGACGCAATACAAATCCCCAATGTTTAGTATCAAGGTGGTTTTCAATGATTAGTGAAAAGTCAGCAGTGGCCGGGGGAACAATGGCTAGTGCATTAAAATTAATGTCTGTTCGAAGTTCCTCGTTCACGTTAATCATTATTAAATCATTTTTTTCTAAAATAATTTTAAAGTGATTAAAATTCTGCGTCCCTTCTAAAAACGGACGAACCTCGTGATATGGCATTTTGATAAATGTTTCTAAATCTGAACGAAGTTCGTTAGTCATGCAAATAATAGCACCAGTTGTTTTATCAAAATAAACAAAGTAGTCGTTGCTAAATGTTCCAACAGCATGTGCTTGTGCTAATTCATCTTCTGTTAGGTATTCAATCTCTTCTGACATTTTTACCCCCTAATGATGTAATAATAGCATTAGTTAGAAATGTATCAGTTACATAATGAAAGACGCCACGTTGTAACATATTAGAAACCATTAACTGATTGTCTCCGTTAATATAGCAATCCAACACGTTAGTCCAAGTGCTCGGAATTGGGTCAATATTTTGAATATTAGACTTCATATGCACAAAATTAAAATCAACAGTTGGATGTATTACTTGTTCTTCTATACCTAATATTTTTACTGCAATAGCAGCACTAACATCCATGCTAACCCATTTTTGTTTATTCTTAGGTGCAATATCAAAATAGACACGTTCCCAGTTTGCAACTACAAACGCTAACACATTATAGAAATCTAAAGCAGGTTGATTCTTTTTAAAATAGTGTAGACCGAAGTAAACATTTGGCAGTTGATTTTCAGTAAACATCTTACGATTAACATGGTTTGTTACAACATTGCCTTTAAAATCTAACACATTACTTGCAAAAAATACATCATAGTTTGATAGCTGATCCCATAGACTATCAAACGATCTAAAAACTAACATGTCACTATCAAAAACTATTGTTTCGTCATAAGGAGTTACATGATATAATTTCCAACGATTTTCGACTTTCCATACACTATCGCTTGCTTGGTCGTCGCCGGGGATAGGGATAATTTTATCAAATACTTCTTTATACTCGTCTGGCACTGGATCATTAGTAACTAAGCTAACAAGGCAACTATCTTGGCTTTTGTGTAAACTAAGTGCAAGTGCATATGCTTGTCTTACATAATCAATATCTTCACTATTTTGTGCTAATACCAAAAAGCCTTTCATTATACTGCCCCATCGTCGATTATTCTAGCCATACTATATTTGTTCATTAAATGAACATCTAGTCCGTTAGTTTTTAATGCAGTATATTCGCCAGGAAAGTTTTCTTTTTCAACTAGCAACTTACATTTGTTATCTTTGATGTCTATAATAACATCCTTATCTATAGCATAATATAGCTTTCCAGGCAACGGACTAACAAAGTCTCCGTTTGGATCTCCGCCGTTCATGATATGAATTGCTATGCTAAAAGAAAAATCATTCCTATAGGTAATAGCATCAATGCTATATAACATTCTATAATAATTCCAATTTTCTTTAATGTGTTTAATTAATTCAAAGAATGATTCAGTTGCCTGACTTTTCTTAAAATAAAACACAGTTGCCCAGTAAAACGGAACACTATACTGATTAATATAATGGTAGGGAACACGCCATCTTGCTAGGTCGTATGCCTCTTTATATATTGCAAAATCATATGTATTATCCCATATGTTTTTTAAACTCTCTGAACATACTATATAATCACTGTCTAATACTAGTGTTTCATCATAGGGACTTAGATCATAGCAATCTGATCTAGAAAAGTTTTTCCATTTTAATATCTTACGAGTAACTGTTCCATCGTGGAATGAACGATTCTGCGCCTTGGTAAAATCATTGTTAGAACTAACATCAATAATTTTATCAAACACCTCTTCAGGGTTAATATCAGACTCGTATAGCCATGTCTTGCTATCAGTGACTAATGACACGGGAATTCCTAAATACTCTTTAACCCGTCGAGCAGCAAAGATTGCAATTTTTACGTAGTCAATCTCGCTATTATTTTGAGCAAAGATTAATGCGCCTTTACTCATACTTGATTAAATCTTCTACTTTACGTTGTTTTTTTAGATCAGCATACTTTACATAATACTGATTTGCACTTTGATAATATTGATCAAGAATGTTATTATAAAAATCCTGCAGGTCTTTAATCTGCACAGGCATATTGTTATCGTCAATTAATACAGTATCTTCCGTATATCCAGAATCGATTAGCATTTTGACAAAGCACATTAAATCTCTAGTAATTGTAAAACTTGCGCCGCTTTGATAGTATATTAATCCTTGCTGGAATTCTTCAAATGCTAACTTTCGTTGGCTAGTTAATGCAGCCATAAAATTGGCAGTTTGGAATGCTTTTTCTAATCGTTCATCCATAGATAATCCTACTTGAGTTTATCAAGTAATTATCTATAATTTTAGGGGGAGATTAGAATCCTGACTGCGATGCAGACGGAGCTGATACAGATACGTTTGATCCTGAAGGGCGGAACATTTGAACTGTGCTAGTTAATGTTCCGTCGACGTTTTCGTCGATTGGTGGTCCTGGCGGTTCGCCTGGGCTTGGGTTATTTAAGTCACCTGCATCCTCATCTTCGAATACCATTTCAAGAATTACTTGTGCGCCGCCAGATGCTGTTCTAGCATAGATAAAATAATCGTTTTCAGCATACACACCAGAAGGTGCTTGTTTTCTAAAAATAAGCTGGTTGCTACCAGTTAATCCGTAATAGCCAATAGAGCTAACGCTACCTGAACCTGTTACAGAAGCAGAGTTTGCGCCAATAGAAATAATTCCCATTTGGCTAAACATCAATGACCACGTTTGGTTTTTGTATCCGCTATTACCACCTGAGCGATCTGCACTAATCTGGAAGTTTCCGCCTGCGTTAAAGAAATAACGGGCATGGTCTACGCTACTAAATGTAATTGTGCAAGTGTGTGTTAATGTTCCATTCCATGCACTTGTGCGCTGATACGGAGTAATAACGTTTTCTAAAGAACCTTGATTGCTAGCAACTGTTAGTCTATCAGCAGTAATAGTGTCAGCCATCGAATCGTATTGAGCACGAATTGCTTCGCTAACAACTAAACTAGTAGATGTGATTGTTAAATTGCTACTTTGGTCTGTTCCTAACTGATGCTGTCTGGCTTTTAATAAATCAGTTCTTAAATTGTTCCATTGGCTAACAAGGATTGAATCGCCGACGTTAACTTGACTGCTTACTAAACTTTGCCCGTAGCCGTAGTCATTAGAGCCGGTGCCTAGCACTAGGCTAACTTTACCTTGTATTGAATTATAGTCAGCTGCCCTAACTCTTGAACCTACACCTGGCATAATACTTTCCTTATTATAAAATTAATGCTTCAACAACTTTAACGCCTTCGTCATCGCTAGATTCCAACGCTACTGCAAACACTCCGCTCGCATGTGGAACTGCCATCATAGCGCATCCATTGTCTGCTGCAATTAATTCATCACCCTTTTTAATGCGACCAATAACTTTAACCGGAACACGGCCTTTAAGTGCAACTGGTGTTCCGCCTACTAGTTCACTATTCATTAGATACGCAGGATTTGTAGATACTGCGCCAATAGCACGTTTGCCCCACTTACTAGCTGTGATTTCTTTTTCACCACCAATCATTACAACAGTTCCTGGCTCGTATGTTGCATCTGCTAGATAATTTTCTGCCAAGTCAGCGTAACGTGCTGTAGAAGCTTCACCTTGGAACAAACTAGCAAATAAATTGCCACTGCTATCACGGGCTGCAATTGAGTTTTGAGTTGCCGCAGTTGATGCGCTTCTATATTGTCCGCCAACTTCTAATGTAGTTGCTTTTGATGCAACTCCAACGAAATCATTTGCATAAACTGCTCTAAATTTCAATACATCACTACCAACGTCAGTGCTTTCTGAGACGCCAGGTAATATATCGTTACCAATAATCTTTAAAGGTGTGCGAGTAACACTAGATGATTTGGTTCTAAAAATAATTTTATTAGTGTCACCGACTACGTTTTCAATAACAGGATCAGTAGAGTTTTCAATTGACACTCTTAATACGTTATTATTACCAACAGTATAACCTAAGTCGTTAAAACGAACTAGTGTATTAAATGTTGCAGAACCTGCGCGAACGTAGTCTGCTGCAAGATAACCGCCTAATCTATCTGAATCAGTTGCAGTTCCGTGAAATCTGTCGTCAGCATTAGCAGTTACGCCAGTTGGGCTTCCTACAAGGTTAATACCAGGCTTTAGTTGACCGGTAAATCCCTCAATAGCGTTAACTGATGATAATGTAAATGTGTCATTTGCAATAATAAACAAAGTTCTGTCGTCGACAATCGCTTCAATAATAGCATGTCCAACAGTATCTGTATCCAAAACGCTACGAGAAAGCATTTGTGTTGTGCCTTGGCCTGCAACACCTTGTGGACCTACTAGAATAAACTCAGCGCCGTTCCACGCATACAACTGATCGTTAGTAGTATCATACCAAAAATCGCCAGTTGTTAAACCTGTTGGAGCAGTTGGGGAGATTTCAGCACCGCCAGTTGTGCGGAATTTTGTGCCATCATAAAATTTTAACTTACGTGTTCCACTATCAAACCAGATCTGACCTTTAATTGGCTTAGAAGGCTGCGTAGCTGCGGCAAAGTTTTCTAGCAAAAATACTAGATTCTCGTTTTGCACTTCACCGTAACCGGCATAGTTTTTACCAATAAGTTTGATATCTAGCGTGTTATCGATCGTGCCGTCGGCGATTACCGTAACTTGCGATCCGTCATATTTGTTAATGGTATAGGCCATTGTTTATTCCTCGTTCCTAGTATTTATCGTTTGTTTATAATACAATCTCTGCTCCACTGGATTCCCAAGTCCAAGCGCCGCCGCTTACAACATAAGTTTTAACAGATCTAGTATACGTAATAGTTGCAGCGCCGGTGTTAACCGTGTTAATTACAAAGTCTTCGACTACAGGAACATCAGATCCCGGTAAAACTCCGTAAATTGTTGCTTCGCCCGAAGGAGTTGTTACTAACGTTCCTGTATCCGACTGCCCTAGCGCTGAGCTATAAGTTATGTCAAACCCTGGCGCAACATTTAGAGCAGGGAAACTTACCGTCTGCTTAGTGCATAACACCCTGCAACGAGCTCCATTTGGATATTCTAGCAATGCTGTTTCTGGACTAATAACTGGAAATACTGCTTCTAAAATTGTTGCAATTTGAGATTTTAGGGTAGATTCAACTGTGCTTAACCCTGTAATGTCGAGTTCATATCCAATAGAAGTAGTAGAAACTCTATCTAGCAAATACTGCAAATTAACTGCGTCTGTTGCTTGAACTGGGTCAGAAATGCCTCGTATAATACTAGATGATACGTTAACAACACCTGTCCCGTTAGGGCTAATAATAATATCACCGTTTGTATTAGTAGAACTAATTGTATTATTTTCTAATTTTAAATTAACAACTTCTAATACATCTAAATTTCCAACTGTTCGTAAGCTACTATCTCTAACATATGAACCTAGTCTAGTTGCAGATAACACAGAAATATTGTTAATTTTATATTCTTTATCAGTGTCTAAACTAATATGATCAGTAACTACCCAGTTACTATCAGCAACATCAATTGCATCTTTATTCCATAAGATTGTATGGTCTGTTGTTCCCTTAAGAATGATGCCGCCGCCGTCGGCTGTTGAATCTGTAGGAGTATCAACTACACCTAATTCAATGTTTAAATCTTTAATTGAAGTATTTGTAGTTTCAATGCTAGTTGTTACACCTTTAACTGTTAAATTTCCTTCAATAATAACATTACTATTAGCAGAATTTGCAGAAGTTCCAATATGTAGCATTGCTTCTGGTGCAGAATTAAATACCCCAACATACTCTGTAGTAGGTTTAATATGTATTGCCGACTTGATTACATTTCCGCTCTTAGCTTTTAAAACAATTTCTTGTCCAGATTGCAAGGGAGTAATATTAAACTCAGCATTAGTTACTCTAATTTCAGTCGAAGGGCCAGGGCCCAATGTTAAAGGCAGCGTATTATTAATTGTAACTGCGCCTTGGAATGTTGTAGACTCGTCTGTGACTGATACAAAATCTTCAGGAACTTTAACTTGTCCTGCTTGATTTAATAATCCCCTTGCCTGACTAATAATGCCTTTAAATTCAACACCAGTTAATGAACTAGTGTTGAATCCTTTGTAAATTTTTCCAGGCTTTGCGCCAGTGATAGGAGTTGCAGGAGTAAACTCGTCTTTACTCCAGATACCAAGTAGAGCTTGGCCAACATACATCATAGCTAATGTATGGCTAATTTGATTTGTATCTAAGTGAGTTTCAATTGTTAGTCCTGTAAGACCTTGTTGATCGTTGAACTGCGGACCTGCTAGTGTTAATTGTGTGCCGTCGTAGAAGAATAACTGTTTTCTATAGCTGTCAATCCAGATATCACCCTGGACTAAATTGCTAGGAACTTTATTAGACACAATCGTCCCACCGGATACTCTAAATCCATTGCCGTCGTAGACTTTTAAACGTCCTTCTGTAGTGTCATACCAAATTTGTCCAGTAATTGGATTATTAGGTGCATTAGTGTTTGCAAATGATTCTAGCAGCTTGATAAAGTTTTCATTTAAAAACTCACCGTAACTACTAGAATTTTTACCTACTAGTGTTAAATCAGTTGACGTTTGATCGATTGTTCCGTCGACTACTTCGGTTAAAACTGATCCATCTGTTTTATTAATAATATAGCTCATTATAATGTTCCAGTATAGATAATATAGTTAATTGTTGTGTAAGGATTCATTACATTGAACGGTGTTCCTAAATCAGGAACTGTTAAGTTATCTGTTAAAATACCACCGCTAGTTGCAAGAGCTTGTGCAGAACCAGTTCCACCAGTAGCGCCCTGTGCAGGAATACCGTCATCTACCGGTGCTCCTGGAACATTGCGTGTTGCATAATATTGATTTCCAACTGAGCCGTCGCCCCGTGTTCCACGTAAATCGTGTTCGTGATCCGGAATATTGTTTATTGAAAGATTCTTTTCTTCTCCGCCGGACTTTGCGCCAATAATGTCAGCAGTTACATCTGTAACAACATCAGCAATGCCGCCGCCGGCGTCAACTAAAATAGTGCTGTTATCTTTACTAGGAACAGTTCTACCGTTATCCATGTTATCTCGACCTAACGGGAATCTTCCACGTAAGTCAGGTAAAGCAAATGTGCTAGATCCAATTAATAAGTTAATGTCTTTGTATGCATATCCGATTACGCTAAACAAAGCAGGAAATTCCGAAATCCTAACTTCACTTCCGTCGCATAATAAGTATCCGCCCGGGGCAACTGTGCCTGCATATGGTAAAATTGCACCAGTTGGGACTGTTGCGGCAGAAGCAAATAAAGTTTGTTTAGATATCTTGCGTAAACCTAGGCTTGGACGCAACACTAAAAATTGATCTGTTTGGTATGCGCTAGCAACTTCTTCTCTAGCATCAATCATATCTTGACCGATTACTGTTTGGAATGTCGCTGTGCCGTCGTTAGTTTGTCCGTTGAAGCTAATTTGATTACTTGTAACATCTCCAACTAGTTGGAATAATGTAGGACTTGTTAACCTAGCAGCGGAACCCGAAATGTTACCCGCCAATGATCCGCTAAACGAACCGCTAAACGAACCAATAAACGTTTCAGCGTAAATGTTTCTAAAAGATCTTGTTTCTGAACCGATGTCGTATTTTAAATGTGCAGCAGCTGATCCAGGTAATATAACCGGAACGTCGGATCTAGGATTACCGTTAACATCTAAGAAATTAATTAAAGTCTGACCATGGGTAGTAATATTGCCGCCGAACGTTGAAACTGTGCCAACTGATAATCCGCCGTCAGTTTGAATACTAGTAGTTCCTGTTCCAGTAACAATTATACCGCTATCAGATCGAATATTTCCTGTAACATCTAAGCTTTCTGTTGGATTAGTTTTATTAATACCAACACTAGTTACATTTTCTGTAGAAGTTGCTCTTAAAACAGTTTGTAAATCTCCACTAGCTAATGTTAACTTAAAGTCAATAACACTATTACTGTTTTTAGATTGTAATACTGCGGAGTTAGTATCAGTTCCAATATTAAAACTTAAATCTCCACCAAAACTAATACCACTATTTGAACGAACATTTAATCCATAGTTAGTTGTGCTAACTTGATCTGATCTTAAAAAGCTAGTAGACGGAATTGTTGAGCCTGCAACTACTAGGGCATCTGCTTTACTTGCAGTTCCCCACATTTTAATAGGACTAGTAGAGCTAGTCGCTCCAGTAGTATTGATATTAAATCCGTTACCGATTACATCAAATCCTGCAATGGCAGCTTTTGGAACAAAAGACGTATTGCTTAAGATTGCAATTCTGTCACCGTCTGCATAAAAACTAACAACACCGTGAGTATTATTACTTGTGTCTACAATAGATTCTACATCAGGACCAGTTTTTAATCCTCCGCTAAACTGCGGGCCAATTAAAACCCAGTTAGATCCGGAGAACATGTATAACTGTTGGTTATCTGTATCAACCCAAAGGTCGCCTTTAATACTGTTGCTAACCGCCGGAGCACTAGTAGCTTTCTTTACGCTACCTGCTGCGGTCCAAGTTGTGCCGTCAAACACTTTAAGTTGATTAACACCAGCAGTATTATCAAACCATAGTTGTCCTTGAACAGGGTTGCTAGGTGCAGTTGACTTAGCAAAGTTTTCTAATAAGTGTAAAAAGTTTTCTGCAACAAATTGTGCATATCCTGCGTAATTCTTACCAACAAATGTTAAACTTGTTTCACTGTTAAGTGTTTGGTCTTCAACTACAATAGTAGTCTTTTGCGGATTATTAGTTTCTGAATATCGAACTTGATATGACATTTATTATACTCCAGCTAGACCAGTTAAACTTTGAATACGCACAGTATAATCAATCTGAATTAGTCTGTTTAAAGATTTTTGAACAGGATGGAAGATAACGTGTGTTAATAACAAACTTTGATCTGTTGAGCTATACGATTTTAAACCTAACTCATCAAACACATACTCGCCCTGATTATCGTTAGTATTATCAAATGCGCTTTGACCGCCGGGTTCACCGTAGTCTAAAAGACACGTTACAAACACATCAGTATAGTTTGTGCCAGTAACGTGACGAGTTTCGATGTAATTTCTAGTAGGGTCGCTATTATTGCTCGAGCGATCGTCAACTACTTTTGTATAAGTTTGATTATACAAGCTGGCATTACTGCCTGAACTATTCGGAGTTAGATATGTAATAATACCAGTTGGATCCACGGCTGTTCCGCCGTTACCAAACGCCATCTCGTATATGAAACCCTGACCGCTGTTTGCAATACTTTGCGCTAATGCTATACTAATATTTTCATAGTGAATAGCATTGCGTTTGTTTATAAACACTTCTTTGGTTTCAGGGTTCCATATTTTAATATGTCCCTCAATGTTTAGCCCTGTTAAATCTTTACTTTGCATAGTAATCTCGCATTATTGTATTATTTATCTACTCATATTATCTGGCAGTTTAACTAGTTCTAGTAGGGGTATACCAAATACCTTCTTCTGCTTTTAAGAACGAGTTAATATTATCGTTGCTAGCCGCTAACAATCGCTGATCTCGTAAATCAAACGTAGTTGTGCCTGTATCAAAATCAGTAGCAGTTGTATCTACAATCATTTCTGTTGGGAAATAAGTAATTCCAGACCATAAACGACCTGTTTTCTTTACAACAGTTACTTTTACACCTTCGTCAAGTGCGTTTGATAGCTTAATACTGTTAGTAATTCCGTCCACTGTAAAGTCAGCATCGAAGCTAACATCGCCCTCTGGGCTTTCAGGATGGATGCTGACATTGTGAACTTTGTAATCGTGCTTCTTCAAACGTAGATTTCCAATGAAGAAATTCCATTTGTCAACATCCGCTGAGAACACAGCAGATGAAGTATGCTCTGTTACGCATCTGTATGCGTAGCTGCCAACTTGCACAATGGTTCCAACGCTGTATAGCACGCCGGATGCCCAGGTTAATGCGGTGTCATATCCGCCAACAAACACTTCAATTTCGTTTACAGATGTAGGAATAAAAGGAATTTCAATATCTAACGATCCAGTTGAAGCAACTTGCTCTATTTGAGTATCATCTCTATACGGAATAGTTTCGCTTGGTCCAATATCTTGAACATGGGCACCTGCTGGGTAAACTGGTGCTGCGCCTGTTCCAAGTGTTGCTCTACGTAAACGACTTAAAACATTACCATTCTTTGCAAAATATTCAATACGTTCGCCTCGAATTTCAACAACACCTGGATAATTTCTAGCAGGGTTAGGTTCTTCGAAGTTAGATGCATCTTCTACTTCAATCTCTGTATCATAGAAATTTAACGGGTTAACTAAGGCAGATTGTTTCTTTTTACTTAGACGTTTAAAGTGTGTTCTATTCAACATATCTTTGAATTGCATATAGCTAACAGATGCAGTTGCTATGTTTCTAGAATATGTGATAACATCTATCTTATCATCTAACAACAATGGTTGTTCAAATTTAATGCTTTGTCTATCAGCATTTAACTTGTAATCAACACTAGGTGTTAACAGCGTTCCGTTTTTGCTTACCCATACACTTGAATCGTTAAGAACTGCGCGGCCAAGGACAACGTTTCCGCCAGTTAGCCCAACATAGTTATAATAATTAAACTCATCGGGAGTATAAACAAGCTCAGATTTGATTGTTAGTTGTGTTCGTTGAATGTCAAGAATGTCGTGCTTATACGCAGTAGTAATTTCAACAATAGAATCTACCGCAGGCGCTGTTACAAACTTAATAGTTGAAGGCGTAGCAGGCACAGTAATAATTTGTGTTGGATTCTCTGGGTCAACATAGGTATATCCTGCAGAACCAGGAATAATTGAATACTCTTGTCCTGTAGTAATACAGATGATCAACGTCTTATTCTTGTATGTGTTGTAGACATTTCTGTTAATCTTGACACTTATTCCTGCTGGATCAATATTATAATCTACGTTTACTTTTAACAATACACCGTCAGCATAAACTGTAATGTCAGACATATCTGGTTCATACGGTTTTACTTTTGATTGGTCAACAAAATAAGTTAACTTATTCTTATTAATTGTATAGTAGCTTGTATTAGCAGGACGTAAAATTGTTTGATCAACTCTAACAATTAAATTAGTTGCCAACGGTAGTGAATTACCAATCGGTGCTGATACTAACAGGTCAGTCGAACTACCAGTTGGGTGCAATCTTTCTGTAGTTACTACAGAGAAATTATTATCAATTCCTTCTACGATAACATAGTTAATAACTTGTCCAACAGCGGGTGCTGTTCCAAATCTAATTCCAACACTATTAACGTTTTCGTATGTGCTATCGGTTCTAAATAGCTCATAAGGTTCTGGATTACCATTAATATATACCAACGAACTAATCGATTCTAACCAAGGAGACTTTGTAATAAACTCAGTTGTAGTCCCGTTGCCAACAAAGTAGTCAATGTCTAATACATTTGACCCGTTAAATCCAAAATTAAACAATGCAACAACTTGACCGGCTGTAGGAACTTCTAAAAGTGTTACAGTTCTATCAGCGTAGTTAACAGTATAATCGTCAACGTTTGTTAAAACAACATTATCAACTTTTACTAATACTGCTTCTGCACTATTAATATACTGGCTCATTGCAAATGTATCTAATGCTCCGTCAGCAACATGTGTATCTACGCGAACATTAGCAGCGCCGCTGCCTGGGCGATAAAAGACTTTAATAGCAACTGCATCTACTACTTGTCCTGGAACAACTTCTTCAACATCTGAGCTAGTTGTTGGGGTAACAAATCCATCACCGTCTAATAAAATATCATCTGCTGCTAAACCTGTAGCAGTTTGATATCCAATAAAACCATTGGCATCATAACCTCCACTCAAAGCAGTATCATAGTCAACTTCTTGAGGTTTGATAGAACCATCGCTTGTGCTCTTGCGGAAGAATAATTTGTTATATCCAAAAGTTAAATTGGTATCTGCAGGAATTTCAACTGTAATTGCGTTTGACAATGTTACTAAGTTGGTCACAACATCCACGGCGATTACTGTAGTATTTGTTGGAATTCCTGTTGTTGTGATTCTTGGCAAGTATGAACTTACTAAATCGCCAACTGCTACTCCAACTGCGTTGCTAAGAGCAATCTTAGTAGTGCCTTTAACTTGTATACCCGTTGTAAAATTAGTGCCTGTGCCAACAACTAACTCCGATGCATTTGGTATTGCAGCTAACAATGCGTTAGAGATTTCCATTATAGGAGTAATAGTCATTGGAATTAATGCTACAGACTGCGGGTCTCCCGTTAACTGTGCAGTCGAAGTAGTTCCTGCAACACCTTCTCTAGATGAAACACTTGCAGAAAAGTTAATGCCAGAACTAGATGCTTGAGGTATAATTGAAACGTTGCCTGCGGTTACATCGTATGTAACTTTGATAGTAGTATCACCGTCTTCAAACAGGTCAATTTCTAATTCTTCAATAGTCTTAGACGGATTTGCAGTATTCCAAGCCGCAATAATATCTAATCGCTGTGAAACGATTTTAATAACAATAGTAGCAGCACTTTGTCCAGCGTAAGTATCTTGAACAAGATAGTCTAAGAACGTCACTGGTCCAGAAGAAATTCCAGATACTAATATCTTTTGAATTTCTTTTACGCCTGGAATTGCCGCTACAACAGATACAATATAGGTGTCAGTTGCAACTCCTACACCGCTTACTCGCATACCAACAGCATTTGTAGTGAGACCTGCCGCAGTTAAAGTGTTTCCTGAGATTGTTCCTGTAATGCTTGCCGGAACTTTATTTCCAGTAACTGAAGTTACTACAGTTCCATCTGGGATAACATCCGGCGACAACACTAAGCTGCCGACTTGAATGTTCTCAACTGAGCTAAATTCAATAGTATTAGAACCGGCTGTAGTAACAGAAGCCGATGCTTGCGTAGTCGATATTGATGGTAGCACAACTGTGCTGTTAATACCGTCGCCAACAAATGTTTGCATTGTTGCGTTTGCATTTTTTTGCTGCGCAGTTCCAAAATTTGGATCATCAATTCTAACACCGTTGTGGTATACGTTGATAACTACTCCGTATTCTGGAATATATGGTAGGTCGAACGAATTAGAATTTAATCCTGCTCGAATGATGTAATCATCAAATGTTGGATCAATCTCATCCCAGCGATCTGTAAAGAACGGGAGACTATCCCAACCACTAGACACACTAAAATCTAATCCCGTAATGATAACCCCACCATAGTCGACTCCCGTCATCAACTGTGCTAAATCTTTACCTAGCTGGCCTGTTTGAGGATCATAATAGTATTGAATACGATCGGCCGCATTTAACAACGACCAGTCTTTAATATATGATATTTCAATTACTGCATCCTTAGGTGGAGCGGTATCAAATGTCAATGTTCCGTAGTAAGAAGTGTAACCACGTGATATTGACTTATTAATTGTCAACGTATAATCAGCTCTAATTGTATCAACACCATTTACAGTCACTGAGCTCTTTCCGATTCGTAAATCAGGCGCCCACTTCAACACAAATTGTAATTTACTACCAGTGCCCACAAATGATGCGGTTTCTTCTAGTTCAGTAATAAAGAATGTCTTACTGATTCTATCAAACTTCATCTTAATTAAGTTAGATCTAACAACGCTGTTACCAATAATTGCAACTGCGGTAGCGGGTGTTCCGCCTTCTTCTAAGCCACCGTCAATCACAATCTTAGGAGCAGTTAAGTATCCAGATCCAGGTGTTAATAAGACTACACGGCTTACTTTTCCGTTAGTAATAAAGGCCCTAGCTGTTGCTGGAACTACAGATTGGTTATTTGAATTCTGATCAATAATTCTAACTACTGGCTCAGTTACATATCCGCTACCTTGGTCAACTAATTTTAAACTTGTAATTTCAAAGCCGACATTATCTAACCAATGTTTCCATGGATAGGTTAAGATTGCAGGATCGTTAGCCTGTATGTCTCCGTCAACGTTATATGTAAACATTGGAGAGTTTACGCCGTCGTTTGATACAGGTAACAAGTCAAAGTCAGTTACAGAAGCCTGAGATGTATCAACTTTAGTATACTCACTTACATATTCTCTAATTTGAGTTCTGTATGGTTTAACTTCTGCAACATAAGCTTCAAAGTCTGCAAGATTGTCATTGTTATAAGTAACCTTTTGTTTTAGTTCACCAACGTTATGCTGAACTCTTACAAAACTAGTCTTAAACGCCCAGTCTAAATATGTCTGTTCTGCAAATGCATATCGTAAGCAAGTAAAGAACAAATCTAGATATGTTTGTTTTAAAGTGTCAGTAAAGATCTTATTTTTTAATGTGTTAAGAATAATTCTTAATTCAATAACAGCAGTATTATCGAAAGCGTCGCCGTCAAACAACGCACCGTCATATCCCAATGTAGTATTTGTAAACTTATAAAGTTCACTACTTAACTGAATAGTTCCGTTTTCTGTTCCTACAACTTTATAAGATTGTGTCCAGTCAATCGATGTAGAATCTGCATATTTCTGTAACAATTCCCATCCACCGGTCCCATTAGTTCTAACCTTAACGAGCTGACCAATTTTAACAGTTATCGAATTTAAGTCACTCAATGTGTTAACAGAATGATCTGCAAGCGTAAATTGATTAATACCGGCGGCATACCAGTCAACGTATGACCAATATCTACGTGTATCGTATGCCTGGGATTGTGTGCGAGACCAAACTTTATAATACGGATCGTATGAGTAAATGCTCCAACGATTTAGTGCTTGACTATCGCTTCTAACAAGTGCAGAATAATTTCTAACTTCAAATTTAGTTGTGCTGTCGTAACCTTGACCAGCACTAATAATTTTTATTCCTGTTATCTGTCCTCTAGTATTAATAATTGTTTGTATTTCTGCACCTCGGCCATTGCCTTTAATTTTAATATACGGTGCTGTTAAATACCCGTTGCCTGCATCGACAATATCAACTCCGACGATCTCTCCGTCAGATGATACTACAGGATTAATGGTTGGAACTTTGACCGTGCTTACGCTTGCAAATCTTAATTCTGCATCGGTATCAAATGCAACGTCATACAACGCAGTAATTAAACTTGGAGCAGGATCAAATGAATTTAATGCAGAAATGTCTCTGCTTTCAACAATTTGATTTTCTAACAAACTAGAATTTGCACGTTCAACAAACTGTTTTAACGCTTCAAAGCGATTAACAAACATACCTTGACGCGGACGGAATTCTGCACCGTAACGTAACTTAGGTGGTAAGTTAAGGTCGGGAACTACTTGATTGTTCTGATCTTTTCCGCAAAGACTGTCAAACCATTTTTCTTCAATTGCAGCAGGAAGATTACTGTTAACATCTTCGCTGACCAATCTCCACTGACTATGAACGTTTTGATCTGTTTGATCAATTGTCCAATACTGGACTGCTAAAACAACATCTGCGTCTTGTAATAGAGGCTTAACGTTAACTAGGCTAAACGAGTTTGCACTAGTTAACGCAAGATACTTGTATCCCTCTCCTTTCGGATTTGCAATTAAATTTGCTACGTTGTTAGCAGACATATTTCTACCTTGAGCATTAGGAATAGTCTTCTTATTCTTTACCCAATAGTAATATGTGTTCTTAAATGATCTACTAATAGTATCATATCGCCTTTTAACACTATAGACTGTATCTCCATATAGGCTTGTTCCACTGATGCCTAATGTTAATCCTGCATCAGTATCTGCTTGCTTGTCCCATGCACTTGGTAGTAAATTAGTTTCTACCCATTCATAAACATCAATACTAGCTGTTTTAAATAAAGTGTTCCATGTTGTATTTTTATAAACAACATCGCCACCGTAGCTATCAATAAACTTTGCCCTGCGTAAATCCCACCATAGCATACCAACTTTGTCGCTAGTCCATGCCATGCCATCGTCAACTTTTACGTCATCTCCTGTTCCAATTGAATAAGTTGCAGGGTCGTAGAATGTTTTAAATTTAATTTCTTGCTCTGCAATTCCTGCAATTTTCCCTTGGATAGGATCAATTATATCAATATAAGTTACTAGATCGTTAGTTGCTTTATTATACAAGAACGCCTTCTTAATCTTACTAATATCTGGTTTAGCAGTTTCTACATATTTTGCAGACCATGATAATGCACCTCGGGTCTTTTCATAATTGTAAACTACACCAGATCTTAAAGATAAATCTACTGCATATGGTGCGCTAACTAAAATGTTATTACGTCCTACTGCAAAACCAGTTCCGTATCCGTCTCCCATTCTAGGGCTGTCGTTAACTGACAAGGTTTCTGAATAAATCCATTTTGATGCGTAGCGGTCAAAAATATCAACTCGACCGCTGTCAACTGAATACTCAGTTAACACCATTGTGCCATTATCAAAAATAGTTGCGCCAGAATCAAATTCTGCAAGTTTGTAACTATCACCGTTAGCACTATAAACAACTAGTGTTTCGTAGTCGTTCATAAAGGCAATCTTTGATCCAAAGAATTCTGCGGTTTCAGGTTTATGACTCTCTACTGTTTGATATAGTGTATATCCGTTTGCGCCAAGCTCGTATACTAACACACGACCTTGGTCAAGTTTATCACCATCATACAGCGTTGCACCAACTGCAAGATAAGTTGCAGACGATGATAGTGCAAGACTATCACCAAATTGCTGTGAAGCTAGTGTAGACGTAATTGTCTGTGCTAGCTCGTAATTTCCATCAGTTAAGTTGTAGACAAACACTTTATTGTCTGCAGGGGCTGAAATTGAAAGCGTAGTATTGTCAGGATTAACAACTATTGAATCTCCAAATCCTGCGCCTGCAGAAAGTGTAACATCATTAATAGCAGTATCGTATGAATACTCCCAGCGTGAAATTGTAAATGTTAATTCACCAAATGGTGTAGAATTAGGTGTTTCTGATATTCTTAGTGTAGAACTGTTAACAACTTGTGTTACAGTATGTGGACTAGTAAATCCAGTGCCAGTTACCGTCATACCTACTTCAATGTTGGCAGTGCTCGATACTTTTAAAGTTGTTCCCGAACTGCCAACTGGTTGATATGTTGCAGTTGTTGTAATTGTGTTGTAATCAAGTTGATAAACACAGCCTGTTCCACTGTCATGCCCGGCGGCAGCTACAAACAACTTATTGTTACCAAAGACAATATTAGATCCAAATAGTTGATTATTAACTATTGTTGGGCTTGTAATTGTAGCTACAAGATTTGCAATTGAAGAAGCATCTTTCTTATATAAAGACACAACCCCGTGGCGAGTAGCACCTGTAGAAATTCCATCCTCAGTAGTTTCAATATACTTAATAGGTTTCCAGTAGGCTGTATTTGTAACAGGTATCTGTGTATTTTCAAACAACGCAACATAATGTAATGTAGCTGATTCTACAATATCACCTGGCATGTAAGTATCATTAGTCTGATATTCACCTAACCAACGAGTTGATGCATTACTTGCTTGAGGAGATCCAAGTGCGATCCATTGCCCGTCTAGGGAGACTGCCACAGTCTCAGCAAAGTATCCCACTTCTTGATCAACTATATCTACAGGCTGACAAATAAAAGGAGAAGTAATAGTTTGACGTTGTAGCCAGATTGAGGATCCAGAAGCTTTATCATAAGCAATTACTAAGTTGTTTGTTGTAGAAACTACTGCATAACCCCCGTTACCACTTAATGCTAACTGACGGCCGTATCCTAAATCAGTCCCCGGGGTAGGGTTAACAAACTGTCGTGTAGCATACACCGGTGAATATTCCCACATGCACCATTTACCATTACCGTTATCATCAGTCCATAGTTTTTCACCTGCTTTAATTCTTGCTGGAAGTATTTCGGCAGCAGTATCAATTGATGTTGCACGTTGAGGTGTTAAGAAAAATAATTGAGCAGTTTCTTGATTTACAAACGGTGCATCAGGCGGTGTTGTTAGCGTAGCCTTAATAGTAAACGTGTTTAGACTGACAGAATTAACTTTATAAAAGCCCGAAAACTTATCAACTTGAACAATACTTACATATGTTCCAGGTGTTAATGTAACTTGTTGATCTGTAGTAATTGTTAATGTGTTTGAAGAATACACAGCATTTACAATTTTATAAGACGTAGAAGTATATCTATAGATGTTCCACTCTCTGCCTTCAAATGCGCACCAGATATAATCACCGTCATTTAAAGGATTTGGATCTTGTGATAAAATTTCCTCAACATTATCTAATACTAATGATACTTCTTCTTCTCTAACATATCCCGGTGTCCTTAGAAAAGGAGTGAAGTTTTCTGACAGTTTCCACGGTTGACTCTTGTATCCAAGAGGTTTTAAATAAAGATCGTTAGGCGTCTGTCTAATAATAAAATCAAATTTATCTTCAGGTAACTGAGTTAACTCAAACCCTTGAGGATTGTTCTTAAACAATGCCTGATCCAAGACAAACTCAATGTCCTCAAACGCTGCGCTAGCACCGTATTGGCCAACACGAACTGCCCATTCTTCAAAGAATTTTAAACTCTCTTGGCCTTCTGCACTTAGCACATCAAAGAGCTTATTCAAGCTGTTTTGAGTCCCTTTCTCAATGATCATTCCTTGATAGAACTTATACTCGCTAACATCGTCTTTAATAATGTTAGACAAGTATTGCCTTGGTTGATAACCTGTCAAATGCTGAGCCATAGTCTGTTGGCCGACGTCAAAGTTACCACTATCTAGGCTGTAGAAATCTTCAAATTGTGCTGCCTTATAAGACCAGTTTGGTAGTAAAGCAGGTTCTGGTTTTTCTTTTAACTTTGTCCACTCCGAAGATATAAACTTGTCTGCACCGACTACTGGAGCATTTGCGCTATAGTAGAATTCTTTATACTTAACAATGTCGCCTAGCGCATAATCAGTCCAAGTAGCCCAGTCTTGAATCTTTGCTTGGTCAAATATAAAACCGGCAACATCGAAACTACCGTCCCACTGTGTGCTAACATAACTTGACGTTTTAATACGTTCTTGTCTATATCCACTTTCTGGATTATAAATTACATCGTTGAATAATGTTGTATTATCTAATAACAATACTTGTTCTTTCTGAACTAAGAAGAATGAAGCACCAAAGATACCAGAACCGTCTACAGGTGCATAACTTACATAGTTTCCTGAACGATATGAATTTAAAAAGTTTGGTTCAAGTTTTGATCCGTCAACTTTGAAAATTTCGTAACCGTTAAATTGATTCAATATGTCGTCAACAACTGCGTATTCGGTCTTAATAACAATTTTATTTGCGGCTGGGCTCAACGATATTACTGAGCTTCCGACCGTGCTAAGACCGTCTAGCTTTGTATAATTTCTAAAGTGTGTTACACTATTAATTTCTTCAAAGAATTCTGCGGGGGCAACATTTCTTGCAGCCTTGTAATAATCGCCGTTGTATCGAACAATGCTTCCGTAAGTTACAGGAGTGTCAGGTAACCAGTCGTCCCATTTGTCTTGACCACTTGACCAGTTCTGTGTTGTCCAGAATAAGAATTCTTTTGCGCTAGTTTCCCAGTTGGTAATCTGTGCAAGTGTAGAATTAAAGTCGTCAAATACAAAACCTTGATCCTTTAACACTTCGCCGTAACCAACTAAGAAGTCAACAACTTCTTGAATAGTTCTAAATTTTGTTCCGTATGGAACTACTATCGGAGACGAACGATCCCATAGTCTTCTTAGTATTGCATCACGTCCACCGATAATAGGAAGTTTAGCAAGACGTTGGAAGTTTGCTGTTTCAAATGTTGCCGTTGACACATGGCTAACTGTTACTCTATAAAACGAGTTGCTGTAGGAAACTACAGTTCCAGGAACATATCGCTGGCCAGATGCCCACACACTATAGCTCTCTGAGATTCCGCCCACATTAATTGTAAACCCAGACTGAATCCATGGATAGTATTCAAAGAAGGGTTTGCTCTTACTGTAGCCCTTAACTTCATAACCATCCTGAAGTTTAGTAATAATAACTCCGCTGTAGGTTAATTTTTTAACAGGGCTGCTAGAGTTTAAAACAATTTTGTAATTTTCTTGAGGAACAAATACACCGCCTACTGCTGTTGGATTTTTGCTATCTAATAATAAATTAAATTTTTCTTTACTAGTAAACCCGCCAATACGGTAACTTAGGTTAAAACGAATGTTGTTAAGATCATATACATATTGATCGTAAGATTTCAAGTTGTCACTTAAAATATAGTCAACAATGTAGTTGATAAGACCTGCGGTTTGAACTCGAGTATTGCTAGAGTAAATGTTTGGTAAAACTACATCTTCTGCTGTAATTCTTAGACCAGTATCTTTATAGACTAATTGTCCGGTTAAGTTTCTAACAACCCTTGAACGGTCTAGCAGTTTACCGATAACGTCAGCAGGCTTTAATAATAGTGCAGTAATTAAAACACTAAACGGATAATAAGAACTTCTTCTCCATGCTGCTTCAATAGGACTTACATCACCAAACACAAAGTCCCCTTCGGTTGATGTAGTAATAACACCGCTAGCCATGCTAGAGGTAATAGGGCTCACTACATTGCCGTCTGAGTCAACTGGGATGCAGTTTATCAAGAACGGTCTTGCAAACTTAGCATTTCGAATAATTGGTTTTCCAGGCTCGCGAATTACACCGTCTGATAAATCTTGCCACATAACTAGATTATCTTTAGTGTATGGAGCAGTTCCATATACGCTTGCCCACCACGTTGGTTCAATACTATAACCTAACATTTCCCAAGGGCACAAGTTAGGGCGATCAGTATCTAGCATCCAGCGATAAATTCCTCTCCAGTATCCCGGAACTTCTCTACCGTCCGGAGCTTGCTGGCCCCTATAATTAAATGTCATGCTATTAGCTCTATCAAAGCTCAGAGGTTTAGAAAAATCTCTATCTATTAAGCTAGTCCACTTATAAAAATTTGGCGCAAGAATTTCATTAAATTCTGTTAAAGAATAATCGTTGTCTCGGACATAACTTGGAATAACATCGTGAATGTCAAAGATTGTTGGATCGTATTCAACTTTAATAGTGTTAAAAATACGTTTTTCTAATTCTAAAATTAGATTATCTCGATAATCTCCATATGCTAGAATTTGACTTCCGTCGTGTCCTTGGATCATTTCTCGAGGAGTAATTAAACTTGTATCTAGGTATTTCTTAGGTTCATACTTTGGCCAAATACCTAGCTTAGTTGGTGTTTGTGGAACAAAGCATCCGTCGGTGTTATCGTATTCGTAAATTGTAATAACATCATCATTTTCTAATGTTGCAATAACGTTAACAAATCCTTGATCACTAAATGTGTAATCAATACCGTATAACAATTGATTAATTGATTCGCCCCTAGTCAAGTAAACGCCCACTGCTTTATTTGACAGGTAATTTACATCATATACTGCTGAAAGCGGATACGTCTTAATTCTATAATCAATAACAGGGTATTCATTCTTAATAGCTGATCCATAAGGAATCATGTCGCTAAAATAGTAGGGCGATTTTTTTGGTTTGTCTTTGTTTAATGCTTGTAACACTAAGTCAACATGTTCTTTAGTGGTTGTCTCAACGCCAAGCGTTAACGCAACTGACATAAAGTTACGTTTAAACTGACCATACTCGTCTCTAGCTTTTTCAATTGCCCGAATAATGTTATTAGATGGACTTGCAACATGATACATTCCAATAGACATTGGGCCGCTATGTTGAACAAACTTTGTCCCGTATGGTGTTATATTCCCCATATCGCGAAGATTGTTACTTCCGGGGAATGCGCCAATAAATTTGTTTAACGTATTATCAACAATGCTATTAACGTGATCAATTACTTCACCTAATGTAAAATCTCCCATTACAGAATTTAATGGATTATTTTGTAAATTAATAGGAACTTCGTAGTAACCGTTGCTGTTAATTGCTTGTTTAGCAAACGCCTTAATTGTTAATACATCAGATGTTGTGATGTCAGATGCCAAAACAACTTTTTTATAAACTGCACCGCTAACAATAGACCATAATGCGTTGTCAAGTCTGACACCGTTAATATAGATCCTTACTTCTAAATCATTTAGATTAGATTGATTATCAAATATGTCAATGTCAAAATTATTAACTAGGCCTGAGTTTTTGTAAATTCGTAATGCAGGCTGATAGCTAGCATCAACTAAACTAGTCTGCCATCCGTTTTCGTAAGTTACAGTATTGTTACCTGCTGCTTTAACAAAGAAACCTGTGCTAACTTTTTTCTGTAAGATCTTTTCAACTTCTTTATACTGGAACGTATCAGTTGCTGCGGTAAAATTAAAAACAATGTCGCCAATGTTGTTAATGTTTCTGTATGAAAGCGGAAATTTTAAATAAGTATCAGCAGTTCCACTACCTTGCTTATATTCAAAGATACTTGTTCCAACAAAAGTTGATCCGTCATATACAGTCTTATCACTAAAGCTGATACCATTATCATCTACTACATCAAACAACGGGCTTTGATTTAAACTTGTTTTATTCTGAGCAACATTCCAGGTAGTCCCGTCATACCAACGCATAGTTCCCTGTGCAGTATCCCCTTGACGAACTACTACGACTTGATTCAATACGGGTTCTGATTCAAGAACCAAATGTATTTGTCTGCTTCTAGTTTGTTTAATGCTGTCTTGAACGTCAATAAATTGAACACGATAAATTTTATTTTTAACTAGAGTATCATTATCTGCGGTAAACAAAACTTTGTGTCCGTTAACTAGCGGAATACCGTCCACATTATAGCCGATAGAGCCCTCAATTGTAGAAAATACATCAGTAGTAAACGTATCGATTAAATCTACATCTGTCCCTGCTTCTAAACCAAAATTAAATAATTTTAAATTTGCTGCAAATTCAATGATAGGCCTAACCGCTCTTGTTGTTTGATCAAGGCTTGGAATATTTCCGTTGTATTTTGCACTAGCTTCAATAACATCTTTATGGAACCATTTGTTATATCTGCTCCATGGGTTTCTGTCACGACTTGCACGATTAATAACAATATAATCAACTTGACCAGAATATGCAGTTGCGTTACTAAATGGGAACTCATCAAACTTAGTATCATCAAATAAGATTGATATTTCTTCGGAATACGAAGTAACTAATTCTAACGATGCTTCTGGAATTAAAACAATCTTAGATCCAACTCCGTCAACGTAAAATTGTCCTGTAGCATATTCAGTAGGAAGAACGTTACCTCCAAACTGAATCTTCATACCGTTGCTTAACGCTGTTCCGTTAGGCAACGTGTATGTCTTTTTGCCAATTAATTCAGATTCAACATTGATTTCTGTATTATCTTTAATATCTAATACATGAAAAACTCCACCAAGATCAATGTTGTTTTCGCTAACATAAAATAATACATCTGGACAATTTTCAGGAACTGTAAAAGTTACAGAACCTTTCTGCACAGCATGATTATCAACTGCTAATCCTGGACTATAGCGATTATCTGTTCCTGTAGATCTAACAGTTTTAATGCTAAATGGCTCGCCCGGAGTGTCAATATCAAAGTGATATGTTTGTCCTCTATACAAACGTAAAGTAGGGTTGCGGGTTAGTCCATTAGGAGTAAACAGATACTGCTTATCGTCAAGTTCAGATTCGATCGTAACAGAGTATGTGCTTGAAATTGCACGTTGTTGACCGTATATTGTAATAACATCTGGACCATATGGTAGCCAATAATATTGTTGGAAATTTACAAACTTATCCCAGTCAATATGAGGATCCCAAGAATAAAATTCTTGCTTATTCAATCGGCTGTGGTTCTTTACGTTTGCGCCGAACGTTTCTAGTTGATTAATATAATCTTGATAATCTTTAAAGAACTCAGTATTTCCTAACGTATCTTCAATAGTAATACTCGGCTCTAATTGATAGTTTGTTCTATTTGCCGTAGGCGCAGATACAAAAATGTCATTACCTGTTGTGGCTTTAGCGTTCTTTCTACCGATATAACCGTTAATCTTTTTAACTGTTCCGGGTTTAACTAATTGCTCAATTGTGGCCTGCAAGAACTTCTTGTTAGCATCGGACCTATAAAATCTAGGAAGAAAGTTAGAGATGCCGTCGTCGTTTGGATTGATATTATCAGCCATTGTTATCCCGTTTAATTACTTGTAATTGATTGTTGTCCTACTGCGTTGCTTGTAACAGTAGTTGAACTAATTGCTTTAATTGTGCTTGCAGTTATACCAGTTATAACTTCAATATCGTCAACAGTAGCACCGTTGACAAATAACTCATTACTATTTGCCTTAATTTCAAATAAACTACCAAAGTTTAATCCGTTTGCTTTAGGAACGATTACAAAATTTGTAATGTTCGGTGCAAGCTGATTCATAACATAAGTTGATAGTTCTGAGAAGTAGAATGTATCTCCAAAGTCCCAGTTTTCTAAAACAAAGAATTGATTCATTGCTTGTAAAACTTGTGACTTAATATCGTTATCAGAAATAACCTGCGAAGAATTTTTCACAGCCTTAAAGGTTGCTTGTAAATCACTCGATGCACTTGCACCAAATAAAACTTTATATTTTACCGGATGGTAAATGATCTCATCGCTAATTGATTTAATAATATTCAAACTAGGTGCTAAGGTATTATACAATGCATCGCTGCTTGGTGGTAAAGGCTCTGTGCTTCTAGCACCTGATAAGTATTGTCTAAATTGTGTATCGTAGGTCTTTGACAAAATAAACACATCAATGATATTGCTTGATCCTGGGTCAATTCTTGACTCATAGTCAGCATTATGAATGTATTGAAATTTAAGTTTATCTCTTCCTAAGAATACTTTATAATCTAAAGAAACTGTTAACGTTGATGTTGTTTTATTTAATTTTTTAACAACTCCAGTATCTATAAAATAATAATACTGACCGTCAGTTTCATTAAGATAAGATCCTAAATCATCTTGGCTTGATAAGATTTTTACAATGTCTGCATCGTTATTAATATAACGATAATCTTCTTGCCCTAATGCAACTTCGTATCGTTCTAATACAATATACTTTGTTAAAGGATCGCCAACTAATGGACCAACAATATTAGTAAAACTGTCTGGATCATTAACAACACCATTATCATCGGGATCTGCAAATGTGACTAATATTTTCTTATTGTCAACATATCCGTCGAGTCCCCTATACTCTGAAACAATATCCCAAAGTAAGTCATTAGTATACGCAGTAGTTGAAGATGGTAATGTATTGATATTCAATACTTTAATATTGTCTTTGACAATCGCATTGGACTTGCTGTCATATATTTTATTTGTGCTATCAAAATAGAATCTAACTTGTTTATCGCTTTCAAAGATATACTGCTGTTCTCTACTTGTCACAGTATAAAACTCATTGTCTGTAGTAAATAATAACAACCAACTTGAGTCAAGTTGTTGATTTGACACATCACCTTGCTTACCTAAGCTGAATGAATTCTTAGAATCTAAGTTAGATTCAAATATAATCTGCCACGTCTTTGTTGTAGTTTCATAACGTAATCCAAACGGCTTATTAGCAAAAATAAGGTCGATCATTGTTGTGATTACTGAGCTGCTAATTACAGTTCTCCATTTAGGAATAATTTGAGATACAGTTGCCCTCGATGGCATCACTGTGTTTAATTTAATAGGGCCAAAGCCTGTTGATAAAACACCAGTGCCGTTGGCAGTGCCGTCACCACTAACTGAAACTACTTCGGCCCATATATAACTTGCCGATCCTAATGTAGTAGGAGTCCCTGCTACTAGAGCATTGTTGTTGTTAGTATCAAAATAATATCCTGTTGGTGCTAAAAACTTAACTAAAGAACCTGCTTCGATATATTTTAAATCAGTTGCAGTATATTGACCAACTTTATATGTTACAGTTGGTGCATCGGCGTCGCCGATATAACCAGTTGCCATTCCAGAGTCAGTAGTCTTATTATACCATGCAATACTTAGACTTGCAGTTGCTAACTTTAAAAATTTTGTATAGTAATAATTTCTTAAACTTGCTCGTTTTAAAATATCAAATATATTATTGTAGATAACACCTTCGATGTCTGTTTTAGTAACATAACTAAAACGGAATTTATCAGTAAATTGCTCTTGATATAACACACCGTCGTCAGCAAATAAATTTGTGCTAGAATATTTTCCAGTTGGGTCAACTAGATCAAAATAACGACTAATGCCAGAACTTGACCTGTTTACTGCTTTTATTTTTGCAACTTCTTGATTTGTAGACAGTGGACTAATATTGTAGTCTTCGCCAGTAATCATTCTATTTTGTGTATAATAGTTTTGAGGGGCGTTAGTCTTAATGCTAGTATTAGATTCAGTTGCAGATGCGTTTGCAACTGAACTTGGTAAGGTTAATGTAATAGTAACTGTTTCAACTTGTCCTAGATGAGACGTATAAGGAATTGAAATAGTAATTCCCCTCATGTCTTTAGGATTAATTGTATAAGTTAGTGCATTACTTGTTCTATAATAGGCACGGAATGTTCCAAGTGGTAAATTACCAAAAGTGCCATCACTGAACACTAGGCTTACTCGATCGCCTGCGCGAGTTACAACTCCGTAAATGTTACGAATACTTTTATTCAAACTATTATAGATAATGTTGTTACCTTCAAAGCTAGGAACCTTTGTCCATAATTCTGACTCTAAGCCATTCTGACTTAGTCTGTATAACCATACATCATCGTTATTAATATTAGTTGCATCAATATCAACTGACTCGTTACTACTAGGTTGTGATATTGCAAACGATCCAGTATTAAGGGTTCCTTGACGGAAGTGCATAAAAAATCCAGAGCTTCCGGATGCATAACCTTTACCGTCATCTCTGTAGATGAAGGCTGGCTTGTTTCCAATCTTTGGGGGTTCTTCGTAGATAAACGATTCTCCTGCAAAGCTAGTGCTTACAATTTCAAACGTCATTGAACGTCCGTCTACAGTTTTAGTAAACGAATAAACAGGAATATCAGTATTCACTGAATCAATTCGGTATTGTTCGGTTGGTATTCCGTAAATTGTGGCGGCATCGTCAGGATTTCCAAATTGTCGAGTTGCCGGAATAGCAGCATTAACAATCCTAATAAATTGATCATACCAAGACGAGTTTGCTGGGTCGTTCCAAATAATATTCTGGTTAGCTAAATTACGTCCGTTGCTGTCTAAAATAGTTTGGGTTGTTTGGATAGAACTAAACTTCAATAGACCGTTTGCAGGAATGTTTCGCTTTGCATTATAACTTAGCATACGTGCTAGGCGTAATACAGATTCCCTGCGTTCTGCTAATTCTAAGAAGTTCTCACGGGCATTTAAATCAACGCGGAAAGCTATGCTTTGGCCCAAGAATGCAATCATATCTATTAGGGCAAGGTATTCGCTAGACTCAATATAATCGTTGAAATCTTCAGGATAATTTTGACGCAGATAGTTGATCATAGTTCTGCGGAGATTCTCAAAGTCGTAACTTTGGAAGTCTGCATTACGGAAGGTTTGATAAATTTTCTTCCAATCTTCTGCTACAAGAAGTCTATTTTGTCTATCTGTTGCGCTCATGATTTATCCTATATCTTGTATTTATTGGTTAAAATTATCTACGCACATTATTGCGCAAGAAGACCATTGTTCTGATCAAACCTTAACTGCATAGTCTGCGAGACGTTGTAAGGTAGGTATGTTAAGTGGCATTGTATTTGAATTCCACTTTCATATTGTGTTACTGATATCTGATCTGCAACTACTCTAGGATCAGAATTCATGATGTTGTTTACATTTTGTGTGATTAAATTTTTAACTTGATCAGTTAAGGGTTCAAACAAAACGTCCCAAATAATAGTGCCAAATGACGGGTTCATCAAGCGCTCACCCTGGCGAATGTGAAAGTGATTTATAATATCTTGCTTGATTAATTCAAGATCAAATAAATGAAAATTTTCTGTTTCAGGATTGATTGTGCTAAAACCTTTATAAGTTTTAGGACCTAGTGCAGACTCCTGTCGTGGTGCTTTTAGCACAACTTTACTGTATAAATTAGCGTTTGAACTCATTATTCACCTGCCTCCTGTTGTTCTTCTTCTGTGGCAGGCGCAGGTGGCCTGTCAAAAGTATCTTTTGGTGTTGTATATTCTTTGAATGCTTTAGGCTCTTCTAATTTAGGAGAAGCCGTTGCTGTTGTTTTAGATGCTAAATGACTCAATGGATCTAAATTCTCATGGCCTGCCCATGGCTCGGTTTGCGGAATCCTATTAGCCTTAGGTGCGCTACTTGCTGCTGCTGCGCCAGGACCATTCATATGAATTGCTGCTGCGGTTTCTAAGTGATTACCGCCTGCTTTAATATTGCTAGTTCCGCCAACTGTTAGTTTGCCGTCAGCGCCTGCTTTAATTTCATAATTTGCGCCAGCAGTTGCTTTAAAATTAGTTGCTGCATTTAAATTAATATTTCCCCCTGCGGTTAAATTAATATCTCTATCAGCAGTAATATTAAAATCATTTTCAGTATGCATACTAATACTGTCGGCGGCATAAATGTCAATTTTACCATTACTGGTTAGTTCAATCCATGCAGTGCCTCGACTATTTGTAATATAGATTAGATCTTCGCTGTTATGCAAAAGAATCTGATGTCCAGTTCTTGTTCTAATTCTAATTAATTCATTATGAGGTATTGTTACTTCGGCGCCCGCAGGACCGTCGTCTTCCACTGATATGTATTCGGGAGGTCCTTCACCTGCTTTTGTCTTGCGTAAAAATTTATCATCGCCGTCATCCATTACAAATGTTGACCCGCCTAGGCGACTAACTGGCATAGTTACTGACGACTCTTTTGTTCCAACTTTTCCTCTTGGTGCACCGTCTTGTTTGTCAAGAGGTCCAGGTGTGCTAATACCAAACACCATACTAGGAGTTTCTCTCCTAGAACTACTTGAAGTGATGCCTCGAATATCATCTTTAAGTAGTCCTTGATTCTCTAATACTGTTGCAAACGGATGAGCTGGTTTTGGAACTCTTGTCGTATCAGTGCCGGGCTCGGGGTTTAAGTTTTTATTAAATTCGCCAACAGGGACTCGTTCTTCTGTTCCGTCAATATTGAAGGTAGTTGCAGCAAGACCAGGCGTCATAAAATTCATATCGCCCATTGGGACTCCGCCTAACCAGTAACCGTCTTTAGAATTACCATTTATAAAAATAACAACAACTATAGATCCTACATCGGGCGGAACCATCCACATGCCGTATGATTTTTGTGTGCCGTTAAAATCAGGGTTCTCTGATAAAAATTCTTTGCTGGTAAAACCAAAGAACGGGCTTATCATCTTAACAGTTTGAACTTGGCTCTCGCTTGCGGTGTTTCCAGACGTTCTTAAAATTTCAACTTGTATCTTTCCGTTGTATGTATTGTCAAGGTGGCCTACTACCCTTGCTAACTGCGGGTATCCTGTAGTGTCCTGGTCTGGCCTGTCTTGCGACGGGCGTGATTCTTCATTGTCTGACATGTGTGCCTTTATCCGTTAAAATCTCCCAAGTCCTCACTGGCTTGGATTTCTTCTGCTGTTCTTAATTCTGTTGGAGTATCTGATAACTCCTCAGGTGCTGGAGTGTTTTCAGTTGTTGTAACTAACTTAGACGGATCGGCTGGGTTTGTGTTTTCTTGACCGTAACGTCTAAATCCATTTAATACTTGAGTAAACTGTCCGCCTTTAAAACTATTTTTTACAGTTGTTAATTTGTATAGCCCGCTAAATTGTTGGACTGCTACTGTATTGCCAAAGTCATACATTCCAGTGGCTTGATTAATATCAATTGGTGTTCTAAAATTTACAATACAATCTACTTCCCCAGTCTGATAGTCAACAGTTCCTTCAGAATTTAAATTTGAATAGTTACTGGACGAAGCTGTATAGTTTCCCATGCCACTAGTGTATAAGAAATAAGGATCTCCTACAATTTCTAACTCTAAGTTTTGCATGTCTTTGCCGTTAATAATTGCATCATGAAATAATTTTGCAACTCTAACACCAATTGTTTCTGTTCCGCCGCCGCCTTTGCCATCAGTTGTAGTCTTTGTTTTACTATATGATACTTGTGATGGAAGACCTTCACCGGGTGCGGGCGGTGCCTCTCCTGTTGGTTGTTTAACTGTGCCGTTTTCTTCAGCACCAACTGCATTGTCTTCTTGAATTTTTACATCTGCATTTCGTGTTCCGCCGTCCGCTGTCATCATTTGTTGAAAACCGTTAGCAATTTCAATGTTGAATCTAATAATGTCTACGTTTTTACCAGTATAAATGTAATTGTATTCCTTAACTGCTTGCTTCTTAAGTTGATCAAACCCCGGAGCTGCAACGTTTGGTGGTGCTAGTCTGCTGGCATGTGCTTTATACGGAATAACTCTATACACGTGAAGAAGCGGTGCTTTACCAGTAACTGGATCAGGCGTTGGACTAATCGTGTATGTTTGCGTTTCGATTCTCCACCAGTCACGCATACCTTCAGCAGACAATGGGGTGCTTGAATCTAACGCTTTAATTGCAAATTCACTATTCAATATTACATTATTAATACTAGTAGCAATGTCGCTATTTTGTGGAAACTTAAAATCACTAACTTCGGGATCAATCTTTTGATTAGCTCTAACCATTACTTCCTTTTTAGGGTCATAGACTTCTGTCACTTTACCCATAGGTGCATCGCCTCGACGGGATAAATCATATCCCATTTTTGCTTTGCCTATTGCATTGCACTCACTATCATTTTGAATTAATGTTTGATTCTTAGAACTCTGCACAACTCCTAACTTTTTAAATAGGTCACTGTTTGCGGCGCCTGCTGGTGGTTGTGTAGCAGACGAGTCGTCTTCTGATTGAGATCCACTTGAACTTGCAGCCGATGCTATTTCATTTGGGAATATAATTAAATATTCGTCTGCTTTCTTAATACCTTGATCTTTTTCTTGTTGCTTGGCTCGTTTGTTTAAAGCTGCTTGCAAACTATTTTCACCGGTTTGTAACATTTCTTGGACTGTCTTTCCCGTTACAGTCATATCGCTCTTCAGCGTTGAAACAGACTTACTGTGAGATTGATCGTTCCATGCAAATGCAGATACAGAGTATGTGCTGCCAGCACCTGTAACATTCATACTAATGTTTTGAATCTTAATAGGCAAATATCTCGACGTTCCGGGGATCTTTTGTGGAATACCTTGTTGATCATTACCCCTAAACTCAATCGTAATTAAAAACGGGGCATCTCTAAAATTATTATAACCTAACTCAAATGCCGCCTGTTGGCAGCTTGTCATAAACAAGCCCATACTATAAGGTTCAACAATTTTAAACTGTATATTAGTAGCGTTAGTGTTTCCTGTCTTTCTCGAGTTACCAATAAATCCTTCAAACGTTAATTCAGTCATAAAGAATTCAAACTTCCCGTATGGAGTTTGCACCCTGTTGTTCGGATCAGCACTGGCATCTTTTAATATTAACTTTGGTGTAACTCCTGCAAGATAAGTGTCGTCAGGAAAGTTCACTTCGTTAGGAGATAACACACCTAACCCAAGAACATAGTTATAAGTTGCGTAGTTGTGTAAGATATTCGGTGCAGGAAGCTGTGTTGAAAATGTTACTAAATTTTTATTAAAAGCACCTAGTAACGAGGTGCCAATACCTATCGCGCCAGATATTGCGCCAGCAGCATCTTTAATTGCACCTGCAAGACCCGATGCAGGTCCCGATGACGAAAAGACATTCTTAACGCTACTCACAGCGTTAGTTGCCATTGAGCCAATATCAAATCCCATATTATAATCCTAATACTGAAAACAAACTGCTGCGTTTTGGAATATAAATTTGTGTCCCAGGTGTAAAGTCAAAGATTGGATCTTGCAAAACATCTAGATTTCTTTGAATAAAGACCCACCATAACTCTGCGGTGTCATATAAGTCATATGCTAATAAATCAGGACGATGTGCATATTGCGCTTCGATTGTGTATAAAAAGTCATCAGGCTCTGAACTAACCGGTCTGATAGTTAGTATCCCTAGATAATCTTTTGTAACACTTGTTTTTGCCCAAGGGCTTCTTGCACCATAAGTTGCCATATTAAATGTATCCTGGTTTTCCGTTCATATATCCGCCTTGGACAAAGTTTTGTAAACTAAATGTCCTTGCGCTGTTTCTGCTGTATGCTGGTTCACAATAAACGACAATTGAACTCTTGGTAGGAACATAAGAATTTCCTCCGCTAATTGCACCGCCGATACCAAATCCGCCTAATAAACTAGAAACGTTAGCAACACCACCTGCCACATCACTAATTGCCGATGTCACTGATCCTAGGGCACCGCCAAATGCTCCACCAAATGCTCCGCCAATTTGTCCGGCAAGCCCGCCGACGGCATCAGCCGCACTTTCTAGTTGACCCATACCACTTCCTACAACTGGTGCTGCAATATAATCACACTTATCATCTAACGAAACTGTAAATTTAGTAATAACAACTGGCACGTTCTTAAAAACATAATTGCCATAGCCGTTTAATAAAACTAACGGAGGCGGATTGCCTGCAATAAAATCACGACCTGTGAACATTTTGGTTATAGATCTTAAATAATGCACAGCGGCAATCCAATACAATGCTTGAGATGCGTCTTCTACATAGAACGGTGCAGTAATCTGAATAGATCCGGGCTTACTGTGTTCAAATGTTTGAAACGCAAAATTTGAATGTGTTGGATGGACCGGAGAATATTTTGCTTCAGACTGCATATTAATAGTCGGAGTAAACGGAAACACTAGGCCGCCAGCTTCTTTTAGTGGCTTTAATACCGGACTTGAACTAAATGCCGGCCATGTTGGAATGCTAAGACGAACACGCCAATCTGCCTCATCTTCAGCACTATCAAATAATGATACTGCTGCCATGACATTACCAATTAATTCGCCAGCTGCTGGCAAATTAAGGCTTCTAATGCCCTTCATAATGTCTCCGCCTTTGGCGAGATCAAGTGCAGAACTAAGGTTTTTACCTACACTTGCGGCGCCACCTAGTGCGCCAAACGTTGCATTTGCGGCGCCAATTTTAGATGTAAAACCGGCTGCTGAATCGAATAGTCCCATATGGATCTCCTGATACTCTATTTATTTGACAAAATTAAGTGCATAGTTTATAATATACAAAAGAGGAATAATCAATGGCTACAAAAGTCAATTACTTAAACAACAAGGATATGTTGGCAGAAATACATAGAAGTAAGAGCTCATATTGCTCGTTTACCAAGCCAGAATATCACCAATACGACATTATTTTACCTAGCGTAGACAAGATTAACATCCGCACTATTGCAGAGGCCAAGCGTAATAAAGCCAAACGACTAGGAGATTTAGACTATGCTAATCGTAAAAAGGCAGGCGAAAAGGTTAAGCAAGCAGATTGCGAGGTAGATTACAAAAAAATAAGCAAAGAAGAACTAGTTTTTAGGATTATGACATTTGATCATATCCCTACTAACGGTATTCGAAAGAAGAATCCAAAGAGCACAGCAGATCGTCACGACAAAGTTAACTTTCCACCGTTCCAACATTTTATGTTTAACGAAGAAGGAGAGTTAGTGTGCGTTGGAAAGAGTCATTGGAAGGGCGATTTAGTCAAAGGTCATTTTGACAAAGACGCAGGACAAATTACAGACAATCTAGCTCGCATGATGATCAAATTATGCGAACGATATGCTACTAGAGGGAACGTTCGTGGATATACTTACAACGACGAAATGCGCGGTCAAGCAATACTTCAACTTACTCAAATTGGTCTTCAGTTCGACGAGAGTAAGTCGGATAATCCTTTTGCTTATTTTACTGCCGCCGTTACTAACAGTTTTGTTAGAATCATCAACATAGAGAAACGTAATCAGAATATTCGAGATGATGTGCTAGAAATGAACGGTATGAATCCTAGTTATTCTAGAACCGGTGCTGGCGAACATGCGGCTGCACTAAAACGCCACAACGAGGACATGGGTGAATGACAAATCTGTTTAAAAAAGTTGCCTGTTTTACAGACATACACTTTGGTTTAAAATCAAATAGTAGTGTTCATAACAAAGATTGTGAAGACTTTGTTGATTGGTATATTGCTAAAGCAAAGGAGGAGGGTTGTGATGTTGGAATTTTTATGGGCGATTGGCACCATAATCGTAATAGCCTTAATATCACTACTATGGACTATAGCCTTAGGGCCTTGGAAAAGCTCGGTGCGGCGTTCGATCAATTTTACTTTTTCCCTGGCAATCATGATTTATATTACAAAGACAAGCGGGATATTCATTCTGTAGAGTTTGGCAAATATATTCCAGGAATTACTGTAGTTCACGAACCTACAACCATTGGCGATGTTACACTTTGTCCGTGGTTAGTAGGCGAAGAATGGAAAACTGTAGGCAAGAAAGGTGGCAAGTATATCTTTGGTCACTTTGAATTACCTAACTTCTTTATGAACGCCATGGTTCAAATGCCGGATCACGGTGAGATTCAACTAGATGCGTTCAAATCTTACGAGCTAGGTTTCAGCGGTCACTTCCATAAGCGTCAGCAAAAAGGCAATATGATCTATATTGGCAATGCCTTTCCACACAATTATGCAGATGCGTGGGACGACGAGCGTGGTATGATGATCTTAGAGTGGGGTGGCAAGCCAGAATATCACAGCTGGCCAGAACAACCAACGTTTAGAACTGTTAAACTAAGCCAACTTATCGACGAAGCGGACACGTTAATATTGCCCAAGCAACATTTACGTGTTACACTAGACATTGATATTACGTATGAAGAAGCAAGCTTCATTAAAGAAAAGTTTATTTCAGATTACGATATCCGAGAACTTACGTTAATTACGGAACGTAAGGAAGTTGAAATTAATACTAACATTGACATTCAAGCATTTGAGTCAGTGGATCAAATTGTATCTAGTCAAATTATTAATATTGAATCTGATCAGTTTGACAAGAACACGCTACTAGCGATTTATAATAGCCTATGATCAAGATTAAAGATTTAACTGTAAAAAACTTTATGAGTGTGGGTAACCAAACTCAAGCAGTAAACTTTGGTAAAGAAAACCTAACCCTTGTCCTCGGTGAAAACTTAGATCAAGGAGGTGACGACAGCGGCTCACGCAACGGCACTGGTAAAACAACCATTATTAACGCACTAAGTTTTGCTTTATATGGTAACGCACTTACTAATATTAAAAAAGACAACCTAATTAACAAGATTAATAACAAGAATATGTTAGTTACATTGTCATTTGAAAAGGATGGTGTCGATTATCGTATTGAAAGAGGACGTAAGCCTACTATTATGAAGTTCTTTATTGATGACGAAGAACAAGGTGCAGAGGAATCTGATGATAGTCAAGGCGATATGCGTGAAACACAAAAGGATATTGACGAACTTTTAGGTATGAGTCACGATATGTTTAAAAATATTGTAGCTCTTAATACCTATAGCGAACCGTTTCTATCTATGAAAGCAAACGAACAACGTGTTATTATTGAACAGTTGTTAGGAATTACGTTACTAAGTGAAAAAGCCGAAACTCTTAAAGAGTTAATTCGCGACACAAAGGATGCAATTACACAAGCAAGTGCCGATATCGAGGCCGCAAAAAAGTCTAACGATAAAATTCAACTTAGTATTGATAGTTTACTTACACGTCAACGTGCATGGAATACGCAAAGAGATAATGATTTAGAAAAGATAGGTCGTGCGATCGTTGAATTAGAAAATGTAGATATTACAGCTGAACTAGAAGCACACGCAAACTTAAAAACTTATCTAGAGCAAACTGCAAAACTAAAAAGTCTGAACAAAGAGAAAGCCACGCTAGAAAGCGCGACAGCGCAAGCGGAGCGAAGCGTAAAGAAATACGCTAGCGAGCTTGCCGCCTTAGCAGGTAAAAAATGTCACGCTTGTGAGCAGGATCTACATGATCATAAACATGAAGAAATGACTGCTACTGCCCGGCAACACCTTGACGAGGCGCAGAAGTATGCAGATAAAGTTGCCGCAGATCTTAAAAAGATTACAGACGAGATCGGCGACGGTAATATGCCAGCACGTCCCGACACATATTACGACACAGTTGAAGAAGCACTTAAACATCAAAACAATCTTAAGACATTAGAAACACAATTAGAAATTAAAGCAGGTGAAACAGATCCTTATCAAGAACAAATTGATGAGCTACGCAATACAGCTATGCAGGAAATCTCGTGGGATCACGTAAATGCACTTAATGTTACCAAAGACCATCAAGAGTTTTTGCTCAAGTTGTTAACAAATAAAGATTCGTTTATCCGTAAGAAGATTATCGATCAAAACTTAGCTTATTTGAACAACCGCTTGACTTATTATCTAGACAAGATGGGCTTGCCGCATACTGTTACATTCTTAAATGACTTGTCAGTTGAAATTATGCAACTAGGACAAGACTTAGACTTTGATAACTTGTCACGCGGAGAACGTAATCGTTTGATTCTCGGCTTGTCGTGGGCGTTCCGCGATGTATGGGAATCGCTATATCAACAGATCAACTTGTTGTTTATTGACGAGTTAATTGATAACGGTCTAGATGCTAGCGGAGTTGAGGCAGCATTGGGCGTATTAAAGAAAATGGCTCGAGAACGCAAGAAGAATATCTTCTTAATTTCGCACAAAGACGAATTAATTGGACGTGTGAACAATGTATTGAAAGTTGTTAAAGAGAATGGCTTTACTAGCTATGCTAACGACTTGGAGATCACCGAGTGAGACGAGAAGAAGAGACGCATGACGAACTCATGCGAGCTTTTAGACAATACTTCGAAGCTAACCAAAAATGGGTTAATCGAGGAACTAGACGTGCGGGCATGGATGCCCGCTACTGGTTAAGTGAAATTAGGCGCATTTGTAGCAAACGTCGTGACAGCATTATGGCGTGGCGCTACGATTTAAACGAAAAAACGGCAGAAAAAAAGGCTCAAAAACAACAGGCAAAAGATGACAGCAATGATAATTAAAGCATGTCATGGACTTATCAAGGTAACATTGTTGAAACACTTCCCGAAGAATGTGTTGGCTTCGTATACTTGATAACCAATGTCATCTCTGGCAGGAAATACATAGGCAAAAAGCTCGCCAAGTTCTCAAAGACCACAGTTAAAACTGTGAAATTAAAGAATGGCACCAAGAAGAAAAAGAAAATACGCACAAAAATTGACAGCGATTGGCGCGATTACTACGGTAGCAGCCCAAACTTAACTAAAGATATAGAAGCACTAGGCACAGAAAACTTCACAAGAGAAATCCTATATTACTGCAACTCCAAGGCGCAATGCTCATACATAGAGGCCAGAGAACAATTTTCCCGCAAAGTCCTTGAATCGGACGACTACTATAATGGTCATATACAGGTTAGAGTCCACGGTTCCCATATATTAAAATCTTAGGCTAATCACACAGTTAGGGCTCGCACCGGCTAATTTCGGGTGCCGAACAGAAGAAACCTGGTTTAACTACGCAGGGATCCGCAGACTTGCCGCTGTAGCAAGCACTTAATCACTATCCTTAACAGGACGACGATCGCTTAACACCTGCGGTTTGATTATTTGAATAGATTAATATAGGGAAAATGAAGGGAGAAAAACCCTACGTTACTGCATAAGACAGCGTTTGTGCAGTAGCCGCCGTTGGAAAGACGGAGCTCGTGGTATCGGCCAACCGCCACTGTAATGCTCTAACGCTAGTGTGACATTGTGCAACTCAGATAATGTTCATTTTTTTAGCCCGGAAACGGGCTAAGTGTGACTGAACAATCTAGATAATATCTTAACGCTTCGCGTTTAACTACAAATATAAAAGAAAAACAATTTGTGTTTGAGCGATAGCGAAAAACACAGTTGAACGTAGTTCAACTTTAATAAATATACAATATTCGGGATTATCATTATGAAAGTATTAGACGTTATTAGCGAAGGAATAACCTCACGCTACATAGCAAAAGAAGTAGTAGATCAGATTGCTAAGAGCTGGTTAAAGGAAATTAAACTTTACAAGCAAGAATTCGGTGTGATTCCTAAATTAGATGAACTAATTGATTTTGCGCCCGCTGAAAAACTAACTAAAGAAAAAGCCATAGCCCGTGATCCCGAAATTCAACAAAAGGCCTATAAAGAAGCTATACGACTGTTCAAAGAGCAGGAACGTGCTAAAGGTTTACAATCAATCGATAAAAGTCTTTCAAAAGCTGGTTTAAAACTTGCAGAAATGGCTGGCTGGTTTGCTTGGTTCCTTAAATGGGGATCTAGACTTGCCATGGTATACGAACTTGGCGCTGCATGGAGAACTTACGAAGAACAACTCCAGTTAGCATTAGAAGATTTAAGCTCTGGAGCAATCGACGGCCCACAATTTAAAACACTTCACGATCGAATTTTAATTCAATTTTATACTGCCGCTGGCGCTACAATTGCCGTAGCCGGTATTGGCGGACTGGCTAGAGCAGGATTAAAAGGAGCAGAAATAGTAGCAGCTCTTAAAAACGGCCGCTTTATTAGAGATATTATTGCAGTTAATCCTGCTGACAAGTTCTTTACAAATTTAACTAAATCAATTGCACCTGCTGGGGTTGTTGCATTAGCTGAACTATTAGATTCTGATTGGGGTAGACAGCAAATGGTTTATTATCTTACAGCAGAAGGAATGGAAGAAGGCGGTGTTAAGCTAAGTCCAACTTGGTCCGGAACAATAATAGAAAAAGTATTAGCAAACACTGAACACTTTAAGAAAAAAGCATTAGAAGCAGCTAGCAAAGGCGGGTCGGCAGACAAGATTCCTCCAAGTGTTCGTCCTAAAGAAAAACAACAGCCAAATGATGCACAGCCTCCAGCCGCAAGCAATGCGCCGGCAGCTGGGTCGCAAGCTTCAGACGACCACGAAGAAGAGCCTCCAGTAAGCGGGGGCACTCCTACTCGTCCAAATCAAGGAGCACAAGCAGCTGGAACTAGCTCAGATTGGAAATAATACTATGCCAAGAAACGTAATTGTTAAATTTGATAAAGGTGAACCGCACACTTATAAGAAAGTGCCGGATAGTGTTTCTATTGATGAAGTAAAAAAGAAAGCAGCTCAAGAGTTTCCAGATAGAAAAGTTGTTGGAGTTACTGAGCAACCTTATATCCTTGCCCCAAATCCTGCTCCTGGAGGAAAAGAAAAGCCTTCAGTTGACATAGATAAGAGCTCAGATGCACCGGGAAAGTCTGAACCTCAGGACGATCGAAAGGACTACAGAGCCGACTTTCCAAATCTGTATACGCCACCGGGATTTATTCGTAACAAGCGCGGCGATTTAATTTACTATTAAATCAGCGGCATACGTGCTTCGATAGTAGTTTTAATATTATCGTTAATAATACTGTTAATCATAGCGCGGTCTTCATGAGAATATGTATGAAGCAAGTCTTCCATCTGGACTCCGCCGCGCATATACCAACTAATTTTAAACAGTTCGTGTTTAAATTCTTTTGATTCCGCTTCAAGCCTGATTAGATATTCTGAAATTTCTTCGTCAGACGACTTAATCAGGCGTTGTCGAAAAAACTTGCTTGATCCAATTCTACTCTTAAAAGATTTTCAGATTCACATTCTTCGCACTTAACTGGCATTGCAGGTGTTTTCCAAGTTTCATTATTGCGATCGATAACTTTCTTAATAGCATCAAACGTAGACTTATCTGCATTATCTAGCCATTCAATAATATAAACTCGTTCGCTTACTGAGCTACCAGGAATATCTATTGAATCAATACCTGCTGCAAAGATTTCGTTTCTTAACACACCTAACTGCTTATACAAATCTGCAATAACTTGCTGTCTTTCAAGTTCGTCTTCTATGGAACCAGATTGTTGCAATGTCTTTTGCATGGCATAATTCTTTAATGCAAAGTCGCTAACTTGTTTATAATTTAAAGGTTGTAATTTGACTATTAGGTCGTTAACAACAACCTTACTTTCATATTCGCAACGACTAAAATGATCAATAATCTGTGCTAGTTCAATATCATACGAATTTTCATGTCCGCAATTTGGACAAGTATGAATAACACCCATGGTGTTACCAAACGTTGCAATACGGATTGCAGCTAATACTAAATCAGTATCTAAGTTTGATAATTGCCATGCATCCTTAATAGACGGACAGCAACTTTCAATTACCTTAACAACACTATCTCCAGTGAGTAACGCATCTGGAGTCTTCATAATAATTTCATCCATGCCTGTCATGCCATAAACTGGCAAATTGCTCACATCACCTTGAATAACTCCGGGTGTGTTATAAACACCTTTTGAAGGTAAGCTGATGAAGATTTTTGGTTGTCTAAAATACTTCTGTAGCGGGTTTTGTGCCATGGTCTAACTCCAGATAAATATACTATAAGGTATTTATATACGTATATTTTAGGATTTTTTTATTATGGGCGATCCGATCACCAAAGCAGAGATGGAAGAGCTGTTGCGCAACCAAGCTCGCGAATTTGCAGGTTTGTTAAAAGGCAACAACTTTTCAGGATCTTCGTCTACACCCACTCCATCGCCATCGAGCAGTAGCAGCGGCAGCGGCATTGGCGGATTAATAGCTGATACAGCATCGGGCTCGATAAAGTTACTAGGTTCAACTGCTGAAGAAACTGTAAAAGCAGTTGCAGCATTAGGAACAGGATCTTATGGCGCTAGAGATGCGTTAACTAGTTTTACCAATGTTGTTAGTAAGGTAGCACCCGACTTTGGCGGAATAATGGGAAAGATGGGCGGCGCTGTCCTCGATGCCAACGACAGATTAAGAGAAAGTGGTAAAGTTGGCGTTGATTTTGCAGGCGATCTAGGAAGAGCAAATAAAGCAGTTGTAGACTCTGGTGCAAGTCAACAGCAGTTTGCAGACGAGATGCGTAAGAACGCAACGCAATATTCAGGCGCTGGCGTTACAATGAATAAAGCTATTGAGAACGTCTTAGGATTCTCAAGAGATCTACAAGAAACTCCGGCAATTGAAATGATGAAAAAAGCCGGCACTACTCAGAACGAAGTTGCTGAGTTAGCGATGATCTCAATGAAAGAGCGTCGTGGTATTGACCTAAATGACAAAGAAGCTAGACAGCAAATGTTGGAAAACACTATTGCGTTGTCAGGCGAAATGAACGAAGTTGCTCGACTAACGGGAGTAAGCCGTCAGGAGCAAATGGCTAAACTAGCCAAAGACAAAGAAAACGTAATGGTTCAAGCTGAACTAATGGGCATGGATAAGGATGCTACTAACCGTTACGACATGCTAAAAACTAAACTAGGACCATTGGGCGATAGTGTTAGCAAACTTGCAGATGAAATTTTCACCGGAGGTATTAGAACCAAAGAAGGTGCCGACCGTATGGCAGCACTAGGACCTGCAGGTAAAGCATTTGAACAAGCGGTGTTAATGCAAAAGAATGCAACTACACAAGCACAAAAAGATGCTGCTGCGGCTGCAATGGAGAAAGCCAAAGCGGATATTGCAGCATACCAACAGACTGAACAATTCCGAAGTCAAATTAAGCTAGATAGAAGCTCAGTTGGCGATGAAGCTCGAAAGCAAATGGCCGAAAACAGAGAGCTAAAAGGTCGTATGACTGCTGAAGCAACAGCAACTAGTGCAGCAAAAGCAGAAGGTAAGCCAGCCGCAACTCCTGAGGAAATTCAGCAGGCTCGCATTAATCAGGTAAGACAGGACACAGCTAGAGTTGGACCAGACGGTAAACCATTAGCGGGCTCTGCAATTAGTAGTGCAGTAAATCAATTTGATCAACGATTATTCCAAGAAAGTAAGGTAGCAGCTGACTTATTTCATCAGTTAAACACCGAAGTTGGCGGATATATTCGAGATAGCAAGAAACTACAAGATCAATTAAATCCTAGAGTAAAGGTGGGCGGCGAAAATGTTAGACGTGAAGCTACTAAAGACGGCACAGCACTTGGGGCAATTGAAAACACAGTTAGAGATACAATCAGAGACGAGATTCAAAATCTTCCAGAACCTCAAACCGGGCAATCTGCACCAGGAGTAAGCTCAACAAGAAGGAGTCGAACAACTCCTCAGTCAAACCAACAAGAAACTCCACAAACTGAAGAAGCACGCCCTGTTACTTCAACTAGAAGGCGTCCCGCAGAAGCTAGGGCAGACGGCGGCCCTGTGGAACCAGGTGTGCCTTATTGGGTAGGTGAAGAAGGTCCTGAGCTAGTAAAATTTGACACTAAGTCAACAGTAGTGCCAACTGATCAAGTTCCTACAGCTGGAAAAGAAAGTGCGATACCTTCAATACCAGATTTTGGCAGCATGTTTGCAGATACTATGCCCGACCTAAGTGCATTAAAAGATAAAATGCCTGATATGTCTACTATGTTTGCAGACATGGTTCCTGATTTGAGCACATTAAAGGAAAAAATGCCCGACATGTCTACTATGTTCGGGGATATGGTTCCTGACACAGAACTTATTAAAAAATCATTACCCGACTTTGATTCACTAATGGGCGATATGTCTGCTAGCATTGCCGACAGCTCAACCGCGGCAATAGATAATGTTAAGCTAGATGCAATTTCTAAAGTTGATGCAGCCAAAAAAGAAACTACATTTGATGAATTCGGATCAGAAGTAGAAAAGAAACCTGCACCTGAGCCTACTCCAACGCCACCGGCACCACTAGTTGCCGAAGGTGCTACTCTATCTGACATCAAAGAACAGTTAGTTGAGTTAAATACAGCAGTATTACAATTAATAGCACACTCTGCCCAAACTGCTGAAAATTCAGGTGCCGCAGTAAAAGCTACTAAAGATCTAAGCGGGAACCTATATACATAATGACTTGGAAAAAATACTTTTCACCAGTGCCGGTAGGCAGCAGAAGTAACCTCTCTCCTATGGGAAGTTCAGCAAATCCTGGACCAGCACGAGCAAATTATTCCAGTTATTTGCCGGATGTTTACACAGGTAGCCCAAATAGATTAGAGCGTTACCAGCAATATGAAACTATGGACAGTGATCCAGAAGTTAATGCGGCGTTAGATATTCTTGCAGAATTCTGCACACAAAAACTTAAAGACGGTCAAAGCGCATTTAAAATAAATTGGCGTCACAAAGCTACTAACAGCGAAGTAAAAATTCTTAGCGAATACTTACAACACTGGAATAAGTTAAATCAATTTGACACACGTATTTTCCGTGTTGTCCGTAACACATTTAAGTTCGGTGATTGCTTCTTTATTCGCGATCCTGAAACACAAAAGTGGGTTTATATTGATGCAGGTAAAGTTACTAAAATTATTGTTAACGAAAGTGACGGTAAAAAACCTGAACAGTATATTATTAAAGATTTAAATCCTAACTTTGAAAAATTAATCGTTACGCAAATTACAACGACTATTAAAACAACCACTCCTGCAGGCGGTGCCCAAGGCACAACTTATGTAAGTGGTGGTGCAGCAAATAGAGGCGCAAACGGAGCGTATCCTACTAGCACCGGCGGACGTTTTGGCATGATGGAAGGCGAACATGCAATCGATGCTAAACACGTTATTCATTTGTCGTTATCAGAAGGATTAGATAACAATTATCCGTTTGGCAATAGTTTATTAGAAAACATTTTTAAAGTATACAAGCAGAAAGAATTGCTTGAAGACGCTATTCTAATCTATCGCATACAACGTGCTCCAGAACGCAGAGTATTCCATATTGACGTTGGTAATATGCCAAGTCACTTGGCTATGGCATTCGTTGAGCGTGTTAAAAACGAAATACATCAAAGACGTATCCCTAGCCAAACAGGCGGTGGACAAAACGTTATTGATAGTGCTTATAACCCGTTAAGTATTAACGAAGACTACTTTTTCCCTACAACCGCTGAAGGACGTGGATCCAAAGTTGAGACACTACCAGGCGGCACTAATTTAGGCGAAATTGATGACTTGAAATACTTTACTAACAAGCTATTCCGTGGCTTGCGTATTCCAAGTTCATACCTACCAACCGGCGCAGATGACTCTCAAAACAGTTATAATGATGGTCGTGTAGGCACTGCATATATTCAAGAACTACGTTTTAACAAGTATTGCGAACGCTTACAAAGTTTAATTCAGCAAGTTTTTGATCAGGAATTTAAACTTTATATGTATTCACGTGGTGTGAATATTGACTCAAACTTGTTTGAATTGGTGTTTAATCCGCCTTTAAACTTTGCAAGTTCACGCCAAGCATCATTAGATACAGAACGTATTAATACATTTAATACCATACAAGCAGTCCCTTTTATGTCAAAACGTTTTGCATTACGCAGATTCTTAGGTCTTACAGACGAAGAAATTGCAGAAAATGAACGTATGTGGAGTGAAGAACAGGGCAAAGGACAACCTACGCATACTGATGCAGCTGGCGAATTACGATCTGCAGGCTTGAGTGCAGCCGGTATTGAAGGTGATATTGCTAATATTGAAGACATGACTGGCCCGGACGACTTAGCACCCGATGATGGCACAGGCGCAGCACCTGCCACTCCTGCACCAGCAGCCACTCCTGCACCACCCGCAGCATAAATATCATTATGATATTAAGAGAATTGTTTTATATTGATCCCGACACGAAGCAATCGCCAGGCGAGCTTCGCTACGATGCTGACCGCGATTCTTCACAAATGTATCGTGACGACACACGTAAGACAAGACTTACTCTTAAACAGATTAACGAGTTGAGAAAAGCAAGTGAGGCGCACTTCTTAGAACAAGAATCTGAATTAGAATTTATTCATTCTATGTATTCAACACCGGCAGCGCCACCGGCTTAATGAAAAATTTAACAAAAAACACCTATTTTACACCAATATCTACACCGTTTTTAAACAATAGTGTAAATATATTACAGCCTTGTAACCATTAAACACAGGAGAATCACATGACTGATCGTAATAAATTCGAGCAGATGCTCGAGCTTCTAATTAACGAAGAAACCGAAAAAGCGAAAGAACTATTCCACGATATCGTTGTAGAAAAGTCTCGCGAAATTTATGAAAGCCTATTAGAATCAGACTTCGAAGAAGAAGAAGTTTCTGAAGAAGGCGAAGAAGAACAAATGCCAGTCGAGGCATTCGGCGACGACGAAGGCGGCGACGATGAACCAGCTGATGAACCAGCTGACGACGAAGGCGAGTCTGACGAACCAATGGACGGTGGCGAAGACGACATGAGCGACGATGAGCAAACAGATCGCATTTTAGATCTAGAAGACGCTCTAGAAGAATTAAAAGCAGAATTTGAACAGCTAATGGCTGGTGAAGAAGGCGAGCCTGAAATGGGCGACGAGTTTGGTGGCGACGCTACTGACGACTTCATGAGCGATGTTGAAATGGACGAACCAGTTGACGAGTTCGCATTTGAAGAAGCTGAAGAAGAAGCTGAAATTGAAGAATCAATGATCCGCGAATACGTGGACAAAGTAGCTCTACCAAAGCACGGTGATAACGGACAAAATACTAAGTCAGTTGTTGCTGGTAAGAACGATATGGGTGGCACAACTGCTAACATCGTTAAAGGTGGAGAAAGCACAACGGGTGGAACAACAGGTGGTTTATTAAAGCCAACAACAAGCAAGCAAGACGGCGGAAACGTTAACGTTCCTGGCGCCAAGAGTGCTACAAAGTTGAAGCCAGTTGCAAAAGGCCATGGCGCTGAAAAGAAAGGCACCGGTGATAACGGCGCTAATACAAAAAGCATAATTGGCTCAAGAAAGTAAGATGAAAAATCATCTCCGAGAAAACCTTAGCTTCGATCAAGCGAAAATTGTTGTCGAATCTGATGACAAAGAAGGTAAGAACCTATACATGTCCGGGATTTGCATCCAGGGCGGTATTCGTAACGCTAACCAGCGTGTTTACCCTGTGAATGAGATTGGCAAGGCTGTCAAGACCTTAAACGATCAGATTCAAAACGGTTATAGTGTTCTTGGAGAAGTTGATCATCCTGACGATCTAAAAATAAACTTGGACCGTGTGTCGCATATGATTGTTAATATGTGGATGGACGGTCCAAACGGTTATGGTAAATTGAAAATTTTACCTACACCAATGGGACAACTAATTCGCACTATGTTAGAAAGTGGTGTGAAGTTAGGCGTATCAAGTCGCGGATCCGGGAACGTCAAAGATGACGGTTCCGGTGAAGTATCAGATTTTGAGATCATCACTGTAGATATGGTGGCTCAACCTAGTGCTCCGGGCGCATATCCAACACCAATTTATGAACACCTTATGAATAATAAGGGCGGCTTCAGAAGCTTACGCATAGCGGAAGAGGTGAGAAATGACCCTATGGCACAAAAATATCTCAAAGAGAGTTTATTAGCAATAATAAACAAACTCCAATAAAGAGGAGAATCACATGTTGGATGCACTAAAAGGTTTATTTGAAAACAATGTGATTTCTAATGAGATCAAAGAGAGTATCGAAGCTGCGTTCGAAGCTAGAATCAACGAACAACGCGAACAAGTTACTCATCAATTACGTGAAGAGTTTGCACAAAAATACGAGCACGATAAAAACTTGATGATTGAAGCTGTTGACAGAATGTTAGCAACTGAATTAGCAAGCGAAATCGGTGAATTCGCAGAAGATCGTAAACAACTTGCAGAAATGAAAGTTAAGTATGCAAAGAAGATGTCACAAGACGCAGGCGTTATGAAGGAATTCGTAGTCCGTCAGTTGTC